AAACGGTATCCCTTGGAATCCGTGTCGTACTTAAGCCAAGAGTACTCGTTGTAGAGACGCTTTGCGCCATCTGCAACACCCTTCTTAAGGTACGCAGGGAAGTTCTTGCCGTACTTGCTCTCGTAGTAAGCCAGCACCTCACCAGGTTCGTCTGCACGAGCCTGAGAAGCCGCTACAAGGGCACGTGGAGCGCCGTTCATAGCTCCTGAGTCATAGAGTGCCTTAGCACCCTCAACAGCCGCTACAACAGCCGCAGAACGCATGAACGCATCGTTGCGAAGCCAGCCGACGAAACCAGCGAACCAGCGAGGGTCCAACACAGCAACATCAGCAGACAGACGGGCAAAGCGGTCGTCACGATCCTGTGCGGTCTCGTAGAACGAATCCTTGCCAACGAAGTTGGATACAGCCAGAAGAAACAGCTCACTCTTCTGTGTGCGCTCGAAACCCTGCTTGAAGTCAGCATTAAGCGCTGCCTTGGTGCTAGTTACAGGAGAAGTCACTCCCGTGCGAACTGGCTTGTTGAACTTTGCCATTACTGCCTCCTTGTTAGTGTGGTACGTTGTAAGTTAAGAAAAAACCCACCAGGGGTGTAAGTCTGGTGGGTATAAGAATTGACTACCTAGAAATAATGGCTTGAGGTATTTTACTAGCGCCATGCACCCGCAAGTACGGGCGTGGGATTCGAACCCACTCGTCCTTTTAATCAGAAAGAAGTAACCCCGTTGCCTTCGCATCGGTAATCGTAAAAATATATACCCTAGAAAAAACGCCTACAGTGCTTTGTATTCACCATAATTGAAGAAGTAACTGTTGGCTACGCATCGGGTAAAGCTTATGAAATTATTGCACCTAGAAATAGCGACCAAGGAAAGGACACCAGTCCATGAAGGCGGAATCGAACCGACCTACTCTATATTAGTTGGTTAGAAGTAACCCTAGTCTTCGCATCGGTACGTTGTAAAACTCGTGACAGCTAGAAAAATCGATAAAAGTCTTTTTCTTTTGACCACTGCTCTCGCCGCTGAGCTACCTACCGAAGAAGTCGATAGGGGAGGATTCGAACCTCCGACCCGTGGTTCCCTTTGCGATGAAGTATCTCTTATCTACGCATCGCTGTCAAATCTAATGTGTCTAGAAAGAACGAACCAAGTGTATGTAGCTACCCGATCAGGGGTAGCCGTTCAGCGCCTTTCACAGCGCCGGGTGGGATCGAACCATCTATTTCCGAAGTAACTCGGTTCTTCGCATCGACACAAGCTCCCCGTGCTGGATTCGAACCAACAACCTTTGAGTTAACAGCTCACTGCTCTGCCATTGAGCTAACGGGGAATAAGGTCCCTCGGAAGGGACTGTGAGTATCTTACAATATAGAGCGCACGGCGTCAAGGATTCGAACCCTGGATAACGGTTTTGGAGACCGACGTGTTACCACTACACTAACGCCATAAGGCCCCGAAGGGCTTACTTACTATTTGACAGTGCCTTAGTCACGCTGACTACACCATCATGTACTGCTTGGGGAAGCTGTGGGAAAGAGCTTACCAGAAGGAGTGCAAAAATGCCACCCGCTATAATCTGGACAATCTTCCAACCCTGCTTGTTGATCATAATAAAGATCCAGAGTCCCACCAGACCTAGTGGTCCGAGGAATCCCAGAACTGCGAACACGATGTCCATGTTGCTCCTTTCGGCTGTTGTTAACAGCGTACTACGGTGTACATGGTGTGTCAAGTACTGCTACTCGGATTCGAACCGAGACTGGCTAGTTCCTAAGACTAGTGCCTCTACCATTGGGCTACAGCAGCATAAGTGGATAGCTGGACTTAAGTTTACCAGCAATGAGATCCTTACGTACTCCGTTGTCTCATACCATCACATTGGGTGCTACCCCAGGTTGCTAAACCAGCGATGTGCGTTACCCCCGTAAGAAGGGTGTTCCGCCATATCCAGGAGAGGTGATCAACCCCTCCATTGTAGTTCTAGTCGGATTCGAACCGACACTTTGCAGGACTTAAATCTGCCGCCTCTACCGTTGGGCTATAGAACCATTATGTACTCCTACTCGGATTCGAACCGAGAACCTTCGGGACTTGAATCCGACGCCTCTACCAAATTGGGCTACAGGAGCATGTTGTAAAGAGCCTCAGGAGGGAATTGAACCCTCTACCTTCCCCGTACCAAGGGGATATTCAACCAATGAAATTCAGAGGCATTGAATGGAGAGCCCCCAGTAGGATTCGAACCCACGACCTGTCGCTTACAAGGCGACTGCTCTAGCCACTGAGCTATAAGGGCATTAGCTATGGTATCACGCCCCATAGCAGGCGTCAAATCTTAGGCTACGTTGTTCTTAATGGCCCATGCCTTTAGTGCAGTATACGCAGCAAGTACATCCGCGTCAACACTAGGTGTTGGACCTGGTGGTGTTGGAGGAGTTGGAGTGCTCAGCTTCACGAACACTGTAGCATCTCCCTGCTCTGCAAGCAAGCGCTCATAGTCAGCAAAGGAGAAGTAAAAGCGTCCCTTGAGTCCCCAAGAGTCTCCCCAGGAGTTTGTGGCTCCGATAAGCTTGTTGGTAACATCTACCTCATCAAGAACGAACTCATGTCCACCACGGACGTAAGCGCTCTTGGTAATAGATACCTTACCAGTCTTGCTCGGATTGTCAAATGATGAATACCAGTTGACACCCGTAATGATTGGTCCTAACTGGAGAGCGGCAACAGCGTCCGCAAGAGACGTGATGTGCTGGTAACCAGAGATAAAACCAGCCTTCTGGGCTGCCTTGGCGACGCTCAAACCGTCTGAACCAGTGTCGGTGGGAGGATACTCGCCTGCATAGCCATCAAGGGCTGTAGCGGAGCTGTAGAGCTTTACAGCCTCATCCTCGTTGAGAGTTACATCAGAAGGAATGGTAGCGAAGAAATCGCCAGTTCCCAGATTTCCTGTTGCTGCATTTCCAGTACAAGATCCTAGGTCACCCTGGTCTAATACAGGAATGTAGCGAGTGTGACGAATAGATGTCGCAGTGAATCCAGATCCATCGAACTTATAGTCCAATGAGCGGGAATCATGATTAACGTGTCTTCCTAGGCGTCCACCAATAGTCTCGGAGGCAACCTCAGGAATGTGACGAGTGTAAATAGCCAATTTCAGTTCCTTGCAAGAGTAGGGCTAAGTATCTCACTCATGATAGCAATAAAACTGAAGCTGTGAGTGGGCTATGAACCTAAATCCACAGCCCACTCAAAAAAACTTACGCGGTGCCTGTTGTAACAATTACATAGTCAGTAGTTGCATTCAGAGTGAAGTCAATAGGCTGACTAAACTGAGATGCACCATTTAGCTGAACTGTCCATAGAACAGCAGCAGAAGTAACAGGGTTACCTCCACTGTCAGTTCCAGGTGGAACAGTAGCAGGGTAAAGTGCACGAACGGTTGGGTAAGTAGCACCAGAAGCAGTAGGAGTTGGATACACGTATGCATGTCCATCTGCGGCAACTGCGGCAACAACTTGCTGTCCAACGGACAATCCGTTTACCTTAACTACAGTATTAGCTCCAAAAGCCATATTATTAAACCTTTCTAGAAAGAAATCACTAAGTGATCGCTATAGCAATTCCTATTGTACTAGAAAAGTTGGCTGGTGGTCTCATCCCTCGTGCCTACTTAGCCTGCCAGAGCTAAGCGGTTCTCCCACCTTGGAGGCCCTACCCGTGTCCGCGCCTCTTCTGACTCGTCTAACCACTCAGTGAGAGGTGATTAGCTGCATCCCGTAAACCGGCTCACTATGCTACGTACCCCCACAGGGACTCGAACCCTGTCCTTGAGATTGAAAGCCTCAGATCCTACCTATAGACGATGGGGGCAGGAACCTAGAGGAGCTACCTCTAGGCTTATGCGAGCACTGGGCACCAAACAGCCTCACTTATGTATTGATCTATCATAGGCAGCGTATTCCAATTTCCGCTAACGATACCCACTCGAACCCCCGACAGGGGCATGGTCATATCTTTGGAACCTATGAAGGTGCCGAACGTACTCCCAAGGGGGATTGAACCCCTAACTCCAGATTGAGAGTCTGGTATGTTGCCATTACACTATGGGAGCAAAGATTCATTATTTCCTGCACGGTCATAATGAATCTGGAGAACTTTCTCTGTGTCCTCAGCAGACTTAGCTCTATCCCTCGGCCCGGCTAAGTGGGTGATATATTCCCCGTGCAGGTTTATATCGTTTGAAGTCTTTCAAGCGCTCTCGACGGGATTCGAACCCGCCCCTACACTGTGACAGAGTGCAATGCTACGCCCATACACTACGAGAGCAAGAAGTGCCCTTTAAGGTAGGACACGAACCTTTTTAGATGGAGGACGAGCAGCCTCGGTACCATCGGCTTTTCCCGTACAGCTTACCCTGGCCTTGGGCGTACTGTCAATAGGGTATTTTATCCCTTAGGAGGACTCGCGCGCTCCCCCGTCTGGAATCGAACCAAAACTAGGAGATCCAAAGGCTCCTGTGCTGCCATTACACCAAGGGGGATAGATTTTGTCAAGTGGTTGGACGTAGCGTGGCTTAAACCCACGTTTCGGCCTTGTCTTCACCCATAGCTTATCTAGAAAACTATGAACTAGCATCCGGCTTATCCGTGCTCTTGTGCACCGAGCTTTGGCGTCCAGCTCCCCATCAAAGATTCGAACTTCGATTCTACGCTCCAGAGGCGCATGTATTGCCATTATACGAATGGGGAATGGTCCGGTATAGGAGATTCGAACTCCCTCTCTCAGTTTGGAAGACTGATGTGCTGCCGTTAAACACTAATACCGATTAAGTGAGCAGTTTATACTCATACTCAGGAGAATCTGTTACCAGATCTCATCCTCATAGGCGTATGGGTCAACCGGAACGGTATCCCAATCATACGGAAAACCCTTGAGGGTAATTATGCAGTTGTATGTATCTATATCAACGATGCGGTCCGCACCATCCTGTACTTCCGCTGAGACTCCGTATCCTGTCTCCTCGCCCAAGCTGTTCTTAATCATCTCTTCGAACAGGATTCTTGTCAAGTAAGCAGTATCGGTCAAGCGGTTTTGTGCACGTCCAGTCTGTAAGGCATCCTTAATCAGACGTGGCAGATACGTGCCATCCCAGTGCGTGTACAGGTAGACGCCCGGACGACCATTCTCGTGGATATAAACGTTTGCCCTATCTCCCACAGTTCCTCCTAGTCGATTTCAGTAACTGGAGTGTACTACATAAGATAGGGCTTGTAAAGTAACGTGGGGGCACAGGTAGGAGTCGAACCTACTACTTGCAAGCTTATGAGGCTTGTGAGACACCGTTTCTCTATCCGTGCAGTGGCTCAGGTAGGAATCGAACCTACAACAATCCGCGTATGAGACGGACGCTCTGCCATTGAGCTACTGAGCCAAAATCATGGTTTTTATTGTGTTCCTCTACGGGATAACCATGAACCCGCATTGTGGTCCCCACCGGACTTGAACCGATATCCTCCGGGCTTCAACCGGATGCTCTGCCAAATTGAGCTAAAGGACCATTAAGCGATGAGCAAGTCTATATGATGAGCACCATTCTTATCAATTGTTGAGGGTGTGTTCATATGTGATCTCACTCATGGTCGGGTACCGGGGAATCGAACCCCGTTTATCCTGTTCCCAAAACAGGCGGATTACCATCTTCCTCGTACCCGAGGACTCCTAAAGGGTTTCGTGTGTTCACTACTTGCGCCCTTTAGGAGCTTTTCGAAAGGAGGCTAGATCAGTATAACACTAGTCTTCCTTCTGTGCAACTTCGCTTGACAACTGCACTTCCAGCATGATTACATCATTGCTGATAGTCGCCAGGGTGATATATTCGGCCTCTGACGTTGAGTCCCACACTAGCCTAGTAGGTGGCATCTTGTCAAGTAGTTCCTTAGAGACCTTCAAGGAGCCGCCAAGGTTGTGAACGGCCAGTGCTAAGAATCTAGCAAGTTCATCGTACTGTGTCAAGCCCTTGCTCCTTGCTGAGTCTCTTGATCGTCTCTTTAAGATGACCAATGGATTCTTGCAGGTCAACCATATGGGCTTCCGCACCAGCAACGGCCTGGAGAGTTAATTCATGAAGAAATAGGTTCTCCTCTGCTGTTTCTACTCTGATAGTAGATACAAGGGAACCATAAATCGAATCATATAGTTCTTGATTCATATAGACCCATTTCCTCAGTAAGTTCAGTCAGTTCCTGCAAAGCTTCCTGGCTCTGTAGATTCTCTACCAGAGATTCCAGTACCTTGCGGATATAAACGGTAATCCCAAGTCCCTGTAGTTCAGCTTGCTTATGAAGAACAGTTAGAGTGTCCTTCTTCAGACGTAGACTTCTGGAAACCATAGCGTTACTAGTATTTTCCATGTTTCTCCTATTCGAAAGATACCTCTTAGTCTAACCTAGTTAGACTAGAAGTAAGTAGTACTAATAGTATTTCCTAGCTATATAAGTATAAAGAACATTGTACACAGTACCGTGGTACTTGTCAAGTCCTTGTGCCCACAGGTCACCTCTGGTAGAGTACTACTGAAGGGGGCTGGTGGGGGTACTACTAAGAAAAAGGTTCGGGGATATGAAGTTTAAAGATATGGACATCGGTAAGAAGGGTCCTTGCATGGTACCAGGTCACCCCAAGGAACACGTACTGGAACTTAACCCATGCTGGTCCACCATGCGTAGGTACCTATTTGATCACACATTCGAGCAATTCTTGGAAGCTGTCAAGAATAAGTAGAGAAGAGAAAGAGGATGGGACGTAAGAATCAAAGTTCTTACTACTCTAAACCCATCACACGGATACACGCGGACTTCAAGGGTATCTGTGCGTTGTGCAATGAGTATGTAGAGCTGGAGGATGCGTCCCGAGACCATATTATCCCCCGCTCAGCGGGCGGGGGTAATGGCCGGGACAACATTCAACTAACACATAAGCAATGCAATAACCTGAAGGGAGATATAGTCTACCCTTCGAATTGGCAGGAACAGCTTAAGCGGGAGATGGTCATACCTCACGGTTATCGCTGCCGTTACTGTTCCACGGAAATTACCAAGTTCCACAAGCAGAATGACTATGTTGCCAAAATTATCCACAAGGGTAAGCTCTTGGCGCTTCATTCCTGGTGTAACGAAGACAGACTAAAGTATGGAGGCAAATTTTAATGAACGATTTTGCTATCCTTCTGGACGTTGATGGACCCTTGAATCCGTACGCGGCAAAGGCTACACAGCGTCCAGAAGGCTACGAAACCCATCGGATGAAGCCCAGGGGCTTTGAGATGGGAAAGGGCCTCAGAGTGTGGCTCAAGCCCTCTCACGGGGCAGAGCTGACCGCACTCGGAGGTGAGCTGATCTGGGCAACCGCATGGGAATTCGAAGCCAATGACTGGATTGGACCCCATATTGGGCTTCCAGAGCTTCCAGTTATTGACTGGATAGACCGTGATCCCTGGAATGAAGAGGGATTGCACTGGAAAACCAAGCGATTGGTCCAGTGGATGAACGAAAATCGTCCAGGAATCCCATTTATTTGGCTGGACGACGAAGTCGGACGGCCCGACCGGGATTTTATTGACGAAAACGCTGCTCCAGGGTCCAGAATCCTGATAATTTCTCCAAGAATCGGTATTGCAGCCGATGACTACGAAATAATTACCGAGTGGAAGCAGGATTTGGGACTGTAATGACGAACCTGACAGTACGTATGACAGATGAGTTTGCGGAAGATCTGGAAGTGTTGTGCGGTGCCGTGCAGCCGAATGGGACAAGACTGAATAAAACAGAGGCTGTAAAGCTCGCAATACAGCGTCTTGCCGATACGTACAGAGGTGCATGGGATTACGGGGACGTACAAGAAGGCCGCGCCCCCGTACTCGTGTCCTACAGGTACCGTATGGACAACGGAGACCCTTCGTGGGTACCATCAGTACCGCACCTGAACATCATCGAAAGGGAGATAGATGAGTAATGACGAGTGGGGTGAGCGAGAAGATACCCAGAAGGGTATGTATATTCGCTTCAACTCCAAGACAAAGCGCTGGTATCTCTACAACAAGCGTGGCATTCTGATTACCAGTAATCGTAATAAGAAAACTCTACAGAATTGGAAGAACCCCGAGTGAAAATCTTCTATGACACGGAATTTCTTGAGAACGGCTCCACAATCCGACTGATTTCAATCGGAATGATTCGGGAAGACGGAAAGGGCCTCTATCGAGTTGTCTATGATTACAGCCTTCTGAAGGATGTATTCGCGCATGACTGGTTGAGACATAATGTCTTTCCATCTCTGCCTTATGACATGACCGAAGACGGCATTGCTATGGATCATGCACATCTCGACTACAAGGACATCAAGTCCAGAAGTGAGATCGCGGATGACGTAAAGCGTTTCATTACTGATACACCGAATCCAGAACTGTGGGCTTACTATGGAGCATATGACCATGTAGCTCTTTGTCAGCTCTTCGGGCGCATGGTGGACTTGCCCACGGGCATTCCAATGTATACGAATGACTTGAAGAGCGAGATTATGCGCCTAGGGAATCCAAGGATTTCAGAACAGGCTACAGGGCTCCACAACGCCTTCATGGACGCTTGTTGGAACCTGGACACCTATGAGTACCTTCAGGGGCTCCAGAGGGCCAAAGAATTGATTCTAGAGCGAGACTAGGGAGACAGACCATGGCAGGAACCATCAAGGAATACAAATGTAGTAAGTGCAACGCTCAGAGTACTAATCCGGCTCGTTGTCCCGATAAGAACTGCAAGGGACAAATGGAAGCCATGTAAAAAAGAAGGACCCCAATCCTCTAACCAGGAAAGGGGTCCTTCTCATTTAGCCGATATAAATCACGATGATGTATACGCTCTTCTTGCGCTTCTCAACTCCAACAGAAACCTTTTTACCCGCCTTCTTCGCATTCTTCATAATGTAGTTCTTCTCAACCGAATAATGCTCCGTGACGTATTTCCAGGCAGCATCCTCAGTAGAGAAAACATGATCCGTATATATCTTCTGTCTGGCCATAGATACACCCTACAGCGAGCTACGCTCTACGTCAAGCGGATACTTACTATTACGTCAACCCCATAATTCAATTTTAAAAGGCTATACCCCCTATTCGGATACTGCAATTCATATAGACCCCAAATTCATTTTCGTAACTAGGCCGCCCCTTTTGTCCGCATTTGTCCGTTAAGGGTAGGGGGGTCTCATATGTCCGATTTGCCCAGCTATACCATATACGCACCCTATAGGCACAGCGCCCCATTATGTCCAATATGCCCTGTGTGCCCATTCTATGCCCTATGCCAGTGATGTCCTGATATGTCCTGTGTACCTGGTTATGCCATATATTACACAGAGTTATGATATTACTAGGGGTTTGAGGGCTAATATGTCACTCTGCGTGATATTTGGGCTATATTCCATATGGTTTGTATGTCCGTTTTGCCCTTTATAGAGCGGTATGGGGGATACGGGGTATTCAGGGGCTTATGGGTGAGATGTCGGATATGCCTGATGTGGCATAGTATTGGGGGCATGGGTAGTTAGTGGTGTTATGGGGTGATGTCACTTAGGGTGTGCTGGCATAAGGGACATAGGGGACTGTCTGAGTGAGTGTCAGTTAGGCTCTTGTCAAGCCTTGCAGGTCAGAGGGCATATCTGATAGAGCGTCAGTCATTGGTGATGGTGTGTCAGTTACTACGCTCTGTGAAATCGCTCTGTACGGGCCTACGGGGGAAGGGTTGGGGTGACTGGATAGGTGAGGCTAAAGGATCATGCTAGAGAGGCGTACAGGGCTTTCTATGGAGTACTTGTCAGTACTGTTGACAGACCAGAGAGACTATGCTTTCGCCGCCCCGCCCGTTCCCGCATGATCATCTGATGACTCGTCAATGTCTGTGATGTCCGTTATTCCCCCATGGCTTAGTGCTGTCTTGGTAAAGCTTTGGTCATGATCATGGGCTGAGTTTGCGTGCTCCCCCCTATGGGGTATGTACTGGCCGAACGTTCCCAACAGGGGAGCGACACAGACAAGGGGTCACACCATGCGAGTCAAGATCACTCCCGCTCAGATCATCGCGCTTCGTTCGGCCACGCTCACGGACGCGGGAACGTACGAACTGACTACCGCTAAGGCACAGACGCTCAACGCGCTTACCCGCGTAGGGGTTGTGGTGGAGGGTTCCACGTACCTCACGGTTCAGGGTGTGTCGGTCATGCACAGTGTCAGTCACATTGACGTGATCGCGTCCAAGGGTCACACGGTGAGTCTGAGTGATGACGCTGAATCCCTGGTCATGTTCGTACTTCCCCCGCGTGTGGAGGATGACGGATCGGACATGATCATTTCGGACAGTGCGGCTGAGCTGTCCACCATGATCACGGAAACCCTTTCTGGAGTGATCATCACGGGGGATGAGCCGAACACGTGGGAACCCGATTTCACCGTGTCCAGTGCGCGGGAATGCTACTTCGGTTGTGGCGTTGCTCCCGTTGCTGTCTTTGTGGACTACGTAGGCCGTACAGAGGGAGTGTGCGCCGCTCACCGTGTGCAGGTGGAGGGAAAGACCTATGACATTCCGGCAGACGCTTACGCGCCCGTACAGGAGGTTTCCCCCACCCTTGCCATGGTGCGCGCTATCCAGGGTGGGGAAGTGCCTACCGCGTGCGTAATTCAGAACACGCCCGGAATGGCGGGAGTTTCGCACTATCACTCTCCCGCGTGTGCAGACGTCAAGCGGGAAATGCGTAAGTGGGGACAGTCTGAGAGTGACGTTATGTTCGCCACCTTTGCGACCGTTGCTGACATCCTCGTGTTTGAGGATGGCGGACGGGGGAGCGACTACGCGGAGGAATTCACTCCGGAATGGTGGAGCGTCGTTATGGAGAACTCCACTTCTGACGTGCGCATTATGCCTTGCCTTTCCATTCCGGCCGGACGTGTTGGGGATTCCCCGCTTGTCACTCAGGGGAATTTCTTCCGCACGGGATTTGACCAGCCTTCCCCCGAAAAGGTGGCGGAAGCACAAGCGGAAATCGACGCGCACAATTTCAACACGTGCGACGAAAAGGAATGCATCACGTGTGCATTCAAGCTTTATGAAGCGTGCAAGGGAAACCACACGGGAGACAACGTGTGCGCCGCTTGTGACGCATTCGAAAACGCGCGGGTTATTCCGGCCACGGTGGAGGATGACACAGACGCGGGTTTCGTTGAGACCCTGGTTACCAAGGAATATGAGCTTTCCGTGATCGTTGATGAGATCACGGGAACGCGCGTTTCCCTTGGTTGGGTCACGCTCACCATGAATGCCGCTCAGTCTCACGATTGGGACCGCGTGGCAGAGGAGTACGGGCGTACTCAGAACACGCGCACGCCGCGCCACGGTTGGGCAAGCATCATCACGGTTCACGACGTGGCAGACATCTAGTCACACCCTGTACGGCACGTAAACGGGCCTAGGACAGCCTAGGGGAGCATCCTAGGCCCGTTGTCCCACCCAAGCTAAACGATCACGCTAGACAGCCTCACAGAGCTTTAGGGAGAAACGATCATGAACGCAACGGCAGTAGCAACGGGCGCACGGTTCCACGGTGCCGTTATGCACGTGATCACTAAGGGCATGGCTCACGACGTGAGCGCGTGTGGCCGGTTGGTCATTCCGGGCAAGGGTGAAACGCTCCGCATGTGCCGTACGTGTGTCCGTATCAACAGTGACGCGCGCAAGATCAATGACCGTGCGCGTAAGGCAGAAAGGGAATTGCGTATGAATCGCTCTAACAAAATGGCGGAGGAATTCATTTCCTGGGAATTCCAGCTCACCGCTTATGAGCTGGAAATGACTAAGGAAAAGATCGAAAAGATTAACGCGCGTTGCGCTAAGCGTGGAATTCCGGGCGGTTTGAATGTCGAATGGCGGGAGGAAATCAAAAAGGAAAAGAATTCCGTTGGGGTGGAAATCGAATACCTGGTCTACATGACCAAAATCACGGGTATTTCTCCCAAGCTTCCCGATTGGGAATTCATTGCCACTCTGGACTATGACCACAATGCGGGATTGATTGTGCGCACGTATCCGGGCGTGAATTCCATTGACCGTAGCGAATTGCGGGAGGGATGGTGCGACCATTGCCAGACCGACCGTTACCGCAAAAACACCTATGTAATGCGGAATACCGCAACGGGTGAACAAATTCAGGTCGGTTCTTCCTGCATTAAGGATTTCACGGGATGGGAAGCGCTCCCGTATTCCGCAGAGAAGATGTCCAAGGATGTTGAGGAAATGTCCGGGGGATTTGGTGGGGGAGCGCGTGACGTTTCCACGCTTACGGTTCTCTCCGTTGCTTGGGCATGTGTCACTGAGTTTGGCTATGTGCGCTCCCGTGAAATCGGCGCAACCGTGGATATGGTGCGGAATGTCATTGACCCCCCGCGCAAGATTTCCCCGGAATTCAAGGCTGAACTTGAAAGGCTTTCCGCTCACGCGGACAGCATGACGGACCGTGCGAAGGAATTGCGCGCGTGGATTCTCTCCGATGAATTCAGCGGTAATTCTGAGTACGTGCTGAACATGAAAGCAATTGCGGGCGCGGAAATGGTGAGTTCCCGCAATTACGGATTGCTGGTCAGTGCTCCGCAGGCTTGGGCGCGATTCCTGGAAAAGTCTTTCATTAAGGCTAAGGAAGCTAAGCCCGAATCCAATTGGGTTGGCGAAATTGGGGAGCGTTGGGAAATGTCCCTCAAGCTGGAAACCGTTAAGTACATCGAAAGTGCTTACGGTTGCTCTACCCTCCACAAGTTCACGGATGCTAGCGGGAATGTGTTCTCTTGGTTCGCCAGTAGTGCGGACTATAGGGACAACGTAGGCGACGTGTTCCACGTGTCCGCTAGCATTAAGGGACACAGCAATAAGTACGGCGTAGAGACTGCCCTTACCCGCGTCAAGGTGATTGACGACGTACAGGCAGAATCGCGCAAGATCAAAGATGCGCCTATCAAGGTGCGCGACGAAATCACGGTGAGCGCACTTACCGCAAAGGGAATTGACCTTGACGGTGTGTACGTGATGAATGGCGAGTTTTTCAAGATTCGCCAGACAAAGGGAAATGCCTACGCCGTTAAGTTCACGTCTAACGGTTGGGAATACTCGCACCGTTCGGTAAACATCATCCGTCCGGCCGATATGGCTACTGCGGAGGATGCCGCACGGTTCGGTAAGACTCACGCTCACTGTGTCTACTGCGTGCGCCCGTTGACGGATGAGCGCTCCCTCACGGTTGGCTATGGCGAGACTTGCGCCGCTACCCGTGGCCTTCCCTGGGGTGAGTAACACACCCTAGAACGTGCTACAGGGTGCCTAGGACAGCCTTACAGGGGTTCTAGGCACCCTTTCCCCAACGACCCTAAACGATCTTGTTAGAGAGGCACTGAGAGACTATGGCCGGTAGACCTAAAGCGGAATGGCTAGCAAGGGTGCGGAGCATCGGACGCGCGCTTAGGCAGGGTGAGGGAATCAGGGTTCATGTCCGTATTGTCCTAGATCGTGATCCTTCGCGCGATGTGTCCGTTTACCTGACTCTTGACGACGCGCGCAAGTGGCGCGATGCTCTAGACGTAATGATCCGACGAACGGAGAACGGGGAATGACCAGGGAACAACTGGCAAGCCTGTACGCTCATCAGATCAAAGAGGGAGAATTGACCAGAACTCACGCCATTATGTACTGGCGTAATCGTCATCAAACGGATTACATCACTGCACTAGAGGCAATTGATTTTGCCATCGGAGAATTGAACGAATTTGGGGTGTTGACATACCCCGATCCGTTCGCTACCCTCTAACTATATTTATATATAGAAATAGGTAGGGATTAGAGATATATTTCTCTGTCCCTATCTATTTCTATTTCTCCTTCTAATAGGAATAGGGATTATGAAATACCTAGTCATACTGACAATGATTGTCATTGCGTACAGCGCTGGTGTGTTCATGGGTTGGGATGCTGGGGTGAGAGACGCACAACACCTAGCCACGGTTCAGACTCCCTAGCGTGTGGTGCGGGAAGAGCCCTAGGAACGGCTGAGAGGCTGTCTCTAGGGCTCTTGGCATGTCTGATGGACACAGAGACCTAGGGCAGGGTGTGAGGCTGTCACACGGGCACACAGAGCGTTTGCGTGTGGAGTTGACAAGTGCTCCGCACCCTGGCAATGTTCTACCTGTCAGCAGCACAGAGCAACGCCAGAGCGGGACAGCCCTACGGGCCTAAAACGACGCGATGGACGCTCACAACGCAGGTTGACAAGCAAGACAGCAAGTGCAAGACTCTAGCTCAGCAGGACAGCACAACGGCTCTTTGAGAACTGAATAGCGGCTCTAGACAGCGCTAAAACCGCTGGATTCGGGAATGGGGTAACCCATGAACGTTCACGTGACTGTCGGCAACAAGATCATCAACACCCTGCCGAATGTCTCTGGGATGCGCAGCATGTATGACCGTTTTTACGGTCCGGCTGTCCGAATCACTTTCCGCAACGGGCATGAATTGTCTATCGTGGCCAATCCTGGTTTCGGTCGGGGTGGTCGCTATGCGTCCGGTGATCTGTGCGAAATCGCAGTGTTTGACAACAGCGATGAATTCACACAGCGTTTCTTCACCATTGAGGATGACGTAATGGGTTACTGCACCATGGAAGAGATCATGCAGGTTGCGGAGAGGATTTCGAATGTCTGAGTGGCGCAGTTCAAAGCGTGGTGGAGAAACCGTTCTCATTGTGTGGGAACTGAATACCTCCATGGGATATGACTGGGAGATCACATCAATCGTCATGAATTCCAAGGGTGAATATGCCCTGTATTCCGCTTCGGGTTGTTCTTGTGATGGCCCATACTGGAATGGTTGGGATGAATGTGATTTGGCTTGGACGGATAACCTCAATGAGGTAAAGCGCCAAGCCAGGGAATCCGTGGGTAGGTCAGAGCGGATTTCCGTTGGCCGAAAGGCTGACAATCTGTCCAAGCTCTCTCGACTCAGCAAGTAACACAAAACTACTAGAATTCAGCGGTTCTAGGACTGTCTAGAGAGAGGAAAGTCCAGATGGATTCCGATTTGAATATCGTGTATAGGAATCCGGAATATCACCTGTCACACGGTGAAGTGGATTACGAGGTTTGGGAATTCCGAACCTACGGACACACAATTTCGGATGCTTGTGCACAGACAATCGCGTCATGGTGGCATTCCCCAGGTTCCCCGCTTTCAACTGTTCTTAGCACAATGGGAGCAGTAACGAGCGATATGGAAATCTCGCATTTCGCCGGGCAACATGAGTTTGATATGTCCGACGAGAGGGAACAGCAAGAGCTTAAAGCCCTGGATATGTACATCAAGTCAAAGCAGAAGGGTAAAAACTAATGCCGATTGTCAGACTGCTGATTCTGCCTCTTGTGTGGGGATTCCTCGCACTGTGTGCGGTTTTCATGCTGGTTTACGGTGGCCTCTTTTGGGTAATGACCGGAGAGACCTACACCATTCGTCTCAACATCGGAAACTGAGGAAAAGCACATGATGACTCGCAAGCACTTTCAGAAGACTGCCGACATTCTCAATGCGCGTATTCGTACGTGTCTGGTGAGTGTGGATGGCGTCAACATTCCTGGTCTGATTCTCCCCGAAATGGCGGGGGAATACGCGCAGCTCACTTCCCTTGCAGATGAGTTTGCGGATTGGTTCGCGGATGACAATCCGAGTTTCAACCGTGAGCGGTTCATGCAGGCTGCTTATCGCTGCAATTGATGGTGCTTTCCGCGCGGAAATACGTAGGGATTGTGTCCCTATAGTCCGTGCGGATTACTCCACCAATTGAGGGGAAATAATGGCAACTCTTCGTGATCTTGAGGAAATGCTCAAGCGTTTGCCTGATGGCATCAAAGACACGGAATTTGTGGTTTTCGACACGCACACGGGAACACGTACAACGTTCACAAAGGGTGTGTCTGAATTGGTCATGGTTGGTAGCCATGGCCGAGCGTTTGTGGAACTACGGGGAGCGCAAGACTTTATGCAGCGTTCAACCCCTCCCCCGTTCCCTGGTAAGCCTAGCTAGAGGGGTTGCATCACCTAAGCCACTGTGCTTAGATGGTGCTGTCCACCTAGACAGGGTGGCTCACTCGGAGGTAATCCAATGGCTGTCAACCTGAACAACCGTGCCGGTATCACCTGCGGTAAGCGCTCGGATGGTTCGCGCTGCGTGCTGTGGAGTGACGACACGTTCGAATGGTTCAACGCTGAGGAGTTCAACGCGCTGTTTGTCTAGTCTGATTGTGTCTTGCAGGGGTGAAAATCCCTGTGAGGCACTGTCCGACTAAACGGGAAGGTAAGAAATGTTTACCCTGCTCATGACGATTTACGCTATCGGCGCAATCGCATTGTTTTTCGGATGCATAATCAGCGGAGTACAGGAGAATGACACTCCGCTAAAGCTCATCGGTGACGCTGTATTCGTGGCTGTCATTTGGCCGGTTGGCATAATCGGTCTGTTTCTCATGCTGATATGGTGGGGAATCGTAGGCGACTAACGTTTTACGTCATTCAAACAAACTAGATGCATTGCATCATTCCCGAGTAATTCGGGAGTGGTGTTGTTCACCTAGTGGAAAGGCTGTGAACAGTGATTGCATGGTATTTGGTGATAGGTGCGGTATTCGGTACTTCCGGATATTTCGGAATGCGGAATGCCAAGCATGGTCAAGGTAAATCCCTACTCGCATTCTTCGGTTTGCTGGTAGGTTGGCCGGTAGTTGTGTTGGGTGGATTCATCGCGTTTCTTCTCTTCGGGGATGGGATGTTCTGATGAATTGGTGGCAAGCACTGATTGCGACTTTTGGATCATTCGGTTTCGCTGCTGTGTTCGTTCTCTGGGCTGCATGGGTGACCAGAGACAGAGATTTCTAGACGTGTTGCATCCTTCTAAGACATGTGCTTAGATGGGTGTTGTTCGCCTAGACGAAAGGACGCGAACTCATGGCCGGTATTCTGCCTGTTGGCAACGGAAATCAGATTCTCTTTCTGGACGCTGAGGAAGCGGGATTTCTGAAAGATCTTCTCATGTGTCACGTGGCCGGAAAGCTCACGACCGGAGATGAGCCGCTAGCGCGTGTGTCTAAGGCTCTTGCGCCTGTTGACCGTAGGCTGTCCCGTAAGGCTGCTGAGTATGGACACAGCGGGTACGCCGTAGTAGAGTCGTACCAGGACAGCACAGAGGAAGCGTACGCGCTTAACAGGCTGTTTGACAGCCTCAACGGTGAAGGGTTCTAAATGGCACTGGAGAATTACGGAACCATTTGGGTGTGCGGCAATTGTCTGCACCATCACGCAAATGGTGAGTGTGGAGACTGTCACTCAGACCATGGGCACGATGAGGAACCGTTGAGCGCAATTGAGAACGGTTTTACCGTGGCAATGGGTATGACATGGGGTGACCACAACGACGAATGCCTTACGTATATCGTCAACAATCTTCGTGCGAATTATCCGGATATGGTTTGGCCGGATGTTCCGGGGGATTACTGGTGTGATTGTGAGGATGTGTCGTACAGCTACACACAGTGTGACGGTTGCGGTACGTATCTTCACGGTGAGCGACACGCGCTAACGCTCTTCAAGGAGTAGACATCTTTTCTCGCTCCCCCGCTTGACACGGGGGAACGGGGATGGTTAGCTAGTCCTAGCAAGCCAGACAGCAGCAACACAGACCGAAAGGTAAGATCATGACTGAGCTTCAGATTCGCATTGCGATTGCCAACCACCCCAAGGTTCAGGCGTACCGCAAGGCTGTTCAGATCATGCACGCTCGCATGGTGGCCACGTACGGTGAGGACTACGCGCAGGACTACGACGCGAACGCGCGCCCGGACGTGAACCCTGTTGGTATCTCCCGCATGACTCCGCTTGACCTTCAGCGGTTCGAAAGCCTCATGCGTGGAGCCGCTATCGTCCGTAGGGACGTGCGAGCGTCCATCCTGGCCACTGTCTAACTGAGACGCTACAGGGGAGCCTGTAGAGCCTTACAGGCTCCTCGTTAGGGAGGTAGTATCGTGGAAGATGTGACCAAATCTCATTACAACGCTGAGTTTGTCACCGATCACGGACAGACAACACGTATTACAAACCTGTCCGGAATCCAGGTGAAAGAGGTTATCGAATTGAAGAAAGAGGGAAGAACATTCATTTCCTCTGACATCTTCGGAGACATCACGGTAATTGACCTTAGCAAGATAACGACTATTAATTTCTCCAAGCGTCACAACTGAGAAAAGAGAAAACAAAATGCAGATGCTCATGAATCCCCCTTTCATGCTCGTTAAGCCTTCCAATTACGTTGTTGTTTCCAACAATGGGAAGACTGAGCGTGTGGTGTTCGGCGCGAATCTCCCGCTCACAAAGCGCGCTGCAAACAGTTTTGCCAAGACTCACGTAAAGGGTGAGTTTCGCGTGATCATGCGCAAGACTGCGCAGCGTGCCGGTTTGATCTAGTGCGCTTTAATCGGTATCCCGGAAACGGGATATCGGTTATGGTTCCCTAGTCGAAAGGCAATCCAAATGAACGTAATTGGTGGATTCTCGCTCTGTGGAGTTTGTGACGCTCTTATCGAGAATCGAAAGGGAATTTGGTGGGCAACTGTCGATGACACGGCCGTTTCGGATAACGTGGAAGTGCACAAGCATTTCCCCGCTACGGCTTTTGGTTACGACTCCCACAAGTACGGCAGTGACATTCGGACCGAGATTCTTTCGGTCATGGGTGATTTCGCTTTCAATACGGAATCGCTTGGTGAGGCTGAGACATTCGGATATTACGAACTGTTCGAAGATCTCTGCGCAATTGTGGAATACGACTCGCAAGGGTTTGTGTTCTCGACCATTTACGACACGCCCGAAATGGCGCGTAATGCTTGGTCGCATGTCGAAACCGATTATGACGAATGGTTGGATGATGAGCCCTGTAACTGTGGTTCATACAACTGTGACGCATACGCGGATCGAACCGAGTACGAACCGGACATTTTCGACTATGCGATGCAAACCATGGAAAATGACCTACTTCGCTAGTCGATTCTGTCGCATCCTGTCGCTTGACAGGGTGCGGGAGTGTCCACTAGATTTGGACTTGTCAGCAGGACAGCAGGAAGGAACACAAAATGTCGTACGTGTGGGGACGCGCTTACAACCGGCTCACGGGTGAAAGCATGATCAAGCCCGAATTCCCCCGCATCATGGCGTTTGACCACATGTCCGAATGGTACAAGGCTTATTACGCCTACGTTTCGGACATGAAGAAGTGGGACGCATTCATTGCGGAAATCCCGGACACTTACCGTTACGAGCGTCCCAAGCTCGTTCACGCGAAGGTGAAGGGGATTCCAGTTCCGCGTACCGGTTCGCGTCGCTGGCACAGCGGTAAGAACTCTGGTAAGTCGGGAGTGATCGGAAACTCTCGTGTGCTGCCTCACCGTTACATGGATGAGGGAGACAAGGGAGCGGCGCACAACCGGCACATCAAGCGCGTGGAGCGCGCACAGTGGCTCTCTGAGGCTCTGGAAGAGCTGAGGGAACAGGAAGACGCTTACAGCGTCTCAGACTGGTACGGTGGCGTTTTCGGGCAGGATGACGCAGACGCTTGGTACGACTACGACACGGAAGAGTACGAATGCGAGTACTGCCAGGGTCCGTGTGAGCTGTAAAAGATCTTGAGCTAGTGGCTTGACAGGGTAGACGTTGGTTCGCTAACGTCTTCCCTATCAAGTTCCTAACCAGGGAACTTAACGGAAGGACACAGAAAATGGCTTCTCGACCGAAGAACAACAGCGGAGCGCTTGACCTGGTTAAGGCTTTCGTGGTTCTCCAGTCTTTCGACGTGACGGAGGATGACCCGGTTTCAACCGAGGATTTCGCCGCTGAAATGGGGGTCACTCCTGCGGAAGCGTTCGCCGCTCTTGACTCCCTGGCAGATGTTGAGCTTGTGGACGCGGTAGGGCGTGGCCTCTCCGCTGAGTGGTGGATCAACGTTCCGGATGTCTCGGCCGAGAATGCCGAGAGCATCGCGCGGGAAGCGCTTGACGGAATGGTTCAGGTGGTCAAGGATGAACCGCGTAAGCTCACTCAAAAGGAGCAGGATTACAAGGATCGTACGGCGTACAACGCTTATGCGGATGAGCGCGCACAGGGTTTCGTTTCCTCGGAAGTAATTCCGGCCGTTACTCCGGTAATTGCGGAGAATGGCGAGACTGTCACCATTCCGGTTGACTTTGACAATCCGGAAGCGGGTAGGCGAGAGCTTGACGCAAGCAAGGGTGAGCGGGTAATTTCTGAGGACACGTTCAAGGTTTCCGCTCCCAAGACTGAAAAGGCAATTCAGGAATTGGCGGATAAGCTCGCTGAGCTTTCGCCTAAGCCTCTCCCCGTGATTGATGGACTGGATCAGTTCATTGATGACGAAACGGGAGACATGGTTTATGAGTCTCGGATTGTCAAGAGTGGACTTGCTCTCGATGAGCCTAGCGAGATTCCCCCGACTCCTGAGGGAGTCAACCGGAATACGTGGCTTGCAGCTCACGACGCAATCACTCAGAGCGCGCGTGATTGGTATATGGCACGTGCTAAGGCGCAAGAGGAAGAGTTCAAGATCAACAAGGGTGCGCCTGCTCCGTTCTAGTCGGATGGGTTAGACTCCGGTAGCAATATCGGAGTCTTTCCCTCCCAACTAGAAAGGTCATAGGAAATGATCAAGGTTATTGCTGGTTCTGTCGCTGCGCTGATTCTCGCTGTGATTGTGGGAATCGTTCTCGTGGCAATCGGTAAGTTCCTTCTTGGGGTGGCTCTTGTGGTCGGATTGATTCTGATTGCTGGGCTGGTTCTTGCGGGAGTTTTCGGAAGTAAGTTCCTTGACTTCTGGAAGTCGTTCTAGGTTTAATGAGCTTTAGGGATTATCGGGGAAACCCGATATTCTCTATGGTCCACTAAACCGAATGGAGAAAAACAGAAATGATTACGCTTACCAAGGACATGGGTGCGGCTGACCTTCCGGGCGTTACCAGTCTTCAGATTGGCGTTTCGTGGGACACTACGGCCGGTAGCTCTGGTGGAATCCTGGGCAAGATCAAGAAGAAGGCAGGCACTGACCTTGACCTGATCGCAATTGCGATGAGCGGTGAAAACCCTGTGCGCCTTGCTGGTCTGGATTCTCTCGATCCTCTGGGCAATGGCTCTATGGTTCACAGTGGCGACAACCAGACTGGCCACGGTGAGGGGGACGACGAAACCGTAACCCTGAACTTTGCCAAGATTCCCGCTCCTGTCACTTCCATTGTCTTTGTGGCTAGCGCATTCAAGCGCGGTAGCTCTTTCCAGAAGGCACGGAATATCTCTTTCAAGGTTTATGACGCTACGGGCGGTAGCTCTGAGCAGGTGGCCGATATCTGGCCTTCCCTTCTTAGCAATCACAACACGTGCGCAATCGCTAAGGCTGTTCGTACGTCCGACCCTGCCGTTTGGACCCTTGAGGTTCTGGAGTACTTCGGTAGCGTCACACAGGGGGATGAATTCTCCCTCATGCGGTTTGCTGTTGGTCGCTAGTTGAGTTTAGGGATAGCCACTTTAACGAGTGGCTTTCTCTATGCCTAACTAGAAAGGGCTGAACAATGGAAGATCTGTATTCTCCGGAGTTCTGGGCAATCGTTGCCTCTAAGGTTCGTGAGGGACAACGGAAAGGGCAAGCTGTATTCAATACGGCTGCTGAGTTCCACCACAAGGAAGCGGGGGAACTGACAGGTACAGTCTTTGACCCTTTCTATCAAGATGCGAAGGTTTCCGCATTCCTGGAAAAACTCGCTGACATCCTCACCCGATAGGAGTAATGGAGTGGAATTCCCCCTAGGTATGTTCTATGGGCTGATGATAGGTATTGGCGCGTCAGTCATTCTCTTTGTTCTCGCTGGTGCTCCCGCTGCAAGAGATGGGCAATTCAGTAAGGACTGTAAGACAATGGCACACGCTAAGGTGAGTAACCATCTGTGTGTCAATGGTGACAAGATTCTCTTTCACCAGTAAATAGCGAAAACCCCTTACGTCTCCTCAATTTGAGGAATTAGGCGTAAGGGGTTTTTCGTATGTAGGGACTTGACAGGTACACAGCACACTGTGCCGACGCAGACCCTAGAAGCTCTGTACGGCTGTCTAACAAGATCGTTTAGGTGGGTCGGTCTCTCTGTCCAACTGGGGTACGCGAGGCTGTCAGAGAGGCGTACAGGGTGCCTAGCGACCGCTTGAGGCTCCGTGGCTGAACTCGTGTGTATGGATGGCGATAGCCTGAATCTGCTTACGGGCGGTTTCCTTGCTTTGCGGATGCTTGCTGAAGGTATGTCCTCCCTTGTGCGCAGCCTTGTAACCACCCTTGACCTTTCGTACTTCGTACGGCATGACGTTAGTTCCCCTTAGCTAGGCATAGGCCCGTTGTAGTGTCTGTGTGGCTGTCTGAGACGCTTACGCTTGCTGCCTGCCCTAGAGCTAGGGTGTCTCCGCGTACGGCGCACACGGTGAAAGCTACGGCAGCAGCCAATAAGGCAGAGACAGCCGCACTTGTATAAGTCTTTCTGTCCCATAACCCATGAGATTGTGATTGGTTATCCATTGATTCTCCGTTGGAATAGATGAAACGCAAAAAAGCCGATAACCCCATTCTAGCGAAGAATGAGGCTATCGGCTGTAATGCTATTTAATTAGAACTCGTCCATATTCCAATCAGACTCGTCATAGGAGATAGTCACAAGCGAGTCAGTGTCAAGAATGAACGACTTAACGTCACCATTCGTCATGACACCGTTAACGCAGTAGTCACCCATAGACAACTCGGCATCGGAATACGCGATGAACTCACGTCCAAGCGCATCCGTAACCTTGTCACCCGTACGGATATCAGCGGGAGACTGACGCTCGTAAGTAACCATTGTGTTGTTTTGCCTTTCGTACATGAGACTAGCGGATTGCTAGCCATAGCCACCCCTGGAGTATTCCAGAGATGACTAAAGCTGTCAATCGGTTATGCTACTCCGCCACCTTCACAATCTCATAGGTGGCATTGTCCAACGCAACTGTATAAAGCTCAATGGTGCAAGCCTTATATGCCTTTGCGGACAATCCCAAGACAGCCCAACGGCAAGCCAATTTCGAAAGCTGTTCGTCTGTCTTGTTGTTACCCGCAATGATATGCGTTGCATGGTCATTGTCAAGCGTAGGCCAAGTGACGATTGCAATACGCATAACGTTATTCCCTTTCCGTTGACCATAGCCGTTATCCTCCCTGTCTAAGCGGAGGATAGCGACTAAAGCAAACGGTTAGTGATTGGCGAAAACATACAGTTCATAACCGTACTCATGCGACGCAAAGTCATTCATGAGGTTATCCGCTGTCTGCTCCCAGTCAATCGAAACATACGGGGAATTCAGGATGCCCGAGAATTCTTCGTCATTCTCGACAAATTCCTGTGCGAACTCTTCCGCATTGTCGTACACACCGTAATAACCATCCTCATACGCACGGCCATAACGGGTGTTCTGGAAATTGCTTTCCATCCATCCGAAAAGCTCACCATACGCGATGATCTTACCGGCATCGTCCGGAGACTCGAACAGTGCGTCAAACACAGCGGACAGAGTACCCGCGTCCTTGATATCCGACGCGTTCAGGTAGTCGTTATCCGTGTGAATGAACACACGGTGAATCTCCCACCCTGCCCGCTCCATACCCTTGATGATGTTGTCTACCGATCCGCAATCGTGCGTGTCGTCAAACTCAACGTCACGAGTGATAACGCGTCGGTCGATTCCCGCAGTGCCAACAAAGGCAGTGAAAGAAACCTCAATGTGCGAGAACGTCTCACCAACAGCCATTTTATGGCCTTTCTATAGCTTCCTATTCCGATTAGGAAGACATAGAGACTTTCCCCCGAAAGGGGGAAGATCCCTAAATCCCACTACGCGGAGTAAGTCACGAAAACCTCAGAATCCGATTCGTCTACGAACTCCAGAGAGGCAGTCTCGTTACCCTCCTGCTCAAGCCACGTACGCATGAGCGACGTAAGCTGATCGATCGGGGCAGTCTCGGCAAGAATCGCCATTACCGCGCCGGTAGCCTCATCGAGGCAGTTCAGCGGAATGTTACCGCCGTGCGCGATGTGAACGGGGCAAGACTCCGTGATCGTGAGGATAGCCATGGTGTTAGCCTTTCAGCCGTTGTCGTTGTTGGCTCTAGTGAACCCTACCGACTAGGTTCTGTCAAGCGATGAACCTAGACGATAGTGGAGGCTAGAACTCCCGAGTTGCGATGTGGTGAACCAGCCACGACGTTACCAGTCGCATGGTCCAACCGTCAATGACCCAATTCGGTTCGCCACCCTGCAAGTGCAAGGGCGTACCTGTACGCATTTCGAGCAACGTTTCCGGATTGTAGTCCGAAACAAACTGTCCATGCTCGGTAAAGTCGTAACGCGAGTCGTAGAACGACACTACCTCAGTAGTGGAGTAACTACCATCACGGTACTTACGGCGTCCGAAAGTCACGCGGAAAGGAATTCCCTTTTCGGTAACAACGTCAACCATGCGGAGAGCAGGAACAGCATTCTTCCCCTTGTTCGAGCATTCGGGACGCTCACACTGAACGTTCCCACACGGACGCTGAGACAGCATCGTACGACACTGAGTCATTGCCTTACCTCCTTGTGCGCTTCCCCTTTAGGAAGCTAGCACCATCTAAGCACACTGTCTTAGGTGGCGCAAGCTCACTACGTGGTATCTGCATTGCCGTTGTGGCGACGAAGAGAACGTTACGCGCTCACTGCGATCGTGTCAACACCCGTTCCCCGGTAGACGTAGCCAACCCTTACCGCCGTAGAGTCACAACGGGCGTTCACGTCGTTGTGCCTGTACAGGGTGCCGTTAGACCTACGCTTGACACCCTTACGGCAGACAGGACAGCGAACCTGTCCAGGCTTAAGGGTTTCCACCTTACGCGGAATGGCTTGGAATGCCTTACTGCGTTTGATCGTTGTCATGGGGAGAACCATACTCCCATCGGGCAGGCTGTCAACTGTGCATGTCAGAGGGTGTCTGTATGCCTCTCTCACGCGCGTACAGGGGAGCATGGGGGACACGTGCTAGGGTTCTCCCAACAACGCGCCACACGGGCACACAGAGACTCGCAAGAAAGGGACGCGGGAGCGCTTGACACGGTGCCGTGAGCGTGATTGAATGTAGTCATGAACGGAGCGCTTGCGCTCTAAGGGCCACCTGTCGGGCCACTCGGCAGCCTACGGATTCGTACCAGGGGTGCCCGAAAACAAATGTCCGATTTATACCTTATATCGTATTATCTGTAGCTATTAATGGAATCATGCCTACAAATGGGAGACTGAGGGACATGCGAGACATTGAGCGCGATGCCGCTGTTGTGACGATGGCTAACTATTTCATGCAGCCAGAGGTGTACATCAGTCCGGAGTTGTTTATCCGTACTTATTCAGATGATGCGGCAAGCGCGGAAGAGTTGAAGGAGACGCTGTACGCGCTAGATCTCATCTTTACGAAGCGTAAGGCTAACATTTGGGATGAATTTCCTGTTATTGAACTTGCTTGGAAGAACGAAGAAGATTAACTAAGAAAACCCCTTAGATTTCCGGTTGGATTTCTAAGGGGTTTTCTGTTTTGATTATTGTTTAATTTCCGGTCAGGAGTTCATCCCAATTAACGTTTTCTACGTTCTGTCGCGCTGCATGAAGTGCTTCCAGGAACAGGTGGAGATAATCAAGCTCTTCCCCAGTAATTACGATATCAATAGTGTGGCCTGGTTCATCCAGGGTTATGCCTATGCGGTCGATATCGTATGCAGAAAGGGTTAGTCCTGAATCAAACTCAGCAACCAGTCCTTCCCCAGCTAATAGGTTATCGACCATCTCATCAAAAACTTGTTCGTTAGACAACGCCATCTCCCCAACAATCTAGGCAATCTGCATCTAGTTCTCTATCCAATCCAGTACCGAAGCAGGCTGGACAAGGCTTGGAATCCTCAAACTCATAATCTTCCAGGAAATCTGACTCGTCCTCAAAGAACTCGTCCGTGTCATATTCCTCAATTTGCTGAGTCATGTAGTTACTATTGTTCCTTTACTCGAATGATTCTACGTCTAGTATTTGTGCCATGTAATCATCGGCTGGTTGAGCCGCTGGAAGTTCTCTGAGAGCCTGTGTGTTTCCCATCTCTCCAAAGATTCTATCTACGATTCCAGCCTGACCATTCTGCTTGGCTGTAACAGTAAGCGAGAAACCCTCTTGTTCCATGTCATGCTTGGTCTTCAACAGCTTCATCACGCGATCAATTTCACCTGACAGGATCGGATCAGCGTGTCCACCTTCCATATCTTCAGCCATTTTCATGAGAAGAACGCGCTGTGCCTGCATTTCTACAAGCGTATCCATAAGAGCCTGCGCTTGCTCCTTCGTACGGATAGTGATGGGGATATCATACGCGCAAGTTGAGTTTTCTTCAAACATAGGACACTTTGAAGCTAGGAAACAGGTGTCACAGATGCGCATTGAATTACTTCTGCTCTTGACCAGAGGAACATCTACGTCCTCCATCTCACCTGTGTTCTTGTTACGCTTTCTCTCCACGGACATTTCAATTCCGAGGATGGGAAGTACTCTCTTTTCACTCACATCACGTGGGATCGGAGTTGATACTCTGTTCCGCACTGGCTCTATAACACCACCAACTGCGTCATCATAGTTTTCCGTAAAGTCGTCACCATGCGAAATCATGGATGTAGTTACTCCTCTTGCTCTTTTGTCATTAATTGAGTCAACAAACTGTGACCAGGACCACAATGAAAGACGTAAAAGTTCCTTAGGATCTTCAGCTAGTATCTTTTCTACATCAAATCCTGCGGCCTCAATGACGAATCTTTCCTTACGTCTAGCCTGTTCCTTCTGTTCCTTGGAATAGCTCTTCAATTGATTGTGAGACCAGACGAATGTGGCTCCATACTTCTGAGGAGAAACCCAAGAGGTTGACGAAACTGAAGTCCATCTAACCGCCTGCATTATATCTTGCTTAGTCATAGCCAATCCATGGAGTTCTACTCCAGCATCAGCCAAACGGTTAAGGATGGGTACGAGATCTCTACCCTTTAGATGAGTCTGTGAGACTCCTACACGGCCGAACTTCTCACCTAGGCGGTATAACTCATCTAGTCCGTCATCCTCTCGCCAAATAGGCAGGAACTTATCGAACATCAGCTCTCGTGCAGATTCACGATGACTCTCAATGAATGACTTACCCAATTGCAAAGCATCAAATTCTGAGTAGATTTCGATATTATCGATGTTTTGCTCTACCCATGAGTAATAATGCTCAGCTATTTCCTTTAATTCTGCATTTGTGTACTTCTGTTCCTTGGCATTGTTCAAGGTTTGACATCCCGAATCCACAAAGAGAGAATGTCCCTCTGGGAAATACTTGGACACCAACCATGGCTTACCAAAGTTAGTACGATTACGTAACCCTAAATAGGACAGGGAGCTACTTCCCACCCCGGTTTCCTTAATAAGGTTCCGATAGGTGGGAAGATGGGCTCCCTGGAAATATAACTTAATGGCTAGTCTCCCAATCTCAACTGTGTATTGTTAGATCCTCTTTGCTGTCTAACTTGCTGCTGACGCTGAATTGCCCACGCTTCTAGCTGGGAACCACGTGCAGCAATTCCGCCTGGCTGGACATTACGAGAACCAGTAGTAAATGTATTTGGTCTAGGCTGACGCGCTGTCAGGTTTGCGAGCGGCTGTGTAGATGACCCTTCAGGATGTACATGCTGAGGGAACTGAGGGCCTGTAACGCTGCCTGAGCGTGTGGGAGCAGTCGTAGGGGCAGAAGGGGTAGGTCCGCTACTGAAAGACGCTGTAGCGCTCCCCTGAGGGCCGCTAGCGGGCTTCTGAGGCTTGAACTGACTGGAGAACGTAGCCTGAGGAATCCCCTGAGGCTTCACAGAAGGTGTGTGAGCCTGCGGAGCACTGGAGAATGACGGAGTTAGCGACGGAACGCTAGGCGTACTAGTGGTATTCACTGGCCCTCCCTTAGCTGCTGTCTTATTCATCTGCTTCTGCTGTTGAATAGCCTGACCGTGTGCATAGTTTCTTTGCTGTTGCTGAACTCTGAATTGGGCTGCCTGGTAATTCAAAGCCTGACCATGAGCAAAGTTACGCTGTTGCTGCATTGTCTTAGCACTTGCCGCAGTAGCCTTAGCCTGTGCTTTCTGCTGTGGAGTTGTTCCCATAGCAAAGGTACGTGGTGGTGCACCCTGCGCAGGCGCTACTCTACCAGACTTTACACCCTGTGCGTGAGCCGCAGCAGCCTTCTTGGCGGCTGTCTGTTGCGCCTTCTGGTTCTTGGCGTATGCTGCCTGTCCCTGCTTGATTCCCTGAGCTGCGCTTTGTGCAAACTTCTGGCGATTAGTAGCAGTTTGCTTTACCTGAGCTACATGAGCATCAGCGAATTGCTTACTCTTGGTGTTCAAGCTCTTCTGTGCCTGAGCAAAGACATTGTGGTGGAACTGTCCGCCCAAATGGGCTACAGCTCCTAGATCTGGAATATTTGCTGCCATAGTATTTCCTTAGAAGTCTAGAAGTCGTGTATCTGTCGCTCTGGCCTCTTGCTGTCTTATCTTTTCTTCCAGCAAATTATTCCAAGGAGTAGGTTCGGTGGAATGTCCAGGACGGAAATCAGGGTGTGTGTACTGCGGATGTAGGAATAGCATTGTAGGAATCTGTGCTCTGAGCAATGCTGTTGCTGCATCGGTATCAGATTCATAAACGAGTCCTAGCGGTCCCTGCTTTCTCAAACGGGCAATCTGGCGTAGTCGTCTCTTGCCTGTATCTTCAGGATCGGTCTCATCCCAATAGATCTCATTTACGTGATCGATAAGAGAATTCATAAGCAGCCAGTACTGAACCTTTTCCTTAGCTGCACTATCAATAATGAGAGAAACCCTGTGATCCTTGACCAGAGACTTATAAATCAGTAGTCCTGGAATGATGACAGATGAGTCGTTTGGCTGTCTTAGGATGCCGTTAACAACTATAGCTACGTGATTTCCCCATGATTCACCCATTTAATTCTCCTAGTTAATTATCTCATTAAGTGCGTTTACTACTCCATGCTGCTTTGCGTGCTGCCACTGGAAGTTATAGAAGTCTCCATATCCTTCTCCCTGGTTCGAAAAAGCCATCTTTCTACCCAAATGGAGCGCGTCAAAGAGATTTTGCGCCTCTGTTCGTACCAAAGCTTTATGTCTAGCATTATTAACATCTTGTGGGCTCCCAGGTCTCAGGGTTGCACCTTCTCTACGAATAGCGTTATAGCGTTCCACTAGAGCTTCAGCAGACTGCTTATTGGCTTCTGCTTGAATATAGTAGTCTGTCGGATAAGCTTCTCCAGGCTGTTCAGACAGTCTTGGCGGTTTAATGGTCCACTGATTCTTTGTCAAATTGTAGGCAGCATATGGATGAATATTGGCAATAGAGTTATCAGTACCCTCCACGTTATCGTTAAGGAAGAATGTCAACTCATATTCTCCCATGCCAAAGTAAGTGTGAGCTGTTACTGGCCAGAGGTTTCGACGTAGATCTGTAGTGATGTATTCAGCTATTTCGTGTCGGTCGGAGTACATGAATTCTGGATTGTCTGAGACGAATCGGGAGTAGTCAATCCCGAACAGTACATCCAGATCACCATTACCGCGATTTGCCGCCCACTGGAAACTAATTCCACTACCTGCCAGCCAAACCATAGACCACTCGCTAGGGTTGTTGTAATGAGAAGCCATGTAATCCATGTATATACGGAGGATAGTTTCTCTGACATCGGGTCTTAGGTGCTCACCTTCGAATAGATTCGGGTCAAGAATGTTGGAGGGACGGCTGAAATAGCTACTCGCCCCTAACTCAATGCGTATATCGTTCATGCGTCAATCCTACCGTAGAAAGAAGAAAAAGGGAATCCCTCCAAGTGTATCGGAGAGATTCCCTTTAATCTTGTGGTTAAGAGCCGTAAGCCAGTGTGAACAGCAGCTTCCAACCCTTAGGACCGATAGCAGGATCAGACTTTACACCAGGGTCATTAAGACCGTGCTTCTCGTTGAATCCAGCCACAGCGGACTGTGTTTTAGGTCCATAGTTGTTGGACAGAGTGACGTTCTTAGCCATCCATCCTGTAGCCTTCAGGGCCTTCTGTAGGGGCTGTGCGGAAGGGTTGCTCTTCCCTGGTGCCAACCCTGCTGGGAAGGCTGGAGGAGTGTACACAGGAGGCTTTGGCTTAGGTGGTGTGGGTGGGGTAGGAGTAGGCGGATTCACAATCAGCTTGGCAAATGCTAGCAGTCTTGCAAATGGTAGCGCTCCAGGATCACCGTGGTAATTCTCAGGTACATGCTCATGTCCACAAATTCCACGGAATACAGCCCACTGTGCCTGAGTCATACGGACACCGTTGTTAGTTCCATAAGAAGCTGGATATGCTTCCCAATTAGGAACTCCAGAAAGAGGAACGTTATGGTTCTCATTAGCCCAAGCAAGGAACTTAGCAAGCTCCTTCAAAGCCCAGTCAGGAGCCTCAGGCCAGTAAATGTGTGGAGTCTTTATTCCCCACTTGTTGTGAGTAGCAGGATCACAAGTTCCTACTAGCTCAATCTGACATACGTTATTGGTGTTTGTTGCTGGCTGTCCAGAAGCATGAACAAGCGCACGTGAAGATTCGTCAAAGTCATAGTGCTGATGCCATACTAGCTTTTCGTTCTTGAAATCAGGGACAGCGGTAAAGTTAGGAGCAACAGCACCACTGTTGTAATCAGTAAGGGTAGGTCCCTCAGTAGTGTGGAGAACAATACAGTTTACTTCCTGCTTGTCTCCAGGATAATTATTGTGGTACCACTCGTCTAATACGGCACCAGGGTACTTCTGTGGTCCGGACATTGTCATATAATCACACTCTCAACTTACTTGGATCAATTAGGGAGGCTACTCGTGAAGCCTCTTGCTGTTGCTGCATTTGGAACTGCATCTGTGCAGCTCGCTGCTCCATCATAATGATTGTGGACATAGCAGACTGCTGAACCTGACATCCCATTTGAACATTGGCGCAACCACCAACAATGTCATCCATGGTAGCCGTTCTCTCCATAGAGAGATCCTTGTCCGCGAAATCAGCATAAGCAGCCCACTGACCATTGCTGTCCTGGACAATAAGAAAAGCTGTAGTAACCTCTTCAGCTCCAGAATCCTTATCAGCAAGTAATTCGGCGGCCTGCTTCTTCTGTAGCTCTTCTAGGTCAATTGTCATCCGTTGTACTCCAATTTGGTTTACCTTCAGTTATTTCCAGTTTAAGCCCTGCCCAATAATAGGTAGATTTACCTTTATCAGCTAGGACTTGAGTAGCAATTGCAATAAAGTTATCTCGCATGAAATCGAGAACCTTATCATCAATTTCCGTGAACTCATACGCCATTACTTTCGTAGCTCCAGCTTAACGGATTGGTGATACGGGCAGTATTCGCAAATAAAGCTCTTCTTGATCTTAGTCTCATCGTACGTAGGAAGTCCAGCAATCTTACGCTCACGAGAGGTATTAGGCTTGATTTCCATGTTGTGATTTAGATAGTCGTTGCACTTAGGAGATGTGTTTGACTTGAATGCCGGACGATTGTGTCTCTGGTAGCAAGCCAGGGCATCTTCCTTAAAGGTATTGGTGGTGTCATAGAACTCGTCATCAAAACCGGTCTTTCCATTACCCTCTAGAATCTGATCAATGATCTGCTTCTTATACTGAGGGTCCTTGAAATGACGAGTAGGAACAAAGCCAAGAGACATCCACTCAAGAATGTTGCGGTCTTCAAATGATGGGTGACGACGGAGGTGAATTTCTATGATATGACCAATACGCGGATCATTGTCTGCGTTATCCGGGTCATAATCCGGAATTTCTTCGATCTTCTTACATGGCCAACAAATAAGCAAACCAGTCTTGTGTACTGACTTGTCCTTATATGGGTCAAACGTGTCTGTCATCTAGTAGTCCTTTTGTATTTCGTCTGGTTCAACCATCTCATCTTAACAGAAAAAGGCTCCCCAGTCTATCCTAGGGAGCCTCCTTCTTAGTAGTTCACAGTGATAGTAAGAACTTCACCAGGAAAGATCAAGTTGGGATTATTCCCAATGACCTTCTTGTTTGTCTTGTATATCTTGTGCCAGTCTACATTGAAGTACCAACCAATGAAGGACAGTGTGTCGCCTTCCTTTATGCGGTAGGTGAACGTGGTGTGCACGTTATTCTTCGGGGCGCTCTGAGTGGTCTCAGGAGCCTTGTAAGTCTTCTCAGGTGCCTTATGTACGGAGGAGCGACGTTCGGCGCTTCTAGACCCCGTAGAGTCGCTTGGTGAGCTATTCCCACTGCGGAAGCAGTTAGGCCAAGCTCCAGGGCCTTGCGAATTCAGGACTTTCTCAGCAATTGCAACCTGCTGAGAGGGTGTAGCGTTGTAAGCGTGCTGAGCATACTTACCTCCGCCATAGGATAGCCATGTGGAATTGAGGAACTGTAGTCCCCCTTCAAACATTCCGGCCGTATCATGCCAATTACCACTGGATTCACACTGAGCTATAGCGTTCCAGTCAGCAGAGCTTGCGTTAGCTGTAGTAGCAATACTCGCCAGACCAGCCGCGATTGCGGTAGTGGCAACAATCTTTTGTGTCTTGTTCATTTACTTAACCCTTCCAAAGGAGATGCTTGCGTGAGATTCCCAGTACTTCGAGTAAATAACTTCCTTGCGGACCTTAGCACCGGAATAGGGGGCAGCTATCATTGTGGAATGGTGATTGATAACGCCGATGTAGATACCAACATGGTAAACATGATGAGTACCCTTATAGGAGAAAAATACTAGATCTCCAGGCTTACGATTCTTCCAAGCGATATGCGTTGTAGTGTTGTACTGCTGTTGAGCGGTGCGGGAGATCTTCTTTCCCGCTTTCTTGTAGGAATACTGCGTAAGACCAGAACAATCGAAACTGTTCGGTCCTGTAGCACCAGAATGGTAAGGATCACCAATCTTGGACTTAGCCACCTTAACAGCGGCTGGTGCGTAGTTTACTGCTGCGGAAGCATCAGGTGCAAGTGCTAGACCTGAGCCAACCAGCGAAGCAATCATGGTGCTGGTAACAACTGCACGCTTTCCTATACTACTGGACATGGATAGTCCAATCTCTAGACAATAAGGACGGTTCTTACAAATCAAATGTCTTTGTTCTGTAACAACTGACCTAAGACTACAGCCCCTGACCGACATCTGTCAACTCAGGGGCTGTGGTGCAATGTTAGGAAAGTACTACCAAGTCTGTCCTAGAACGCCATCATCTTCAAGTCTTTCCAGCTTGTTCTTGTAGAAATCAGGGGTTGTGACAGTCTGTAGACGCGCTGGTACACGCATTTCACGCGCCATACCAACACCGTAGTACGGAAGACTCAGTTGCTCACGTGCATCATAGGTCAAGTTCTGAATCTTGTCATCTGTGTCTGCGCACTCTACATTGGGGCGGATCTTCTTGTAAAGTCCGTCAGTTGCTCCCTCATTAAGGGATGCATTCATTGATCTTAGTCGTGGATAAGCCATTTACTGAGCCTTTCTAGGTCTGCCTGCCTTGCCCTTGGCTACCTTTACAGGCTTTACAGCCTTATAGGTTGCAGCAGACGCGGCTGTAACTTTCTTCGGATTCTTCGCTGAGCCAACAGTTCTCTTGTCTGTGGCACGTCTCGGAGCAGCTACTTTCTTTGCTGCTGCCTTCTTGATTGGTTCTGCCATTTGTACTCCTATTAAGGAAGAGAAGGATTCTGGGGATAACTTGTACCACCATAGCCAGACTCTGTTCCAGAGAAGTCACCAAAGTTGGAAGAGAAGGAGTCATCTACAACAAGAATATCGGCAATTCCTGGTGGATAGCTTCTATAACCAAATCGATTGGGAATCTTTCCGATATTAGGAATTGGCGGTCTTCTATTTGCAGCCTCAGCGGTAGCATTATCTAATAACTGTTGCTGGACAAGTTGTTCCTGCATGGACTGGAAAGGGCGAGTCCAGTTATATATTGAGTTATTGCCCTGTTCGCGCTTATCAGGATTGTAATTGGTATTCTGCTTTTCCATTAGAGACTCATCCCACTTCCTGTTTGACTCCAACCAGGTAGATTGTACTTTGAGTGGAAGGCTCTTACGTTAGGGGACACTACCTTCATTTGTGGATCGAAAGCAATATTCAGTTCCTGTGCGAATTGCTTTGCTTCCTCATTAGTAATGTACTTACCACCATGAGCTAGTCTTTCCGCTGGATTACCTTGAGCAGCATATCTATGCTTATCTCCTGCCATGCGTCTCTCCAGAGAAGAGTAAGGAGTCAAATCATCCGGCCAGAAGTAATCTGTTGGTGAGATTCGTGATCCTTTGTGCACCCCTCTGGTATAGCTACGGGCATTATTTCGTACGGTTTGTAGAAGCTTATCCTGACGTCTATCAACGACAGAGCCTAGATAACCATCAGGATATTGTGCCTCTGGAGTCTTGCCTGTAGCTGCGGCTAGTCTAGCATCAAGGATAGAGCGGAAGCCAGAGATAGGCATTCCTCCGCCACCACCATACTGTGTGACAGAGCCTTGCTGTCCTACAGGTGGATTGTAACTGACGTTATTCATACCTGCAACTGAACTAGGCATAATTCCTCTATTCTATATCGGCTGTATTTACAGCCAAGTGTTCCGCGATTCGTTCTTGAATGGCCAACGTGCGCTTATCGGTCTTCAAGTCCTCCTCTGCTCTTGCGCGGTCGTGCTCGCTCTGTCTATTTTGACTCATTAGAATCAATGGCGCACTATAAAATGCGAACGCACTGAACGCTAGGTTCAAGAATACAAATGGAAATGGATCATAACGCATTCCATGTGGAGCCAGTGTATTCCACAATATCCAACCTAGGACTACGATAGTAGCCCACGCAATGAAAGATAACTTGCCAATGGCATCAGTCATAGCATCAGGTAATTTATCTACCCAGGATTCTTTCTCGAATCTAGCAATATTCGCGGGGTGCTGATTTAGTGTCATTGGCTATTGCCTTTCTTACATAGCGCGACCGTACTTAGCCTTTGCGCGGAATGAATCTGTCCAGGAACTACGAGAAGGCATCATCAGAACTCTCTTGCACATCTCTCCAGCCTCAGCGGCGTTCTGAGCGTACAGAGTTGCTGTCGGATGCAGGGAGGCACCCATCTTCTCAAAAGAGGCTCTACGGTGTCCTGTAGGCCCTTGTAGGGCGTTCCCGCCCTTGCCTGCTCCACCCTTAGGGCGTAGTCTTCCACGCTCTGGTCTTCCGGTGCGGGCAAGCATAGCTGCTTCAGTCCCCATTGTTGGGCGACTTCCTGTGCCAATTTCTTCGGCCATTGTTTCTCCTAATTAAGAACGGTAATAACTCAGGGCGCGGTTTTGCTGATAAGTGGTGGAACTCATTCCATTAGTTGTAGAACCTAATGGTGATAGTACCGAAGAAGGTGAATAACTCTGGGGTGCCATTTGCTGGACTGTATGAGTAGTGCCCTGTCCTACAAGCCCAGTGGCTCCAGAGGAGAATTCAGCGGTACGTGATTGTGGAAAACTGTTATCCACTGGCTGTGCTGGCATTCGGGACTCTCCCCTGTTTAAGAAATGATTAGCTTAAAGATGAGAGCGCTTATCTCTCCGTCGTCCATAACCACAGTTGCAAAACCGGGACGGCAGGACAACACATACCCTCTAGGACCAACATAGGATTGAGCAATAGCGACAGCCTTCATCGACTGGTTAACTGCTGCTGCTCCGATAGCACGAAGAGTAATATCCTTATTGGCATAGACATTGTTAGCAATCGCTGCTGCGAGGGATGATGCGGAAGAGGCGGACTTCACTTTCAGAAGAACCTCATTGGGGTTCAGGTTATCTACCATATTTTTCTCCAAGTTTATAGTACATGTCTCCTACTGATTATACAGATAAAAAAGAGACCTATACCCGATATACAGGTATAGGTCTCTTAGAAGGGAGATAGCAAAGGAGGAGTTGCTAACTAGATTGTATCATGAGTGCGATGCCATAGGCATCTGCTAGGTTGTCGTTGGTTATTTCGGGATCGAATTGCTGGATTGCGGCAACCATATCTTCCTTAGAAGCCTTGCCAGAGCCTCCGATGAACTGCTTGAGAGCTGTTGGCTGGACTGTCTGAGGATTCTGGTCAAAGACAAGCTTTGAGACAAGCTTGACAATTCCTCCGAGTTCTCCAAGCTTTTCCCGATTGAGCTTGGCTCCATATGCATATCCCTCCATTCCTATATGGATTGTAGCTCCCGATCCTTGATGAATAGCGAAGTACATCAGTAAATCATCGTAGATATTAACTAATCGGTCTGCTTCGTCCTTGAATTTATTCAAAGGGTATTTCAATAAGCTTTTCTGGTGGCAATGGCCACTCTCGTCTAACACAACAAGCCCGAACCCTGTATAGGACTGATCGATTCCTATAAACAGGGATTCGGGCTTGCGTGGTTCTAAATCACTCACCTATTACTGTCCTGTCGTATGTTCTGTAGCCATTCTTTGTCTTATGGACTTCATCCGCTATCTCAGCCCAGATGTGCATCACGCGAGGCTCACCGAGTGGACGAGAGTACACAGAGGGAGCGGGACCATCAGGCATCGAATCCCAATATTCCTTAATGTACTCGTCTCTGTCAGCAGAAGTCTCATGAATGGAATATCCGTCAAAGCTGGTTCCCCAGCCTGCCTCAGATTCTACCCATTCCTGTACCACCATTGTTGGCATTACTTGCCTTCCTTCCAACATGTGGTGTAGTCCCAGCAATGGGGACAGTATTTCAGTCCCCGTCGCTTCCGAATCCACCATCGTAGTTTATTGATCACTTGGTCTTGTTCCAGAAATCCCAGCATATCTTAGAGCAATACGGAAACCACTTAGGAGTAGCTTCAGCAGCTCCACACTTACACAGCATCGTACTCCAGTAGAGTCGGAAGGAATCCCAGGGGATCACCTTCAATGTAAAGGCCCTGATAGTTCTTCTCACCCTCAAGAACGTAGCGAATCTCAAAGGTCATTCCAGTACCACCATAACCGCAAGTATCACAGCCATCGTTGTACGGACCCTCTGTGTCACCAAAGTGAGCCTTAGTAGCTATGATGTTCCTCTCATCAGCCAGATAGGCGATAAGCATCTTCTCAATACGGTCAAAAACGTCCATTAGCCCCTCACTTCTATGATTCGGTCCTTGAGTCCGGCACGAACAGCCATATCATATGTCATCTGAGTTCCACGGTTTCCCGCGCCCTCTAGGAAACACGCTACCACGTAATCAGGGTTTAGGTCAATCATCTCCTGATTCCTCTTGGCATATGCCCAACCCTGCTGCTTCAATGGCGGATGCGGAATAACCTCCCAATCGGCTCCAGTAGCCCAGGAAGCCCCTATAAGGTCCGCTCCGCCGTACGGACACTCTCCATGGTGCAATTCCATCGGAGACCAGTGCCAGTCGTTCTCATGGGCCTTCTCTAGCTTCCTGAGGGCATCCCAGATGAGATGAGCCTTAGCCATCGGCCAATCTCGGGAACCAGTGATCACTACAACGGTCAAAGTCTCATCTTTCTAATAGGCATATCACAACGAAGACAGCGCCAAAATCTTGGCTTAGTTACTTTCTTTTTATCGTCCTCAAATACCTGATCGTTCTTTTTACACTTAGGACATTCAGGTCTCGGATCGCTCATTCTCTTCCATCTCCTTAACAGCGAGCTTACGAAGCCTTGCCATTTCTCCGATTTCGCCGATCATAATGGCTTCCTCCGGAGTCATCTTCATTGTAGTTCCAGACTTGCTGTCAAGCCAGAATACGAATACATCATTATCGTGGTCCACATTTACAGAATGAAGCATTACTTCATCTCCTTACAGTTATCGCAGTACCATCGACCTTCACGATTAACTGTTACTCGCTTAAGTCGCTTTCCACACTTTCCACAATTAGGTGCTGTCATACTAAACTCCTTAAACTAAGAAGGGCTCCCATTGCTGAGAGCCCTTCAATCAGTTACTACCTAGCGTGCTTACCCGAACGAGATGCACCGTTGGTGGCGATGTCCGCCTTACCCTCTTCGGTGTTATTCCAACCGTTGTCGATGATCTCAACATCCTTAGCTATTCGCTCAGGACTAGGACCAGTCCCTGCGTTGTTCAGTGCTCGGATGACCGGATTTCCCTGAGTGGCAGTCACGTCACTCTTCTTGCCGTGCTTTGCCATTTCAACGTTCTCCTCGTTGTCGGTGTTTGGTAGGTACTACCTTACACTGCCTGCCAGTCCCACGCAACCCTGCCGTTGGCCTGGATAATCTTCACGCGGCGCTGAGTGGGCTTGATCTTGCTACCAGTCTTCTTACGCTTCTTCGGAGGACCATTGTGGGTACCACCCGAATAGCGACCACGCTGCTTGGGGCAAGAGTACTTGTTCTTGATCCAGGTAACCGGACCAGCCTCAGTCTGAGTCTCCATTGTCGATCTCCCATTCTCCTTGGATGAATTCCCACATACCAACCACGAAATAGTCTCCGCTATTGTCGTCATTGGAATAGATGACCCAACTTTCAGTCATTGGGTCCTTAACAATTACCTCTTCAATTCTGAATGATGGACCCTTCCGGCCAGAGAACCAATACATGGCTCTGAATCCCAGATGGGTCCACCACTCACCTACTTGTGGAAGCCTATCGGAGATTGCCATCTTCGTCCAGCAAACGGTTCAACTTCAGCTTGTCATTCAGTGCTTGCTGTCCGCGCTTCTGTTCAGGAGTAAAGCCTGTAGGCTTCGGCTCCTCTACCTTAGCGGGCTTGTCACGGCGTAGCTTCATTACCAAACCTCCGTTGTGAGTACCCAATGATCGTACTCGTCAATCTCGTCTTCGTCAATAGCTTCCATGAAGCGGTGTTGCAGCTCCTCAACATAGCGAGCGCCTACACCGTTTACCATGCGAAGCTCATTTCCCTCTTCGTCAGTAGAGAGAATAAGAGGAGTATCAGGTGGAAACTCCTTGAGCATTTCGATAAAGTCTCGTACAGTTACCACCAGAGTTCCACCACGTAATTTCCCTCAGGAATGACTGCCATGTTACACAGCCATTGAAGAATGTGCTGGATTCCAGGGGAATCATACGAGTACGTACCATCTGGATCAAGATAGAAGGGACCTTCACCCATAATCCAACGGTTGAAGTCTTGATCGAGATCATCCTCAATCTCCTGTCCGACCCTAACCTCTGCACTCATGTAGCTGCCATTATGGTAGCCATCGTAACCAGTGTCAAGGGAACGCCAAGAGGCACCGTAACCCTCAAGATGCATGTTCACGAACTTATCGAGATCGTGACAGTCAACTGCATAAGAAACCTTGTAGCGCAACTTCGGTTCAGACATTCAGTTTCTCCATTCTCGGCCAATAATAACCACAGGCACAAGTCTTACCAGAGTGACAGTTGCAGGAACAGTGTCCGTATTCTACACAGAACTCATTACCACAGTCCTCATAATCGCAGAATCCGAACACTACTCCATCTGTACATCTATCGCAGTTCTCGTGATTATGCGAACGGCTCATCAGGGAAGTCCTGATATGTAGCAGGGGCAATCTTGCGTAGCTCCTCAAGAACCAGCGTAGCGAATGCCCGTATTTCTGCGTCAGCGTGCATAGAATAGCGCTTGAACAACATGTCACGCCATGCTCTGTGGTTTCCAGTGACGACTATCTTAGTCTCTGTACCGCCAGGAAGCAAGGCTCTTGCTGCCTCACGTGCCTTCTTACCCTTAACACCTTCAGACTCCAGGATCTCTACGATATCGCCATAGCGGCTGATAGCGTCAGACATCGTGCGGCCTAGCTTACCAACAGGCTCCATCCAATTGTCAAGAGCGTCGATAGCGGGTGGAACGGTAATTACAGCATCTTCCATGTTGATGTAACGCTGTGAAAGCTCACTGTAGCTCAGGTGTCTATGTCTAATCAACTCGTGAGTCATATTGCGGCTGACACCCTCAACATAGAAAGTAACGCTAGCGTGCTCTAGAACTGAAAAATGTCCCTGCTTGATGATATTGGCCAAATAGCCATTATCGGTAGCAGTATCGGGATTAGGCATTTGCCAGGATTGGTAACAGGAACGTCCAGCAAAATGGGCTAGACGATCAGCAGACTGATGAGGCTTGCCACCATGAAAACTGCCGAACTCTGTATTTCTAACAGAGTCCGGCAGTTCCTCAAAATAGGTGGAAGCTAACACTGTTAACTTCACGTATTTCCTTAATTCTTCTCGTAGCTACTTGCGAGCTGATCAAAGGTCACCCGAATAGGTGCCTCTCGGTTGTTGGTGTTCTTAAGGTAGACCACATTGGCACCATTGTCAACGGCATCAATTTTATAGGTCTCACCCTTGATCTGCTTGTGCTTGTACGACTCTCCCTTGCGCGGCAAGGTTCCCTCCTAGTACTAGCGGATTAATGAGTCCAGCACTGATCACTAATTCTTGGCTTATCAGTCGCCCTCTAAGATATGTTGGCGCGAAAGCCTTAGCTTTCAGTGTCTGGTGCTGTGCTCCTACCCTAGCGGACAGGAAATCTCCTGTCAAGCAGTAAGCTAGGGAGACACCAGAACGGTCACCTGCTCCTGGACCCCACAGCCTATTTTCAGGTAGGAAGTCCAGGAGGGTGTAATTCGCTTCAATTTGAGCAGTTGTCTGATAAACCTGAAAACCATCAGGAAGTTCAAACAAGAGAATTTTAGTAGGTGAGAAGATTCTACTTACAAAGTAGAACTGGTTTGGCAGTATCTTCCATTGATAATACTGCCCTCTTAGTACTGTCATGGCTCACCTACGTTGAATACTTATCAGCACGGTTCTCCAGATCACGTCTGGAGATTCTTCTAGACAACTCTCTGGATACTACCTTGGATGCGGCCTCTAGGTGGGTATATTCCGATTTTGAGAGTTTCGTTATGGCATATGCTAGCTCAACGGCATCTTCAGCGTCCAGATATTCTTCCTCTTGCTGAACCATTGCCTTTGTTGCTGCAACAGTCTTTTCCTTCTTATGCACAATGCTATAACGGTCGAACACACGCTGAAGATTTCTCTCAGCCTTACGTTCTGCAATTTCATTCAGGGCTACTTGATAGCCAGCGTAGCCAGTCCAGTTGGTAAAGTCAACCAGCAGATCCATCAACAAATCATCGGGAAGGTCTGACAATCCGGGTGGAAGTATTGGCTGGTCTTCTGACGGCTTTTCTCTCAGAGTTGTGCTCTCTAACCATCCGCTCTGAATCGGGTTTCTGCGCGCCATATTTCTCACAATCTTTACACGTACCAGTAGGACACTCTGGAAGAGGACCATCAAGATCCAGAGCAGCGACAATATCAGAGCAGTTCTTAAGAACTCTCTTGGAGACCTCAGGATCGTGCTTTACAACGAATTCTTTCACGCCCTGATTGAATTTGGCTTCATAAATAAAGATAATTTGGTCAAAAGGGAGACCAATTCGCGCACAAAGAGCAAGATAAAGCTGTCCCTGCTTAATGTGAGACGGAAATGGTGCCTTGATGTCCTTCCAAAGGCCCTGAAAATCTATAGAACTGCCATTGGAGTTCTGAGCATAGACGTCAGGTGCTTCTATTCTAACGGTTCCGGCACCAACGGACTTAATCTCTATCAACGCATTCAACCGTGGAATAGCTCCGTCAGCATGACCAGAGATCATTAGAGGGTCATAGCGTAGCGGTACCTCAAGATACTGCATGATTTCGATACCCGCACCGCATATATGGCACTTATCAGGAAGTACGTCTGAGCGCACAAAGGTACCACAGCGCAGACACTTCCAGTTACCCCACAAATCCCCCATCTGCCACAAACGACGTTGCCACTTGTCATGGATGTAGTGACCTTCGTCAAAGATGTTGAGGAGCTGCGGAGCGATGGTCTCAGCAGGCTTGAGATAGGGGTTGTCTGCCTCTCTACAGGCCAAAATCCGGTAGTAGGTAGCTAGAGGGCACCAGCTCTCTTTCGCTGTCTCAGAAGGGTGTACGATGTCTTGCCTACGCTTGGAGGGTTTCGCATTCTCCTTAATCATATGGGCCTGAATATCACCAATAAGGAGTGTTCCCTTAGAAGCATTGGCATAGTTGGCTAGATTTCCGGAGAGCTTTGGTCCCCATCCTGAGCTGATTGTTGCCAAGTTCTTCTTTCCTTTCGTAGTTTAGTACGCTCTTCTGGAGAATGTCCTCCCCAAACTCCCCACCGCTCGTTATTGACTAACGCGAATTCTAAACAGAGTTCTAATAGTGGGCACGGTCGTCCGTCATACGTACCTAAGCAGATATTCTTTGCATCTTCTGTCTCGTCAGTTGCCTCAGGATCATCCGACTCTCCATACCAGGGATCATAATCCGCTGTGGCGGGAAAGGACACACATTTGGCTGTCTTCCTTGGATCATCACTGAACCATTGAGGAGCAACACTACGTAACTTCATTACCAATACTAGCTTCTTCCCTTAAGGTGAGATAGTCATCCTTTGACATGATTACCCACTCATTACCAGTGGTCTTGAACTCTACCATAAAGATCGGTAAACGTCCATCCACCAGCGCTTGATTAGTCAATGTCTCAAGCTCTGCATCCTTGAGGGAATATGATTTGGCTGATGTAATCTTCAGCTCAAACAATTCATCTTCTGTACGCACATCACCCTTGCGTATCCATCCATTACCTGAGCCAGAATTGACAGAGCCCCCGACCAAACGGCCGAGGGCTTTTTCCTGTCTCTGGCTATCCTTTAAGGTAGCCATTTGTAACCTTACTTCTCGTTGTCAATATTCTTCGGACGACCAGTGATCAGGCGAACGCTGTCACGGACCAGACCAACACCGAAACCACCCAGACCCATGACAGGCCATGCAGCAACCATACCGCCTCGGTAAAGACAGCAGACCAGCATACCCAGATCATGACCGTACTTCTCACGGTACTGCTTAAGGCTCTTGCCGTTATCCAGCAGATCGCTGAGCGTAGTTCCCGACCCGATGAGCCAAATGAGTCCGCCAACAATCCAAGCGCCAATAACCAGCATGTGTTTGCCTCCTTGATAGGATTAATAGTCCTTCTACTGCCTCAAGCCAGTACCCATAATCAGGTACTGGCTCAAGGTTACTTCATATCAGCCTGCGGGGCAACCGCAGTGCGGAGGGAAGTGAGGCGGATTGGTGCAGTTGTGCTGACACTTCATCGACTAGCCACCTTAACAATCGCATTTGTATACTTACGGTCCAGCTCTTGAACTTCCTCTGAGAGTTCAGAGAAAGGAATCAAGGACTTGTGATCAGGTCGAGTAAGGTTACGCCATACTGACCACGCATCATGTACGTCTTCCAGGGTAGTTTCCTTGCCCTTGACGAGTACAAGAAGACTGTACATGTCCAACAGATCTTCGTCAATACCGGGAAGTTCCTGACGGACAGCATCCCGAATCTCATTGACGTAATTACGCACCCTGTGTCTCCCACTTGTGGATATCGTCGTTCTCAAGGAGAACCTTGTAACTTGCGTTGACCTCTCGAAGGTACACTACCATGCCCTCCGACTTAAAGCCAGGCATTGCCTTCGACCCGTTGTCCGCGAGATCCTTGCGAAGCTCACCAACATTCAGATCGTAGAACTGCCCTGCAAACAGTAGCGGAACGATATAGAGGTTGTCAACCTCAGATCGTGCCTCAGTCGGGTGCAGCGTCTCAAACCAGCGAGGCGCATTGAAGAGGCTGAAGCGCTTCTCAGAGAGTCCGTAGCCCCTCTGGATACCCCGACCCCACCACTCGCCATAGTGGTCCCCAGAGCCCAATGTACGGACAAGTGCAGACGCATTGTCGTGCACCCATCCTGCAAAACCGAAGTTGTCAGTACTCTTACCAGGCTGAAGCAGCCGCTTGCGAGACTGTGCCCACAGGGTGTACGCCTCATCGTCTACAGTGACGTGCAGAACAGCCTGACTGTCATCCTCAGTACCATCGTACGGACGGATGCGTACTGCTGAGTTGGAACCGTCGATCTTCTCTGTAACTACCGCACGCTCCTTGCTCATGCGCGGGATAGAAGGCCACGGCTTGAACTCCATTGCTATCTCCTCTGTTAAATGTACGGCTGAAGTACTGTTGTCAGGTCTACCGTAGCACCTAGGGTAGAAGGAATCAACACGCCCTTTGTTGTGCGGTTGGCCATGTTGGTTACCTTCTCGATGATGGTATATGTAAACCCACCAGGGTGCAACTCGTCGTTGTCAGTACACGGTAGTGTAATGCTGAAGGTACCCGGACCTGAACTGTTCGGCGTACCTCCGATCGTTCCTGGAAGGATAGCAACCAGGGGTGGTACTGTCAAGAACTGATCGTCTGTGGCATCGGAAAGAGACGGCACAGACGGAATGAACTGTACTGTGCCGTTCTCACCTGCACCACTGACGAAGTTAATGTACTTTCCAGTTACGGTAATTAACTTAGCGCCTGTGATAGTCATGGATTATTCCTTTGTTGTAGCTAGCTCTAGAGTTCTTGCGAAAATCTCTTCCTTAAGGTCTAGATTACTACGAATATCCTCAACCATCGGATCTCTACCTTGCCACTTGAATTCTTCCCCATCCTTAGTGGTGTAATTGAACCAAGCACCACCACGACGAATGACCTTGAAGAGCACAGCCATGGTGATGATGTCCTTTACTAGATCGAACTCACCAGCATGGAATCCCTTTACAGAATCCAGGAAGTAGAAGTCTCCCATAGCAACAGACTTAGGCGCTGCTGCCTTGTTCTTCTCCATCAGGTATTTGTTGGTCTGCCCAACCTTTACCTTTCCAGCAATACCATCGACCTTTTCTTCAATCCACTCATCTCGGGATACAAGAACTCGCTGATAAAAGGCATAGTTCTTTGCCTTTCCTCCCGGAGTGGTAGTTGGGGTTCCATACGGAGAAAAAGAACCAACTGCATCACGCAATTGATTAACGAAGAAACCAATGTAAGGACGCTCCTTGTTGAATGTTCCTCCTACCTTGCGGAAGAACTGTCCAGTACGTCTTGCACCAAGAGTCATGGAGTTCTGATCCATGGTCTTCTCTTCCTCTTCAGAGGCAGCAAGAGCAGGATAACTATCAAGCACGATGCAGTCAAACTCATGGGAGAACGCAGCATCAAGTACCATCTGGTACGCCAACTCCATATTGCTGGTTGGCATAACGATTACACGAGAGTTGTCAACGCCATTCTTTTCTGCCCACTCCATGTCATAGTGCTCAGAAGCAACCCAGAATGTCATGAAGCTAGGATCTAATGCCTGATTAGCGGCAATAGTTCGCAGAATAATAGAAGTCTTTCCGTTACTCTCCTTACCATAAACCTCTACCCATTGATTTCCTGGCCATCCTCCACCTAACGCCACATCTAACGCCAGTAGACCAGAGGTAAACTTCTTTGGAATTACCATGTCGGATGCCATCGTAAGCAATGGCTTTCCGTCCTTCTCTAACTGCTTATTCATCTTTGCTAAGAAAGCAACAGCAGAATCACTCAAAGTATCTCCCTTAAATAGCGTAGGGGCCGGTAGAAACCTACTCTACCAGCCCCTACTGACATTGTCTAGTGTCTAGAACCAGTCAAAATCTCCGTCACCGAAGTACCAAATACCTCCGAGTGCCAGCAAGATAATGCCCAGCCATACAGGTCCATGGGACAACAGAACGATGACTCCTGCAATTACGCATATAAGTTCAAACATTCTTCGGCCAACCGTACATATTCTTCCAGGTCTCCATGTCACCTGTTGCAGCCACGTACTGAATGGTCAGCAGGAAAAGCTTAATCCGCTGGACATTCTCATAGAAATTATCGCTGCGCTCTTCCCAAATGACCTTCAGTGCGTCAAGCATTTTATCTCCTAAGCGACTAGATCAACTGTTTCGCAGCCTCCATCAGCAGTACAAGCTAGAGACTGTGTTCCTACTGTCTGATCGTACAATTCATACCAGCTAAGGTCTTCCCACGGAAGCTCCTTCGGCATGGCTGCTACTAAATCATCGTACTGTTCTCTTGTCAAGTCCTCGTAAGGAGCCTGCTTGTAAACGTGATCAGAGTACGGAAGAAATGCCACTCCAGAGATCTCATCGAAGTGCTTCCATACCCAAGCGGCTGTATCCAGCCACTCATCTTCCTTGATGGTGATCGTAACAGATGGCTTGTGCTCTGTAAAGTGTCGCTGATACGCAAGCCATAGATCCAGGTGAGGAATAGCACCAAGATCTGTACGAGTCAAAGCATTCTCTGGAGCTGCAACGGGGAATCCGAATACAACAGCAGAGGAATTCATTACATCATCTTCATAAGGAACTCCTGCGTCAATCATTAGACGAGTTAGAGGGTCCTTCTTATCGGCGCGTACATTTCTACGGTAATACTTTGCGTGCCAGGTGTGCATACCACTAGCAGCATTGGCTAGCTGAGAGGTAGTACCCTCTGGCTTCACACAAGTTACAGCAGCAGACGGAACGATGTCAAGCTTACGTGCCCACTGCTTATTGACAGCTACAGCTACCTTGCGCAGCTCATCAAGCCACGCATTCATGATGTCATGTCCTTCAGAACCATTCAAGACAGCGTGACCCATCTGTCCAGTCATGGACACACCTAGCAGACGCTCAGCCTCAGTATTCTCACGCCAAATAGGACGGAGATAGTTGAAATCAGTAAGCGTGGACTGAATAGTTCCGAAGATAGCAGCAGCCTTGATCTTATCCATAAGATCTAATAGAGAATCCTCTGGATTAACTACCACGGTTGATAGATTACAGAACTGATATGGTCGCAGGATGATTTCGGAGCAGGGATTTGTGCCGTAATCAATCGAATCGGATCTCTTTCCGTACTTTGCAGCCTGCTTTTGGGAGGCTTCTCTATTGAAAATACCTCTCTCGCCTGACTTGGAATCATAAATAGTCTTCCATTCCTGCATGAATACAGATTGTGTTGGACGCTTATCGTAAACCGCAGAGACGTTAGCCAGTCCACGGTACTGATGCTCAATGTACCACTCACCTGACTTAGCTGTGGCTAGATCCTGGTCATCAAGATCAGTCAGAGCAATCAGAGCGGAACGACGCACGCCACCTACGACTACAACAGATGCAATCTTGCAGACGATATCAAACACTTCAAGGGTGGTCAACTTACGACCGACAGCGTTGGTAAAGATCTTGGTGACGAACTCAAACAGTTCTACCAGCGGTTCAGGACCACTGGAACGGCCTCCAAACGTCTTCAGACGGCTGCCTGCGGGGCGAACACCACTGACATCCCATGTGGGTATGATCCCCACGTACAAGGCTGCCACAACGGCTCTCAGAGCCTTGGCCCAACCCTCTTTGGAGTCCTCTACAACGACGTGAAAATCAATAGTACGTAGATCACCACGACCAACGACAGGAAGTTTGTCAACGTATCTCTTTTCTACTGAGAAACCTACACCAGTTCCATTCATGAGAATATACAGCAGCTCATCGAAAGCCACTACGTCATCAATGGGTAGATAGGAACAGTTGTATCCAGCAATATTGGAACGCTCCAGTGCTGGACCAGCAGTCATCAGGGCACGCATTGAGCCCAAAGCTTCCAGCCCTACAAACTTCTCCCTAAGGAATGGGAGATCGGCTGACAAATCATAAGAATAATTCTCTGCTAGATGCTCTGATAGAAAATTGAGATATCTATCAGAACTCTCCTCCCAAAATTCTCTTCGTTGATTCTCCTCATCCCAGCGGGCGTATCGAGAAATGGCAATGAAAGACTGATATGGGCTCATATGTGTGGTCACGTTATACTACTCCGCTGGGATGAGTGGTTTATATTTACAGGTGTTCTCCGCCACCAGCATTCAGGGTGGCAATTGCGCCTTGCATTGTCTGATTATCTCCAGACTGGCGTGCTGGCTGTGCTTCTCCCGGCTTTGTCTGGAGACTTCTTTCTCCGTAGCCAGACTGCTCAAAGCGAGGGTGATATCCGCACTCTCCACAGGCGATAGCATATGACCCCATTGTCATGTACTTGTCGCTCCCACAGCCAGGACAGCGCCCACCTTCCTTAAGGCGGACGCTGGGAGTGTATTCCTGTTCCTGGCTAGGGATACTCTGAGAAGGCGGAGTTGCTGGGGGTATATTCGGTGAATTGTAAACCGGGTAGAGATCCCTTGACGGGAGTACCGCTGGCTTTACTTGTTCACCATTAAGTTTGTTCGCCCAAAAACTCATCTGTTTCTCCGTATTGTATTAATCCTTTTTGAAGCATATGAGAGACAACTGTTTCTGCAATAGCTGTTCCCAATTTCACATTGTGAATCCTGAATTTGAGTTTTTCTTCATCAGGCAACTCACTCATCATTTCGTCATTACGAATGAGTGCCAAAGAAGCGGACTCCGCTGCCATATAACACAGCAATGAGAAGTCCATACCAAAGGGAAGCATTGAATGCTTGCGAGTCCACATCTCTTTAGCTTCAGCTTCAAGGACATCAGGACTAGCAGGCTGTTGACCATACTTCCCTGGCTCATCACGCATTCGAGTGGGGCCAATCATGTCCCACATCATCGAACGGGAAAGTTCAGTGGTAAGCGCCTGCCACGGGTCAATGGGCGCGACAGGCGATACCTCTTCGAACGGATCTACCATTTATTCCTTCGCTTCCGACCATCTCTGGCACACTACGACATCACCAACATCCAATGGGACCTTGATGAGATCCTGAATTTCGCTACCAAGCATAGCTTCTCTAAGCATTTCACTGCCTTCCTCTGCTCTATCTTCCGGACAAAGAATGACAAGCTCATCGTGCACTGAAAGAATCATGTGGATCTCTCGACCTGGATTCTTCAGGGCATCTTCTGATAGTAGCTTATGCATCCGTACCATTGCAAGCTTGATGATGTCACCAAGCGAACCCTGAACCAGACTGTTGATGACCTGACGCTCACCTCTTGCGAGAATAGAACGCTCAGCTCTCCAAGGCTGGGAAGGATCATACCATTCCAGCTTCGGAGCCTCCCGACGTGCTACCTCAGGAAGAACCTCCCATACCCTACGCTTGCGACCCATGAGGGTACGAATGTGCGGGTCAGTCTTACGGCTCTTGGCAAGCTTCAGGATGTAATCCTTGAACTTGTAGATCTCAGGGAATGCCTTACGGTGATCCTCTAGAAGTTGTTCGGCTTCTTCCACCGTAATCTTCAGCGTCTTTGCAACCTTATCCTTTTGTGCTCCATAAACAATAGCGAAGTTCAGTGTCTTAGCTGCACTACGCATCCACTTCTCTACCTGATCAACTGGCACACCATAAACCAGCGCTGCTGTCTGAGTGTGCGCGTCAATCCCAGCATGGAAACCGTCGTACAGACCACCATATCCGATCATGGATGCCAGAATGCGCAGTTCCATCTGGCCATAGTCAGCCACAAGGAGCTTATATCCAGGCGGAGCCATGAACAGACCACGAATCTTCTTACCGAGATCGGTATCCGGTCGTGGGATGTTCTGTAGATTTGGTTCCCTAGAAGAGAATCGACCTGTAACAGTACCATACTGAACCAGGTCGGTGTGAATACGTCCATCAAAAATACGACACGGCTTATCACTCTCTTCGTCACCAATGTATCCGATGACATACGTGTTGAGAATCTTAGCCATTTCCTGGTATTCCAGGAGTGCATCTACTACAGGATTCCCTGCGTACTTCTCCAGGGTTTCCGCGTCAGTAGATGGGAGACCTGTCTTCTTAGAGAACTTGAGAGGCTTTAGTGCTTGCCCTCCCTCTTTCTTTTTCCCGAATAGGATCTCCTGCTTTTGGGGAACTGAGTTAATGTTGAATACTTTACCAGCAGCACGATAGATTTTTGCTTCGATCAATTCGAGCTGATGAGTCAGGTCAACCTTCAGTTCCTCAATCGCCTGTACGTCCACAGGAGCGCCGATCAGGCCCATTTGGCAGCAGACTTCCGTCACCTGGTTTTCAAGCCCGGAGATGTCCTGTAGAGCCTCTTCTAGCAGGCGTGGAGTGAACTTCCTCCACAGCAACCAGTCGTACCGAGCGTCAAGCAGGATGTACCGAGCAACAGAGGAGAACGGGTGAGCCTCAATGCACTTACCAACTTCCTCCTTGTCATAGTCTACGCTGTAGTACCACTTGATAAGCGTCTTGAGCTTCTTAGCAATGGGACGCTTAGGTCCCGCTGCCATCTGCCCAATGTTCTCATCAATGAGCCACTGCTGAACAATGGTGTCCTCAAAAGGACCAGGGATAATCTCATCGTAGTACTTAGCGATAGAGATTACGTCGAACGTTTCGTTATGCGCAATCTTCTTGATCTTAGGATTGAAGAATAGCGGACGAAGAATTTCGAATACCACGCTGGGCTTTAGCTGTACAGGTGGAGCATCGTAGATCGGAGGATGGCTGACAAACTTCTTTGTCTCGGCATCCTTCTTTCGGTGTGCTCGCTGTAGCAGTACATCCCCGTTGGGATGACCCATAGGGATAGCAATGGTACGTCCGTGTGTAGCAAGAGCAATCCACACCACGCTGTTCTGTGTCGGCACGCCACGAGTATTCGGGAGCGCTCCATCCATAGACTCAACGTCGAATGCAAAAGCATCCTGCCTCATGAAGTAAGCAACTTCTCTGCGAAGCTCTTCTTCAGTGAAGATTACGCCTTCCATTTAATCGATATCCTCTCCGGGTGCCATGAACTGAATGAAGTAGTAGTCGTATCCGTATTGTCCCTCCCTCTTGATGAGAACCATATCGTCCAGAGAATCCCAGTGCTCCCAAGAGTAGTCATCAAAGTGACCCTTCTTTTCCCACTCCTTCAGCTTTCCAAATGCTGTCTCGTATTCCCATGCGAACTGTACATCATCCTGATCATGCCTGCCATAGCCATCATAGACGTAGTGGCGGATCATCCAGATACCATCAGGTTCCATCGTTCCTCCTAAGTAAAAGAGCCCCTTGACCAGTAGGTGTAATCTACCAGCCAAGGGGCTCTTCGTCAATCACTAGCTGCGGTTACGCTTCTGGGGAAGATCAGAAGGCAGAACCTCAGCCGCTACGTCCTCAAGGTAGTCCAGAGTGTTGATGTAGACAACCTCAGCGCCGTAACGATCCTCATTCAGCTCTGCAATCTCTTCCTCGTTCAGAGGCTCAAGAGAGTGCTCCTCAATCAGGTAGCGAGAACGAAGGAAGCCAACGTTCGTACCTGGAGCGGAGCGACCAGCCACCTTGACGTGACGAACCTCAAAGTAGGAACCGATGTCGTCAAGCGCTGCCTTCTCCTCAGCGATAGTCTGAAGCTGAGAAGAAACCTCAGTGCCGAACGTCCAAGTCTTAACCTCAGTCGGATCGTCAACCAGGTCAACAACGTTCATGACGAAGGTCCAGGACGCACGAACACCAGCCGCACACAGCGGGCAACCGCTCTGAGTGCAAGTGTAGTAGCGGTTCTTGGAGTTGACGTAGTGTCGCTTGTACTTGACGGGCGGAGCGGCGTCAAGAATCTTGATAACGCGAGTACCAGCATCCTTCAGCTTGAGAACAGGTGCCTTAACAGTCTCGGCACGCTCCTCCTGCTTAGCACCCCAACCAGAGGAAACAGCAGAGCGAGTAACACGCGGAGCAGGGGTGTCAGCCTCATCAGAAGTGTAAACCTCGCGCTCAACGTCGTGCGGCATGTCCATGTTGGAAGTGTCAGCGTCAGAAGTGACACGGGTACGGGTGATCTTAGCCATTAATGTAGCTCCTTATTTGAATGCACTTGGGCATATAGGAAAGGTTATTACGGAAGGACACGAGTAATCAAGGAACCCTTGTTACTCGTCATTGAGCGAGCCCATGTAAGGTCTGCGCCCTGAATCTCGTTCAGCATATCAGAGATTTCCTCTCCGACTGCACTGAGATCCGAATCAGCGGGAACGTTCTTCTTAATGCTAGTGAAGACTGACATCTTCTCATACTGGACGACAGCGAGTTCCCAGCTCCTTGAGTAGGTGATCTCTAGCGTATCACCTTGCTCTGACACTGTCATCTTGTCGATCGGAATCACGTCTGCAACAGGCTCTGAAACAACTTCAGGGCTTTCTGTTGAAACAACGTCTCCGACAGCCTCTTTCCTTTGTCTGGCAGCCATACTCCCTCTTCCTTTGCGATCTTGACCAACCCCTCAACCATAGCACGGGTGTACATTCTGCGTCTACCCCGTGGGTCTGCGGAAGGCTTGGTGTATGGAGACTTGGGTAGGATACCGTCTTGCTCCCACTTGCGCAAGGTCACTGCTGACCTATTGCCTAGGGCCTTGCCCAACTGGCCGATGGAAAAGAACTCTTGCTCTTTCCCACCGACCAGAAAGGTAAAGGGTTTGGCATCCCACTTCTCGGTTTCCTTCTCCTGTGCCTTGTTCATCTGCTCAAAGAGCAGTGGAACTTGAGAACCTGGGAAGGTCTTTAGAAATCTATCGATTTGGTCAGATGCCAATTAGTACCCACAATCATAGTCAAACTGAACGACAGACTCCGGAGTAACTACAATCTTGGTGTCATTACCGAATACAGAACGCAAGGCATCCTCAAATGCTCCATCATCAACAGGAACGTTGACCTTCAGTATCCAGGCACCGTCAGGGTGTGAACTGTAGTGCTCATAGTCGTATTCGTCGTAATAGATATCCTCATCAGGATAGGCGATTTCCATATCCGGCTCAGACTCCTCTAGCCAGGCACGCGCAACTTCCGCGTTGGAAGTCAGCTTAGCCTCACGAACAGAGAACTCGCAAGGCTCTCCGTCGTTCCAACCAGGAGTGTACTGTTCCCACATGACTGCCTTGACACCCTGCTCAAAGGCTAGCTTAAAGTAGGGGTACAGCTCCTCAATGGGCTTCTGAATAGCACGAGACCAACCGCCGTAGCTTCCCTTTACTGCCATACCCATAAACACAGTACTGTTACCCATTTACTCTCCCTTATTGAATACGTCATTAAAGTTGCCAACTTCTTTGCGAATTGCCCCAGACATCCAACGAGTTTCATCAGAATTGTGTGGGATATTCTTCAGGTAATGCTCAGGACTTGGAAGGAATCCCAGATCCTCTACGATGTGCCGTTCTGCAATGAGACGAACAGGCACTTGAATTGTCTTAGTGTTCTTCTGAACAGCAATAGTCTTACCGAATAGATCCTCACACAGGTAAACACCTAGCGTGTGATGATACATGGCGCGATGACGATAGTCACCGAATGTCTTCTTAGAGGAGTCAATGAATTCCTCAATAGGAAGATAGTCTTCTGGGGTACCGCCCCACTTGTGTGAGGCGGACACCGCATGATACCAGCTATTCAATTACTCGTACCTCATCGATCTCAAAGTTCTCCATGAAATGGTTCTCCAGATCAAAGTAGAGCTGATCGATAATGGGCTGCCAGTCTTCCAGCTCATCGGACTCAGCAATGGCGCGCTCAAGCTCAGGAGTGAGCGGAACGTACATGTTAGAGAAGCCCCAGAAGCTCACTACAGCAGTTCTCATCGGCCGTACTCCTTAACCTCAGCCTTGTAGGTCTTGTGCTCACCCTTGGCCCACTTGTACAGCTCCTCAGTGAATCCCCAGTCCGCGCGAAGCAGGTCAAGAGTCACGATGAAGTCAAGCAGCTCATCATTCGTAAGCTGATCAGACAACTCACGAGCAATGTACTCAGGGTCAAGAGGGATTACTACACTGAATTCCACTATGCCTCCACGATTTCGAAATACTTATCAAGGTGAGCTTCGCACACGAGATCGACTTCATCCTCGTAATACCAAGCGTTGCGCATCATGTGCCCGTGATCCTCTTCCACACTGCGACACTTGACGAGATAGTACACTTCCTGGTCATCCGGGTCAATCCAGATAGCCATGATCTCAATGGTTGCTGCGTTTCGGCCTACCTCAAACTCGTTATTGAGGAATTGCCCAACCTCATACACTAACAGCCTCCCAAGCAACGGTAGTGATCTCAACAGGATGAACCTGAGTGGCCTCTACGTATCCGCGAGAGTCTTCCCATCGATCCTGTCCGTCTTGCATCTCGGTAGCAGGGTCCATGTAGTCAACCATGTAATGGTTTCCATCATCAGCCAGGAATACCAGCTCAAGAACGGAATACCAACGACGCTTGTCTACAGTTTCCTCATGGATAGCGCCCCATGGAAGGTCATACTGCTCTTCTAGTTCTTCTACAGTGAAGTTCCTGGTAATTGGTGCCATGCTATTCCTCTCTAGTTATCCATAACCACTCCCACATAGTGGGAATGATTAAAGCTACTAGCAGTGATAGTCCACAACGGTGATAGCAAGGTTAGCTATCGGCTCTACGTCACGAAGGTAGTTCCAGTAATCATAGGCAGGATTCGGGGGGAATACAGAGTTGGGATCGCCATCCTCATAACCCACACCATCCTTGTTGTACGTCTCTCGCTTGATGAACTCGCCATCAAGAGTCAGATAGGAATACGGACCGCTATCCATCCAATCATACTTACCATGATTGCGCAAGGAAAGAGCATAGCCGATGGAAACAGTATTGACAGAACTTGTAGTAGAGACAACTCCTTCAAAGAACTTGCGCGCCTCACTGGTCTCCCAGTAGTTATCCCAGCGTCCACCGATAACCCACCAATCCCAGTAACCCTGAGGATTCCAGGTGCTCAGCTTATAAGCGCCCTTCTCATCGGTGTAGGTGACAGAATTACTCCAGGAGAACGGGATCACATCGTTAGGGTCATCACCTTCGTGATAGCCCTTCTCGGCATACCATGCATTCGCGCTAGCAATCTCCTTCTCGCTGTAGTAATCCTTATACTCAGGAACTTCCAGCTCCTCATAAAAAGGAGTCATCTTTTCCGTGATGTATTCCTCCACATCAACATCAGCAGGATGAATAACGTGCAGTACGTAGTGCATATTCTCTCCTCTAGTAGTCCATAGACAGAGCTAGGTTTCCCTAGCCCTGACTAAAGCATACTAGCGGTGACGACGAGTCGTAGTACGACGCTTGGTGGTCGTGTGCTTCGTAGTCGTAGTGTGCTTGGTGGTGGTACGAGAACCATTGCTGTGAACAGTGGTAGTCGTGTTGTGCTGAACAGTCACGTGGTGCGAGGTGACGTAGCTGCTGCTGACGTGGTGCACAGGGTGCAGGTGGTTATTGTACAGACTTGTGTGGCTGTGGTAGTAGCGGTAAGGAACGTAGACGTAGTGTCCGTGATCCCATACCTGCTCATACCCACCGTCGCTGTATCCGCCGTTACCACACGCAGTAGCACCGGTCAGGATGACAGCAGCCGTACCGACAGCAGCAAGAAACTTCTTCAACGTTCTCTCCCTTGTGAGTTATACCTTTGTTGGATTGAAGCTCCACGATACAGTCACATCAAAGAAGCTGTCAAGCTCCTCTTGACTGATCATGTCTTGCACGAACAGGTCCCACAGTACATCCTGATCGACGTGTTGTACAGTCACGATCACACCGGAATTTGAGACAAGATCATCCCAACCCATCCAATGCTCATCCTCACTGTTCGCACGCTCCGTCAGGAAGTCGATGACGCGCTGTTCGTTGAGAACCTTACTCACCTTCTTGGTCTTTTGCAAGCTTGCGTACTCCTTGCCGTTGACCTTCAGGGGTTCTGCGAACGGTATCACATGAGAGCCGCGAGTGTTAGTGTCTGCATCCCGTAGGTACGGTTCCAACTCTCGCTTGATGCCCTCTTGCAGAGCCTTTCTATCAGCTATCTCCTGGTTGAGCAAGAGGTACGCTGCCACCTTGGCCTTGATGGATGTATCAGATGTTAAGGCCATATGCTCTCCTAGTAATCACAATGTTGTTGTCGGAAGTGCGTAGCTGACGATCCAAATACTTGGACAGCTCATCAACGTCATCAAAGGTGAGATTAGACTGAGCAATTCCAGACTTCATACTCACATCGAAATAGGTATCAGGACGCTTACGGAAGCGAATAGGAGAACCAACAGAGATACCTCCGAAGTGCGGAGGATTCAACCATCTATCAGAGCCAGCCAACTTGAACTGCACATTCTGATCAGAAAGGTAAGGAGCAATTCCGGGAGAGGTAGGCTCTTCCTTACGAATGGCCGCGAACTGTCCCTCTGCCAGCATAGAAGAAACCTTCGCCATGGCCTCAGTCTTGTCTCCAGATGTCAGAACCTTCTTGTCAAAGGAATCAGTGACCACATACTTAATCACTGGAGCTACACGAAACTCAGTACCAGAAGGAAACTCTGTGAGAGTTCCACAGTCGGCCCACTCGTTGTAATTCTCCTCAACCTTCCACGAAGGAAGCTGAGCCTTCAGCGTACGATACTGCACGCCATTAAGTACAGACATGTTTATTCTCCAAAGTAGTCCTTCAAGAACTGTGTTAGGTTTCTTGCTTCATTAGTTACTTTACCATCCGGGTCTGACATTCCAGTTAACACACCCCGGCTTACACGAGCCTTGTAATCTAGTCTCGATTTCTGATACTCCTCAATGGAATCCCTGACAATAAGGTTGTCAATAAATACATTTCGGAATGTGGAAGAAGCTCTTACGTGTCTTCCATTTCTCTGCTTGAATGTCCCCGAACTCATAGGCATATCGTAGTTAATCAAATGAGATGCCATGTACAAGTCCACACCATAGCCACCGGCATCAGAGGACAGGAAGACTCTAGCATCCTCAGAGAACTTTCGGATGGCATCGGCTCTCTGAGTACCGTTCAAACCACCATGAAACAGCACAGGATTGTACTTGTCAAGCCCTTCTGCCAGGAGTGGGAGCACTCCACGGAACCTAGCGAAGACGATGATCTTGTGTTCCGGATTCTCTTCCAGATACTCCGTAGCCAGATCTAGGCACGCCTCTAGCTTAGCCCCATGAGAGCCCTCAGGTGGCAGTCTCCCAGCCTCTAAGAGCGTGTGTGCGTACTTGGACCCACTAGGGTCTGAGGGGTCCGCATACGCCCGTGCAGAGCCTTCTAATAGTGTCGGGTCATCCAAGAGGAGATGTAACGCGAGAAGCCTTCCGGTGATAGCTCCCATGCTGGAATTGTCCTCACTCTTTTCCCCTGCATAGTATCGCGCAAGGTCTTTACTGACTGAGGGACCAGCACCATAGAGTTCTCGTAGGAGTTCTCTGGCGATTTGGTTATAGAGTCTTCTGGTTTCATCGTCCATTTCCACATAGGCGTTGTACTCTTCTACGGTTGGCATGAATGACGCTACGTCAGGATCGTCTCTCCTCTTTGAGATACAAGCTGTCATAAGTCGTGCATTTAGTTCAGGCATATTCTTATAGCCTGTGATGATATTGAATGAATTACGGATGATGTAATTCTCTTCAAAGAATTGCCAATTACCTAGAACGGAATCGTCAATCCATTGCATGATAGAGAATAGTTCTTCTGCCTTTCCATTCTCTACAGGTTCAGCAGTTAATCCAATTCGGTACTTCGGCTTTAGCTTTTTAATTGCTTTTGTCTGCTGAGTTCCGAAGTTCTTTATCGACGTTACTTCGTCTACTAGCACCAGCTCTGGATTTAGTTGCTTTACGAACTCTAGGTCTTTCACTACTTGGCGGATTCCCATTATCAGATACGCCGGTCTCTGTTGGAGACATGCAGTGTAAACAGCCTTCCTCTTGGCAGGGGACAATGATCCATCCACCACTTGGATTGACTGTTCGTCTGTGAACTGCTCTATCCTCTCCTTCCATTGCACTGTCAAACTGCTGCTCATAATCAGAAGGGAACATTTAACATCACCTTTATCTCTTAGTTCTTCTATCGCGGCTATGGATACTACGGTCTTCCCTGTACCCAAATCCAACGCCAATAGGGCCTTACCCCTTTCTAGGATAAGGCCCTTGGCTTGTTCTTGGTACTCGCGTAATTCGCCCTTAAAAGTCATGGGCGATAGTTTAGCAGGCTTTTCGCTCTGAGTATAGCCTTCTGGATATCCTTATCGGTTACTCCTTCAGTACCCAGATCCTTTGCCCACGGAATATGCGAGTAGTCTGCGAACTTGATTCGCTTTCCACTCTTGAGGTATCGCTGTCTCAGTTCCCACATCTTCGCTAGGCCAACTTCATCGTTGTCCAGTGCGAAGATTACAATCTCTGCTCTATCGAATAGGAGATCAAGCTGTCGCTCAGTTACTCCTACACCAAAAGAAGAGACGCCACCACCAATACCAGCAGTGTGTAGACGGAGACAATCGAGAGGACTTTCCAGTAGTACTGCCGTTGAGCCATTTAGTGTCTCGATTCCGAATAGAGTGTCACCCTTGGGAACTCGCGCTGGCTTATTACAGAACCAGCCTGCACCCTTTTCCTGGTATCCCCATAGTGCCCCAGTATCAGGGTCACGTATGGGGAGAATCCAGTTGTCTCGTTCAGAGTCCCAGAGGACACCGTAGTGGGTTACCGCTCCCGAAGATACTCTTCGTCCGTCCAGTGCCGAGTGCGGTGGAGCATTGAAGAGCGCCAGTCGTGCTTCATTCCACGCTGGTACCCCCGCGTCTCGTTCGAGATCAGAAGTCCGCCCTTTGGAATCAGCCAGAATTCGTCGTAGTCGCTGGACTCCACCACGATTACGGACCCATTGTTCTGCATCAGATCGATCATATCCCTTAACCTCCTGGACTAGGTAAACGAATGAACCACTGAAACCACACGCGAAACAGGAATGCTGACCTGTCTCGATATTAACTGACCACTTGTTAGGGCGGGTGTTGTGCTTACCCACCCTTTCAAAGTGTCCTGGACAAATAGCCCAAGCTTCTTCATGGATGATTCTTACAACGTCAATTCCAAGCTCTTCCAGACAGGCTAGAACATCGCCTGGAGTAGGTGTTCCTCGGTTATTCCAACCGTTAGAAACCCCCTGAGAACGCTGAGGTGTCTTCATCCATTAGCTCCCGATCAATGTCATCGTCCAGATCAAAGCCTTCCAGCTCTGTGAACTCTCCTGTGTCGTAGTCAAACAGTAGCACGATCTCACATGGTGCACAAGAACGGGAGAGAAGGATCTTCATCTTCCGCATCTTCGTGTCCTCTGTACGCTCAATACCAATAACCGTGTTGCTGTACTGGACGAACGCACGAGAGCCCATGATGGAGTCGTTGTTCAGCGTCTCTCCCTTGGTACGAGCGGGAGTGGACTGCGTTACCGCGACAATGCAGATACTACGTCGCATCGCCAGAAACTTCAAGCCCGAGACGATGTTGGCAAGCGCAAGAGGAGTTCCCTTGTTCTCGCCCCGCTCATCCTCCATCATATATACACCATCTACGATCACGATGTCAGGCTTGAAGATGTCGATCTTCGCACCAATAGATGTAACGGTCATGCAATCTTCCGAGATCAGCATAGGCGGAAGCTCTTCGGTCTTTCGGATACCTTCCTGAAGAGCTGTCCACTGAGCGTGATCAATCTGACCACTGTTCAGAAGGTTGTCGTTGAAACCAGCACGATAAGCATCAAGCCTACGTGTCTGTTCGTCAACCGTCTGCTCGTACGTCAGATACATTACACGATATCCGTCTTCCTGAATATTCATGGCAATCTTCATCGCCAAGGAAGACTTGGACGCCTTAGCCAGACCTGTGATAGTCACAAGCTGACCAGGCTGAAGGCCCTGTGTGGCCTTGTCGATCGTTGGGAAGCCTGTGGCGGCACCAACTAGCGTCCCAGGGTTGTTCTTGCGTTCTAGGTACCGCTCAAGCCTCTCAGTACCCGTTGTGGTGACATCCTCATCCCTAGGGTTGGGGATAGCAGTGTGCGCCTTGGAGACAGTAACACCCAGGATGTTGACAGCGGCGTCGATGTCTCCCGCGTCATAGGCATCGTTGAACATATCAAGGTTCTCAGCGAGAACTCCGGAAATGTACTGACGCTCTACACGCTTCTTAATATCCTCCCACGGTTCAGCAACCTCAATGAGCTTGAGAGGCTTCTTTTCTGTGGGAGTTTTGAAGTCCATCATAAACACACGCTGAGTAGGTACGGAACCAATTTCAGCATAGTAATTCCTGATGAACTCAAACGCTGCTCTGTAATCAGGATCGTTCAAGAAATACGGAGGAACATCAGCGACTTCCGTCATGTCCTGATCTTGAATGATCTTAGAAATGAACATCTTCTCGACATTGAATGTCGCCAAAATACATCCTCCTAAGCCAGAAGTTGAATCAAGTTGATCTGCTCAGGCGTACAGTAACGGCTCTTGCTTCCCCAAGTCAAGGTGCGCTTAGGGTCAGGGTCCAGTACGCCAATGATGGCAGGATCGTATGTCAGATCAGCTAGTAGCGTCTCTGTATCGTAGTAGTGTACGTCACCGAACAATAGATTTCTACCGTCCAGTTTATCTCTGATTGCTGAAACAAAACCGGGATCTATAAAGGTGATCACGTCTACTCTGAAACGCTGTCGCCAATACAGATCCCGGATTCCTTGCGAAGTCTTGATATTCAATTGGTAATGGTCTGCAACCTGTTCCCACTTTTTCCTTTTCCGCGCCAACAGCTCTGCGGTTCGGTCCTTGGGTGATGTCGGTGGCAGACCAATTAATCCTTCGAATACGATATAGACTCTGGGGAGAGTTTCAGAACTTAACTCACCCTTCCTCACTCAACATCGCCTCAATCTGCGCATGAATACGATCCGAATAGAACTGAATCCATCGGTCGTCCATCTCTTCCAGTGTCAGTGGGTCGGAAGCTACACTCTCATCCTCAGGTACCCAGTCGTCAGGGTCCTCTCCACCGTACAGCACGTTAGACATTTTGTGTCTCCTCGTAAGTTCCATTGCAGCAACCATCACAGCCATGGACTCCCATGCCGTGACTACCTTGTCGTGCATAAAAGGCTACACTATCCGGATCACTGTGTCCAATACCATGATCGCAAAAGCGCTCAGCGAACCCATGGGGTTTACCACTGAACGGACTTCCTACACGAAGTATCAGCTTAGCATCTTTCATCGGGTGATCAGAAGGGTTGTGGATGGTGCAATGCGTTCCCTCACAAAGAGAAGCCTTATGCACCTTCCACACCGTTCCGGAGTCATCTGTGAGACGATCGTAGGACCAGCGCTTATTCTGTTGTAGCTTCATCTAGGATCAATCTCACAATAGATGGCGTTCCCCTTACTCTGATTGATTACTCGGTGGGGATTCTTAGTGTGCTTTGCGGAAGTCCGGCAGATATTAGATCCACCGGACTTCCGTACCCGATGCACGTCATGCCAATTCCCATTCATCTTGACCTGGAGCATGTATGTGTCATCTCTGTCATGCGTTACAGCCATTAGAAATCTCCGTCTGCCACCTGGAGAACCTTGATCCCCAGCTTACGAATACGTCGGACAACCCTGTTGCGGTCATCCAGCCACACGTGAACACGGTACTCGTCACGCACGTACTTGTCAAACAGGTGTTGCTTGACATCCGCATCGTTGATTCCCTGCATGTCAGCCGGACGCATGAACAGGTGATCAAACGTCACACCATGCCCATGCAGCCAATCCGCAGTGTCCTGACGGACGTTGTTGATATCCGGACGACCAGACATAATGATGATCTCGTATCCATCATCAGCGTACAGGTTGACCAGATTGATAATCGACTGGAACGGACCATCAGTCAGCACGCGGCTGTAGTCGTACGGAGAGCGCGCAATGTGCTCAGCAAGGGTTCCGTCCACGTCCACCACGATAGCCGCAGAGGAGCCGTCCTGAGGCACGTACAGAGGCGACAGGACCACATCGTTCATGAACTCAGGGGTCAGCCTCCAAGGCTTCTGGAGCTGTCGCGCCATATTCCGGATGACAGTCTCACCAACCGGCTCATCTCGCTGTGAATCGCGCTCAATGCAGGTCTCTACAGGAACATTGGTGAAGTCAGCAACAAGGAATTCCACATCCCCGTCAAAAAGCTTCTTGATTCGAGTAGGAGATTTCTTGTTCAGGTTGGTGTCGTGAACAATAACGTCCTTACCTTCCTTGATAGCACGAACGATAATGTCATCCTGAATCTTGGATACCAGATCCTCCTGACCCTTAGTGCCGACAGGAAAGCATCCAATCATTGCACGAATATCATCACGAGAAACCAGAACGATCTGCTCAGGGTCCTGCATCTGATGAGCAGTTGCCCACGTGCTCTTACCCGATCCCGGAAGACCAGTGGTCAGGATAATCTTGCGCATTATTTCTCCTTAACTTGCTCTCTAGTGGCGTCTAATATTGCTTTGAAATCTTTTCGGTGCCAGACTAATCGTTCTAGTATATTCATAGACATACCAGCAGCGATACCAGCTATTAATGCGATTAGAAATTCGTGCACAAGATCTCCTTGTTAGATAAATCCAAAAGGACTCTCAGCATACTGAGAATCCCTTTGAATTGACCTTACTTAGCGTGCAGCTTCTTCAGAATTGCCGGGTCCATCGGCTGAGCGGGCATCTCAATAGCCTTGAGACTAAGCGGAGAAGACTCTATCATGACCGTTGCAGCCGTTACACAGGACTGGTGGTAACCACCCTGAGCATCGAACCAGAAGATACCATCACTGCCACATGCGCTACCACCATAGGATAGGTCATCCTGCGGCATCGGAACAGCCTGAGATCCATCATTGTACTGACCGATCTTGTAAATACCATCGGTAGCAGTCATCTGCGAATCCATGGAACTGATCTTACCCTTAACCGTAGAGAAGAACACCTCACTGCGACCGCTCGGGAAGATGTAAATGTACTGAGTCTTGCTCTCGTCATTCAGGAACAGATCCCGCTCACGCAGCATCTTCAGCTCCAGAGGATTGTGCATCTGAGAAGCAGGGTACTGATTCTCAACGTTCTTCAGCGCCTCGTTGTACGCCTTGATCGTCTCCTGCTCATTCTGGTTCTGAATCTGATTGACGCTCTTTACATCCTGGCCAACCTTCGGAGAAGAACCACCATCACCCATACACGCGGTAGAAGTACCCGCGATGAGAGCGACAGCACCAGCAGCCAGAGCGATACGCTTGCCATTCATTTATTTGCCTCCTGTTTGGAATTTAGTTGCAGGTGTCGGTGTCGAACTGTGTAGGAAGCGTATCAGGCTTCCAGTCCTTCATCAAGGGCTGAGTCTGGAGACCGTTGTAGGTCTGGACATCCTCATTACAGGCAGTCTGAGCGGTCAGGATGAATCCCTGAGGGTCTGAATCCTTGTAGGTGCTCCGAACGGTGGCAAGGTTCGCCACGTCGCGCTGTACGTCCTTGTAGGCAGCCTGCCAAGTACCCGCAGCAGCCACACGGTTAGAGACTTCCTGGTTCTGCTTGTGCTCTTGACCGTTGTTGTAGGTACCGCTGAAGATCACACCACCAGCCCAAAGGCCAACAGGCAGACCCACAAGCAGCAGAGCCCCACCGGTAATAGCAGCAGCAACAGCGAGCTTGCTTGGATCATTCTTTGACACTAGTTTTCCTCCTTGTTAGATAATTCCAAGGGGTGCCGCATACGAGATGCGGAACCCTTTGAAACGACCTACAGATCAAGAGCGGCACGAACAGAATTCACCGCATCATCATAGCCCTCTTCATAACCAGCCTCTCGGCCATTGTCATAACCAGAGTCATAGCCTCGGTCGTAGTGGACGTTCTCTTCGTCCTCCTGACCCTCAGCGTACGCCTCATTGAAGAAGCGGTCAAGGAAGTCACTCAGCGCCTCCTCAAGGTTACGAGCGTCATACGGATTATCAGGGATCGTAACCCCGTGATCCGTAAGCGCACCGACAATCTCAACTACTCCCTTGTAAGCATCCATCTTAGAACTCCTTCTCCTCGCTGTACTTGCTCTCGGCCTTGTTCAGCATATCCGCTACTGTCTCTTCAAGCAACTCGAACTCTGCGAAGCAGTCAACCATCTCGGCCCATGCTTCCTTCAGAGCCTCAGGCACATCGTAGTCCTCAATGTCTCGAAGACCGTACTCCAGTACCGAGACGATTCCACCCTCCCAATCGATCTTGGAGAGCAGGTCAAAGATGTTGTACGATTCCCTCATTTAATCCTCAGTCTTTCGTGTGTCAGGACCCACAATAACCAGTGGATCAAAAGCATCGTAACGGAAGCTGTCGAAAGACTCTCCATAGGTCTCTGAGATACGGGACAGACTTACGTTCGTAGTAACAATGGTCGGTCGTGCTGCCTCATACCTTACACGAAGCAGCTCATGCAGGGAAGACTCAGTGAAGCCAGAGGATGTGCGGTGCTCCTGTCCAATATCGTCAAGGACAACAAGCGACGACAGCTCAACCAGCTTCAGAATCTTGCGAGCCTTCACCTTCTCTTCAGTATCTTCCTTGACGAAGGTGTCTGTCAATGCCTTCTTCCAATCGGAGAACCGAATGTAGAAGACACGGTATGACGGACTACGATACTGAATTTCGGTCAGAATAGCATTAGCCAGAGTAGACTTCCTAGTCCCATTACGACCAGCCAGGAGAAGACCACGGCCAATATTAGAACGATCAGCCGGAAATATACCGGCAGCGGCTCGTTTGGAGGATACATACCTCTCCTCAAAATTGTCAACGAATTCGGCCGCCGCACGCTTGGCAACTACGCCAGACTGGTGCGGATGATTGTACTCTTCCAGGCGAGTGCCACGGAACTTGATGGGAATGTTAGCCTGCTCCCAACGCTGGGCATAAAACTCATCAGAGAGCTTAGGTGTCACCATGCTTCTGTTCCCACTCCTCTTCAATAAGGTCCCATTCGCTCTTAGCAGCGACAGGATTGAGCCTAGCAGATATCTGCTCAGCCTGATTCAGGAAGTCTGTCCATCCAGGGTTCCTACCCCTCAAAGATGCGTCCTCCATGTACAGGTCGATCATAGCCTTGACTGTATCAGAGTCCGTGCGAGACTTCCACTTGGCAAACTGACCAGCTAGGGCACGGACATTGACCATGCCAAATCCGGAATGCCATGTAGCTCCAATGAATTTATCCTGGAAATACTTGGCAAGTTCTACTGAATTAAAAGACGACTTAACGGGGATCTCCTCTTCCTTTGGAGATCCCCACAAGTCGTCCCAAAGATCTTGGGCTGTCATTATTCTCCTGTAAGTGAATTCACATGTCGAACCCTGAGAGAGACATCAGTAGGAGAGTCATCCATGTACAGGTAATAAGTTCCCTTGCTAATGAATTCCCACTTAAAGGTGCCAGGCTCCTCAGCATCCTCATCACCAGATTGCCACTTGTCATAGAAGGCATCCTTGTAATCCTGAATACCACAGAACTCAGCGTACGGCTGAGTGTCATACAACTGATTACCTGCCCATTCAGGCCAGGTCTCCATGATGATTTCAAAGACAAACTCAGACGTCTCGTTCTGCATTCTGCTTTTCCCTTTCAATCAAGTAGTCAAGATAGTGCCGAGCCTTCTCAAGATCCTCTAGACCATTCTTGGCTCGGTAGCGCATGACGTACTTAATCACGTTACCTTCCCAGAAGTCAAGGGCTCCACGGGCAATCACTTCCCAGGGCTGAATACCTAGCGTCTCATAGTGATTGCCTCCCACCTGCTTAGCCGTAATCTCAGGAGTAAACTCATGGAATCCATGAGGATTACAGCCTGTAGGCTTTCCCATGTGGGCACCCTCAGGACACCCACAAGTACACTTCTTTTTCTCCATTAACCGTCCTTAAGAATTCGAGTGAACGTGTCCATGATCTTACCGAACGAACCGGTAAGCTCCTTGATGTTCTGACTCAGCTCAGCAAGATCATCACGAGAGACAGCAACCATGTTGCGCTTCTCCACCTTGGCGTGAGCCTCATTCACCTCAGACCATACGTCCTTCTCGGGAGTAACGTCAACGGTAGCAGACAGGATGTTGCCTGTAGGCAGCGGAGCACGGAAGGGATTGGGACCAACCTTGATGAACTCGGTACCCGCAACCTCTACGACAGTACCAGCAGGAGCGTCCTCAAGGGGCTTCTCATCCTCTACAACGAGAGGAGTGGCCTCTTCCTTCTCCACCTTCTTCTGAGTCCTCTTACGGGGCGCTGGAGCCTTCTTGGCAGGCTTGGGCTTAGCGGCTTCCTCAGCACGCCGCTTGTCCTCAAACTCCTGCTTAAGGCGCTCCTCCTTCAGAATCTCATCAGTAGATTTGTATCCCTCAAAGGAATCAATAAGTCCCTCACAGAGATTCAGCGTGGAAAGCCACTGGTAGTTCTTGGCATCCCCGATGATTTCGAAATCGGAAAGAGCATTGTTGCCCTGCTCATAAGTGTTCTCAGGATTATATGCGTGAATGAAGGCAGTATCATCCCCAGCCTTGTGCCGTTCGGTAAGCAGAGACAGACCAGTCTCAAGCGCCTCACGCTCATCCTCCACCTTGACGAACCAATCGCCTGGAAGAGCAGAGATCTCCTTAGACATCGGCATACCCTGAGGGTGCACGATCGTGAACTTGAACTCCCACTCCATGCCCAGCTTGATAAGGTTGCGGATACCGCCACCCATCTGAGACAGAAGGGGAAGAATAACGTGAACCTCTCGCTCCTCAACGGGACCGAAGATCCACTCAGCCATGGACTCTTCCAGGTGCTGCATAGTAACATTGCCGGAACCTGCAACCATGATGGTCAGGTCGGTAGAGAAGTCGCGGGTCATTCGTGCCTCCTTGGCGATTAGTTTCGTTTACGACTGTAAGGGTTGATCTTGGGTCTGTCAAGGCGGCGGTGGAATATTCGATCTCCGACGCTTGACGGAACTATGTACAGACGGTACACCCTGTGTGACCAGTCCATGAAGTAGTAGAACCGTACCAGAGATCGCAGCAATCAGTATGTACTGGTGCGGTGCATGAAGAGCAAGGTAGGCCAGGAGAGGTATCACTGTCAAGTGCACCAGCCAATCGGGTACCCACGATACGCGCGGATAAATATAGACTTTGATGAAGACCCAAGCCCACAATACGGCTAGGGACGCTATGATAAGTTCCATGTTTCTCCTTAGGTAGGTGACACAGCATAGCAGACTTGACGGATGCTCGGTACGGTTGTACCCTAACTAACATATATGTATATAAATAAAAAAGAGAGACATAGATAATCTATGTCTCTCTTTTAGTTATGGAGCTATTTAATTGGTTGAGCAAACTGTAGTTGGTAATACTCCCCTACAGGTAATACTGAAGATAAAGCATTGTTTAGTCTAAGGAACTTGTTGTTGTAGTCCTTGTAATAGTAAGAGCGACTATTGTTAGCTGCTCCACCAGCTTCCCACTTGTAATCAGCAGAAGCAAAGCCACCATCGAAGTACCCCTGGTAATCCAGAGCCTCTTCAACCATGATTGAATCTACCCAGAAAGTGAATGGAGCCTGAGAAAGACTTGAGAATAGTACGTAGAAGTGCAAGTAGTATTCACTCAGTCCTGTTGGGGGAACTGTGTACTGAACCTGAATTCTAGTCCAATCCCCATCAATATTCTCTGGACTAGTTATCTTCTGTGTATTAGTGCTTACACCTAGCAATCCCAAACCGTTGCTATCTCTGAAGTCCATCAAAACATCTGGGCAATTAGGTCCCTGGTTAATCCAAGCTGTAATTGTGTAGGTATGTCCTACCTTCAACCCTTGGATAACAGGTTGTCTTGATCCACCATTGAAGTTAGCTTGTGTAGCTGCACCAATCTTGGAACCTGGACTTCCTGTGTACGTACCACTAGGAGGAACAAGACTTACTCTGATAGATCCGGCAGAGTGATATCCAACTGTGTTATCCCATGCGAATGTCGCAGAGTTAGGGCTACCGGAGATTCCCACGTTACCCTGGAACCAGTTAGCAGTGCCTGTATTGAATCCTGAATTCAGAACGTAGTTAACACGATCAGCCTTCACATTGATCTTCGCAGTTCTCGGATGTTCGTAAGCAGACGGACGCTCAGTGAATCCGATAGAAGCTGTGGTGATTGAGTTATTGCTGGTGTAAACGACTTCAGTAGGCGGGTTAATAGACGATGTCTGGATAACTGGAACAACTGCTACGAATGCAGCATTGGTTGGCGTAGTAGAGATGTCCGAATAGACAACTCCTTGACGCCATACATTTCCACCAGGATGGGTATTCTTGTTGGTGATTACTGGCTGTAGATATGTAGTAGCTGAAAGGATATTAAAGTTTGAGTCATAAAACACGAGCGCCGCGTACCAAATGGTATTAGCTCTCGTTGTAGCGATATATACAGAACCGAATAGGGCTTCAGGATCTCCGAAATCATCGTATTTAACGGGAACCATTCCCTTTGCCTGCGGAATTACGTAGTAACCGAAGTTACCATCACCCAGGGTATTTACAGTAGATACGCTGGTCATCTTTCCGGAATATTGACCGTTCAATGCGTGATCAGTACTGCGTACAATGCTGCATCCTGAGCCTGAGTACGCACAGCCATCTGTGTACAACGAAGCTACAAGAGGTAGACGGTTGTCCAGTCCTGAGGTAGTCTCCATCTGTACATTGGTCATCAGGTCTGACACGGTGTCAGGAGTGAAGCCTACGTTGTATCGCACGTTTGCATATGCCGCTGGTGGGAAATAACTTCCATCACGGTAAGGCATAGGTGCAGCAACAGGGTTCACTACTGGTTGCCAGTTAGCCGACACGATAGGAGTTGATCCTACGATAGAAGTAATATTCGTTGGTGCCCACTGGTTAGTAATCAATGGGTCAACAGTTTGTGTGTTAAATGTATAAGCAAAATCTGTTAGTCCACCTTCAGGAATTCCTAAGGTGGCTGTGAATTGTGCCTTAAAGCCTGCTCTACCATTCACACGTCCAGAAAGTGCATTCGGATCTGTGATGATATATGCACCAGTAATAGAAGAAACTCCATTGACAGAGCCCTTCAATTGCAGGTTAGTAGATGGAACATTTATGTTTGATACATAGGCTAGATTTCCCGGATTCTCAATCGCATTGAATCCTGCAAAAATCGTTACAGTTACCGCAGTGATATCCCAGTTGAATCCTACGAATCCTTGTTCAGTCCACGTACTTCCATCTGGAGATGTATCAAAGAAAATATTGACTGGATCTTCGTTGCGAATTCTCCAATAGGCGTGGGCCACGGGGTCATAAGCAGGCATGGGAGTGGTGGTGACATTATTATCGTTAGCAACATAAGCATTGAACTGCCCATTAGGTCCGTAAGATATTTCAACATAGTTGTGTCTGTCGAATCTAATGAGCAGCCCAGTCTGTACGCTGCCATTTCCCGCAGGAGCAGGAGTGATCTTTGCAAAGAAGGTGCTCTGTGTCAGATCATAAAGAGAGGCACCAACGTAGCTAGGCGTGTCAGTAGCCTCCACATATGGAAGCAATTGAATAGGATCAAATCCAAAACTACCACTGTTGGTGTTCCATTGAGGATTAATTAGCTCATACGTTCCACCGAATCCACCATCTCCGAACCCGAAGAAACCAAACCCATCCGGCTGAAAGATATCGGTTAGGGTATTAATTTTTGGATTTGCCATTTAGAGTGCTCCAGTTGCTGAGTACTTTTGAATAAAGCCAGTACGTCCTACAGTTCCTGTAAACCCCGGACCTGTTCCTACAGAGTGTGCAATTCTAGTCAGAGCACCATCACCTGTACGAGCGTACTTATATACCGAGATATCAGTATCGGCGTCAATGATTATTCTATCGCCATTCTGCAAACGAGTCCAGGAGGCAAGAACGGTATCGGATGCTCCAACAACTTGTCGCAAACTGGTTCTGGTTGCGTAGTAGAAGTGCGTTGAATCTGTCCAGGCAAAGATAAGACCATGAGTCTTGTGTGCTGTGTCAACGTAATCAGTAACAAAAGTCAGAGCAAACCGACCTGGAGGAGCGCCTACGTCAATAGTTGAATAAACATACGTAGTAGTTCCTGCAATAGTCTGATCTACTGACGCCATTCCGTAACTAGTTCTCCAGATGTTGGCAGTGTTAGGAACTGAATCCCAGGTACCGTCTACGACTGTTCCGTCTGTTGTAGCGTTAGCCAGTGATGTTTCAGTTGAACCACGCATGTCTGCATAGTCATCTACGAAACGTGCTAGGACACCTTCTGCTCCGATATTATATCCAGAATAGAAAGAGGATGTGTTGTTGATCAACTTACCCTTTTTGTCATAGAACCAGATCTCACTAGAGACATCTGTAGGGCCAACATCATTAGCGTTTCTTGTCCACTGACTAGAGATTACCACTGTCTTCTGACTAGGTGAAATGAATACCCATGAAGCATTGGAATAGTAGTAACCCGTTGGCTGACTATTAACGTTATCCAGACCAGCTAGGTAAACAATACCCTGATACTGCACATAGGTACCAGCCTTGTATGTTGTGGAAGAGTTCCATACTGGTAGTTGTGCAATAGGAATACCATCACGAACAATATTAGGAGTGTCAGATGTGGTGTAGTAAACAGGCTTCCAGAAATTCTGATCTGTGCCTGGTGTCTTTGCGCCATATGGTGTTGCAGGACCAGAAGGCTTAAGAGCCTGATAGTAGTATCCATCTGTGTACAGTACGTAGTTATTGATTACGTAATTTGTAGCTGCGGAGTAGTTAGGAGTATTTCTCTTGGCTGTTGAATCCAAGAAGAATGTTCCTGATCCCAGGTTGTTAGTCTGCTGAATAGACAGCGCATTGTAGTTATTGTTTGTGCTATCTGTAGGACTTGCCAATCCAGTACGAACGCCCTGAATGCTTCCCACTGTTGTACCACTGCCTGTAAATCCCCAAGTCGAATGCTGACCTGTCTGAGGATTCTTGTTGACTGTCGTATCCAGCACATATGTCTGGTGGACAGACCACCAGGTGTTAGCGGCTGCTGTACCTGTTGGAGCCTGTGCCTGACCCTTAGCCTGAACAAGGTTCTTGTATGTATAACCGTTGTAGCTGATGATCTGATTTACGAAGTATGTAGTATTCGGACTCCACTGATCATAAACAGGATGAGGGAATGCAGTTTGATCAGCACTGTTGTACATATTCACACCATAGGTGATTTCAGAATCCCAGCCTGCTAGTTCAGCAATAAGGTTGTGAATACTCTGAGTCTGTCCCTTGATGCGATAGTTTACTGCGGCATTCTTAATACGCTGTCTTCTCTGCTGAGGAGTAGAAAGGTAATCAGTGTCAATACCAAGCTGCTGTCCTAGAATATCCAAATGAGCAGCAGAAACTGTATCAGCGTTACTTAGCTGTAGGTATGAATCATATTCAGCCTTTAGCATATCAAGACCGAATCCAAATAGAGACTCATAGTTATACAGAGATTGGTTATCAATTTCTACAGTAGAGAATGTATCTGATGTGTTGGTCTTGTATGGCTGTGGAGTTCTGTTGTATAGAAGACTTGCGTAACCCTGATTTCCCAGAGCTAATGTAGCCGCAAAACCGGCTGGATACCATGTTGGAATATATTCCGAAGGAGACCAGAAAGCCGATCCGGCAGCAGGAGTGTGGTTTGTATTGCTGTTCTGTGTGCTAGTCCAGTACAACCCATTGAATAGAACTTGCTGGTTTAGAACATAAGTAGTTCCTGAACTCCATGCTGGAGCTTCAACGGTAATGAACATGGCGTAGTAATAGATCGTTCCAGCATCAAGCCCCGGATCATCATACGTTCTGATCATAGTTCCGGGCGTAATGGTGGTTAGGACTACCCCGTCTTCTGGACGGTTAGGGTATCCGTAGGTACTTCTAACCAGTTCCAGAAGCTTCCATGAGGTTGTGTTAGGAGAAGCCCAGGAAAGTACGATGTCACCATAATCAGCCTGCTTGGCCACAAAAGGTGCAACGCTGTAGTCTGCTGGCTGTGAATATCCATAAGTCGCCAGACCATAGATATCAACACCATATCCTTGGCTCATTTATTCTCCTTATGATGGGATGTCTCTGATGTACGCGATCTGCGCATAGATGGTAGCGATTAATGTTCCTGATGTATACACGCTCTGATATGCCTTAACCTTAACAGCATTCCCCTTATACCAGGGATAGATCATGGATGCTGACTGTCTGGCAAAGTCCTGGAATCCCTCAGGGAACCAGTCTGTCTGACATGTTAGGAACGCGGTGGAACCAGTCTGATAAGCCTCAATCTGAAGCTTACCATTTCTATTGAACTTAGGTAGAAGGTTAGCGGTTACTACACTATCCTTGTGCCATCTGATATAGAAGTTAAAGTGATAGATTCCACTACGAGGGCAGATCAAACTTGAACCACTAATCATGTGATGAGTATCAAACAGCTTTGAATTCCAGGAAGGAATGTAATCAGAATTGAATGGTACGTGTACATCGTGGGCAGAAGTTCCTACATACGGAACTGTTAAACCTTTTCTCACTGATGCGATTCGAGTACTGACATCTGCATACTTGGTGAGGGTATTGTCAATTGTTTCTTGTTGTGGATTTACTCCCAGAGTTGTCTGAACTGCGCGGATCTCATCGTAAGAAACGTTGACATCAGCAGCTTCAACAAGCTCCGTATAGTCTTGTCTATATGCAAAGCTCTTAATAGCTGAAGGATAAACCGCTACCATTTCACTCTCCTTATGTGGTGGCTGTTACAGTAACGATGATATTACCAGCAGTTGGTAGCTCAAAGCTTCGCATAAGAATATCTGCTGCACCGGATTGGGTTGCATCGCTTCTGACGAATAGAGGGATGTTGATGTACTGCACTCCCGGAATCTTATAGAGAGCGGAGTAAACAGAACTCAAGGTTACACGTCCGGCAAGCTGTGTGTTTGACGGAGCGAATAGATTCTGAATAGCCTGAACAGCTTGCACCTGAATTGAAGTGGGACTATATCGAGAGCTGCATCCAATAAGAACAGGGCTGCTCACAGAGCCTACGTTGATCGGTACTAGCGTTGCGGCTGTACAGGTCACCACTGTTCCGGCTAGCGATAGTGGTTGTAAGAAGGCTGTTACGGTATCCAGTGTTGCCTGTGTTGGAATAGTATTTCCTTGACCAGTAACGTACACGGTGACATTTGTGTAAGTATTAGCTACTGCATTTGCTTGTGAAACTACTGGAAGTGACATAGCCAGATTACCATAATCAGCTAGGGTTACAGCTCTCTGCTGAGTAGTAAATGCACGAGGCGCGTTGGTTCTAATCTGATCAATTGTTTCTGCGGCAGTTCCACCAGTTGTTGCAGAAGAAGCCGAAATAGAAACACCGTTAATAGCTGAAGCGATATCAACAATAGAGTTAGCAGCAAGGTTACCAACAGTTCCACCACCTACACGATAGTTTGCATAGATGTTAAGTCCGGCAGTAGGAACAGATCCATTGATTCCATCACCAAAGTGAATAGAGACAACGCCGTTGGCATCTACAGTCTGAGCCCAAGCAAGATCGGAAGAACCTGATTGCTGTAGGGACTGCACCTGATTCCATGGAAGGATTGGGTCCTGTCCACTTGTAGATCCGAATGCAGGATTCTGTACATATACCGTTATAGATCCACTGACTACCGGATTATTAGCCAGGGAGAATGTCTGAAGATCTGATCCGTCAGAGGTACCAATCAGCTCAGTAGTAATTGAGAACGGAGATGCTGTTGAATTACCAATTGTAAATACAGCAGATCCCTGAGTGATTCCCTGAATCACAGGTACAACTACAGTTCCACCATTAGCGGGAACGGTAGCAGCTTGAGTAGTTTCAAAGATTACTGGCCCGTTGATGCTAGAGAGATAGTTCGTAATGACCTGTGTAGCGGCTGGCACGGGCACAGCAGCAGATCCAGTAGCAGACTGGAAGGTAACTGTTCCTGTGGCCGCTAGAGCCTGTCCAGGGGTGTATCCCAGTAGCTCAGCCAGTTGGATAACTGAGGATAGCTGAGTGGCTGTACCGATGTAAGCCTCAGCTACAATGCGGTCACCATAATACGAAAGAACATCTAGCTCACGAGCTAGAGATTCTAGAAGCATTACTTCAAGGGAACCGGGATTCTGGTTAGTCCATTCTGGAAATGCTGTCTTAGCAAAGTCCAGCATGGAGTTAATGAATCCGGTGTAGTCCTTGCTTGTGTAGTCGATAGCAGGCACACCGTTAACTGTTGCCATTGACAACTCCTTCCTTGACTGTTCCACCAACAAGAACGGTAACTGTATTCGCTACGCTACTTACGGTAGAAGCACTAATGATTGGTCGATAATTTACATTCACAGAAGCCACGCCATCATTAGCCTGAAGGACATTAGGCTCTACAGAAACTACCTCTACGTCAGGCTCATACGCATTGATCTGCTGAGTGACGAGATCACGCATCTCTGTAGCCACCAGAATGTTACTGGTATCGAATAGCAATCTAGATAAAGGCAGCCCCATCTTGGCTCTCATAGCACGCTGACCAATCTCTGTAGATACGATCGCGTCAATTCTCTGAGAGACCTGAATATCATTGTCTGTTTCTGTCGCCACTGAGCCATTCTCTAGAACAGCAAAGGGGATGCTTAGTTGTGTTCCCATATATTTATTATCCCAGATTATATGTAGTAGCTTAGTCCATTGAGAGAAACCCAAGGTGGCTGAACGGTTGTTGTATTTGTTCCTACGATGGTGACAGCACCACCAGTAGTGAAGTCCATCTTCAGCGAGTCAAAAGTGCTGGATGATAAAGAACAGGCTGCTGTTAGTGAGCGAAGGTTACCAGGTCTAGCAACGGCTGGAGCAGTTGTCCAGGTACCACCATTAGCAATAGTTCCACTGGGATAAGTAATGTTGATACCACCCTGAAGATTTACCTTAAGTGAACCGTATTCATTTACTACCTGGAATTGTGGCGTACCGTTGCTGTTTCCATTACCGGTGAATCCTGAGACCAGTGAGAAGTTAGTCCAGTCCTGAACTAGCGTCAGTGGTGGAATGTATGGAATGCTGTTTGCGAAATAGGTAGGCTTGGTTATATCTCCACCACTGAAACCAATCCATACGGTTGTTCCCACGGCTGGAACAGGCATACCCGGATTGGCAGGCTCAGCAGCTCTGATCTCTGCGAGCCCACCAATCTGAGGACATTGAACTCTAATCTTACCTGTTCCAGTAGCGTCAGTAGTTGATGTAACCAGCGCACGGTATAGCGCGTCATATTTAGGTTGCATAAACTGTCGCTCCAATATTACTTGATATCCACTTTCCTCCTACTAGCTTAGCTGATACCTTCGCTGTAATGTTCTGTGTCTCGGAGATAGGATCTACCTTTGCTGTGTAGATATGGTCTCTCACCAGAACAGTTGTAGTCAGATATGTACCTGCATACTTATTTCCCGAAGGTGGTGGCTTAGTCAAGTAGTGCGTGGCTGATTCAACCAACCACAATCCAGCGTCATCGATAGGTAATGCCTGTCCTGTGAGATTCACTAGAGTATTCGGACGAATTCTAGCATCTCCACGAAGATCTGTATCAGCGGTATTCCAGTAGATATTTCTCAGAGAATCCGCAATTACCTTCTGTGAAGCCTCATAGTAGGACTCAGCAGGAGCAGCGTTGTAGTACTTAGTGATGTAGTCAGCAAGCGGAACACCTGCTACGTTCGTAGCGTCAGCCGTTACCGTTGCCTGTGTCAGCTTGGCGGTAATGGGATTCAGACCCACAACATTTCTGTTGGCTACAACTCCACCATCGGGTGTGATCGTACCTACGACAGGCTTGAAGGTTCTGATGGTGTCGTAGAAACCAGGCTGGTTATTAGACCAGAACTGCGGAATATTTCTTACGTTTCCTCTATCGAGAATTTGTTTAGGATTAATGAAATACAAATCGGTATTATCTACATAGAATCTATACCCAATTTCATCAGCTAGCTGCGCCAGGAACTTGAAGTCACTGGTGTTCTGTAGACGGTAGTCAATGGCTGCTTGATATGTATGGATGATTCCTCTTAGCCCGTTCTGTGTCGCAATGGTTCCTGCGATAGTGGACGGACTTGTATGCTTCCAGGCTACGTTATTGGTGGACTGCATAACCTGTGAAACACCCGTGATGGTGTATTGCACGGTGGAGGATGTAAGTCCGCCATAACCAGGATCGGAGCCTGTGCGGATCAACTTGTATGAAGACACATAACCTAAGAATGATCCAACATAGTTAGGGCGCTGTCCGTAGTTAATCTGAATAGGAGTCTGTTCCTTTAAGTAGCTCCATTTTCTAGTTGAAGATGAAGAGGTGGAACTTAGATTAGATCCTACGTAGACGACATCAAGCAAAGCAATTGCATGTGTATTTGTCTTTTCAATAATCTTTACGCAAGGAGTGTAGTACGTGAGCGGAGTAGTTCCACTCACATATACATCGAAATACGGATACGAAGGTGATGGATTAAGCACTAGGCACTCTCACTTCTGTACCAGCCGCTATGTTATTCCAGTACATAATCTCTGGATTAGCATTAGCGATGCGCCACCACTGAGTCTCATCACCGTAGGCAGAGTATGCCAGATAGTCTATCTGGTCTCCTAGCTGCCATGTGTAGGTACTAATACTATATGTGGTGGCGATGCTTGGAGGACTGATGACAATAGTAGAGCGAGTAATACCATTCGAATCTGTCAGCGGAATAACTGTGTTATCCGCATATCTGCTGTAAATACTAATTGACATGGTCTCTCCTTATCCGTTGTTCTTCTTCTTGGCAGTGTCAGATCTCTGGAATGGAAGAACAGTAAAGCTGACATTGATCGCACAGCGAGAGGGAACCATCTGCTGATTGAAGTGAGTGTACGTAACATCGAATGTAGATACGTATCCTAAGTAGCTAAGCGCACCCAAAGAGTTATTACCAAAGATGAGCTTAGCTGGGATGAACTGCATTGGTCCCTGTACGACTGTGTTGGCTACACCATCAATAGCAAATGGTGGGGCAACCTGTCCTGCCTGCTGTGACTGAGGAACCTGATAGTTGATTCCCATGAGGTTATAAAACGCTTCTACATCTGCGCGTACTCCGAATACACCAGCAATAGAGTCTTGATATTTGCTGTCCCACAACTCATATGTTCTATCGAATAGCAATGAGAAGTTAATGGTTGTATTAAGAGATGTCGCGTAGGTACCAGGGTCGTCAGTACTTCTGGCATATGCGGGTAGCTGTCCGTTGTTAACGTCTAGAGAGCGTGTCTCTTGAATGGTGGAAGGGTTATACAGAAAGTTGACCTTGTACTGATAATGATCCTTCCACCCATCAATGATGTCAGCTCCAGCTAGGAGAACTCCACGGTGGAAGTTCTTTGTTCCAGCCCCAGGGTTGTAGTCGTCTTTTCTACCTGGTGGGTTGATTGTCTTATTCGCTCCACCAACAGCCAGGATGTTGGGGTGGAACGGTGGATTCTGGAATACTATTGTTCCTGGCTTCCCCTTGATTACTGGGAATACATTTCCAGAGATTGGCTCTGTCGGTAACTTAGTAGCCATTACTGTCCAATCTGTAGGTTCTTGATACGAAGCTGCTCATCAATTGCACTAACGATAGTCTTTCCAAGATCTTGAGCATCCTGAGCAGAACCAGTATATGTGCTTGGCAGTGTGATATTGATATCACCAAATGAAATACTTCTACCGCCGCCAGTTCCCGCAGCCTTTTGTAGGTTAGGGTTAAATGTATTGTTCAAAAGTGTCTGACGAATTGTCTCAGCCTGTTGTGCAGGAATAATCATTTCGCCCTTGTGAACTGTAGCAGGCTGGTCCTTGTCAATATTCCAGGCACCTGCGGCATACCAGTTGTTCTTCTGGTGGAATGACCATGCAGCATCAGGACTCTTGTAGCGACCCTTGATGTAATCCATCATCCAACGTAGCTGAGTCTCACCTGAAGTCTTCCAGTCCTTACCAGCACTGTTGTACTTGCTAGCAGGAAGAGCCTGAGCTAGACCATAAGCACCTGAGCTTGGGTTAGTAGCGTGAACATCCCAACCAGCCTCAGACATCTCAAGAGCATTGAATGAATTCCATTGATCAGCCCAGCCGTACTTTCCTAGGAGAGCCTTGGCATACGCCTGTAGGTGTCCCTTAGCATTGCTTCCAGTAGCCTTAGGATTACTTCCTGTTCCTGCGCTTGTCACACTGCTTGAGGAGCTAGCCTGAGAAACCATAGGAATTCCTGCGGCTGAACCAGCAAGAGCAGATGCGATAGCGGCTGCCTCACTTGTTCCAGACAGATTACCGATGTCTCCACCAGAAGTATTCTGTTGATTGTTCAGGTTACCACCAGAATTATCGGTGTTCTCATTCAGAAGAGAATTCATATTACCGATAGATCCAACAATACGCTTAGCGTTTGTGTACTCACTTGGATTAAGTGCACGGATCTTTACGTTCTCTCCAGGGTGCGGGGCCTCAATGATCTTTCCGCCACCGATAGACATAACAACGTGGTGAGCAGGGTCACCTACGAATAGAAGGTCACCAGGCTGTGTCTTGTTCGTAGGTACTGATGTACCAATCTTCTGCTGGTCAGCAGCAACACGCGGAATCTTTACTCCAGCCTTTCCAAATGCCCATTGAGTAAGACCAGAACAGTCCATAGCCTTACCCGCAGTTTCGCCACCCCATACATAAGGAACGCCTAGCTGAGTCTCGGCATACTTGATGATCTGTGCCGCTGAGGCTGTAGTAGCTCCGGGAGTAGAAGAGTTTCTAGCAGAGTTACCACTAGTTCCGGTTACACCACCAGCGCCGGTAGCTCCACCGAAGATACCTGTAAGAGCACCTACACCAGCACCAACCGCAGCACCTACACCAGTTCCAATAACAGGAACTACGGAACCAATAGCTGCACCAGTAAGAGCACCTGTCGCTGTATCAACACCTACGTGACTCCACTTGTTAGCCTTGCTTCCCTTCTTTGTGTATTTGTCTACCAACTTGGAACCAACGTAATGAGTTGCCAACGCGCCTACACCAAATGCACCAGCAGCTCCTAGGGCACCAGCAGACAAGTCAAGTGCTCCCGCACCACCTGTACCAGCTACGCTCCATACTCCGTCAGCTCCCTGTGTCGCTCTCAGAGCGCCATTAGCTGTAGTAGCTGGACCGCCTCTTCCAAAGAGTCCACCCAAACGTCCCATGATGCCGCCTCCGCCCCCGAAAAGACGTGAGGCACCTAGGAGTCCAGCTCCCGCGCCAAAGGCGCTCCCAAAGCCACCCAGGGCGTTTGAGAAGGGTGCTAGGACACCCGACGCTCCACCGATTAGCTTATCCAATCCGGTGGACTGTAGAAGGCTTGTAAGAGCCTGACTGAACTTGTTTACTGCTGAAGTAGCAGCATCGAATGCGGGAGCCAGAGAATTCAGAATGTCATTCTGTCGGGTAAGTCTTGTGGCATTCAAGTCCCTCTGATTCTCGAACATAGAAGAACCCATACCAGTTGTCTTGGCTAGCTGATTAACAGCAGATCTATTTCCGCCCGCAGCTTGTCCAAGTAGCTGGTAATACTTTGTCTCGGACATTCCCTTGTTCTGCGCAGTTACCTGTCCTTGCAGAACGTTACGGTATTCCTGAATGGTTCCCTGACTCCAGCCCAATTGTTGACCGAAGTACTGAAGGTTAACGTCAAGAGATCCACCCTGAGAAAGAGCGGCACTCAACTGCTTGTTAGTAATGTTCTGACTACCGAATGTACGAGAGTAAATAGACTGAGCAATGTTGCCCATACTGTTCTTTACTCCGCCACCTAGATAAGGATTAGCCAATCCTAGAGCAGGAGCTACATAGGCTGCACGAGCTGAATAAGTCTGCTGTGCTGCTAGCGCTCCACCTGCGGCACCCTGAGTTGGGTTAGCGTATGCGAAGCCACCTGCTTGTCGCATTCCAGACGTGAAAGCAGGATTAGCTTGTCCATTAAATTGTGGAGCACCGAATGTGTACTGATTGATATAACCAGCCTTAGCAGCGTCAGTAGCATTCAGCGCAGCATAGTTGTTATTGAAAGCTTGTGCTCTTGCCACACGGTTAGCAGCCTGGAAATTACTTCCCTGGAATCCACCAGCAGTAGCGGCTTGGGTTCCAAAATAATCCAACTGGAAATTGGAAGCCATGTTCTTGTTTGCGTAGTTAACCAGAGCGGAAGCAGTTCCCGCTACAGCAGCTACACCAGCAGACAGTCTGGACATACCTGCGAGACTTCCGAAGCTTCCGCCTCCTCCGTTAGAGGAACCTCCACCTAGAGAGCCGACTGTAAATCTACCGCCACCACCATTAGATCCATAGTTATTGCGGTTGGAATTCATATTCCAGATGCCACCGTTACCACCTGAGTTATTTCCCCCGGCAGCACGAGTAGCGCCGTTAACCCCTGTTGAAAGGTTCCCGACGCTCTGTGTAAGCTTGTTAACTTGTGTCGATAAAGAATCAACCGCCTGCTGTAGACCGTTGGTCCCCAACAAGCGGCTGGCTCCGATGTTATTTTCCTCAGCCACTTGAACTCTCCTTGAGTGAAGTTGTTACTTTCAATTATATTACCTGTATGGCATTCCACCGAAAGTAACGCCTTCTCCCACGGAGCGCGTAATGACTTGAGTTGAGTTATTAGCTTGGTGCATTCTTTCGTACTCTTGCTCCAGCTTATAGACGTATCTCTTTATCCAATGCTTACGTTCTCTATAAGTGAGCTTTCTAGATTCAGAAAGAGGCCAATGGAATGCATCAACTAATTGTTCGTACTCTTTATATAGGTTCTGATAATCAGAGTTCACGAAACAGGATACCCACATTTAGTGGGACAGGGACCTCTCCTTCACAAGATGAGCAAAGGGCAGAGACCTTGTCATATCGTGGACCTGGTTGATTGTCATAAATATATTCCTGAAGAGTCTTTCTGTCTGCAAGTCCTAGCTTCTTCACATCAGCTAGACCGTTGGACTGTCGCTCTGTGCCGTCTGCCTCAATGAATGAGATAACACACTCGGCAAGAGTAAGAGAATTCATCTCAGGAATCGTTAGGTTATTCTTGAAGATTTCGTTCTGGACAGCTCCAGTTGGAAATTGAATCTTAGCCTTACGTCCCTTACGAAGGTCTATAAGGAACTCCCTAGTTTCAGGGTCCTCTAACTCCTTAGTAGGAATGTCCTTCAGGTTCAGCTCAAGGTCATTCAGTTCATTGCAGTGCGGACACTCAATCTCATAAACCTCAAACTCATCACCGAAAGTAGCTCTACGAATACCTAGCATAAGCATGTCTAGGTCACCCTGTAGCAGAGTGTCTAGCAGAGCGGGGGTGGCTTCTTTACCACCAACTGAAACTGTTCCACATAGGAGAAGTGTGTTTACGTACTTGGCAGCGTTGTTAGACAAACGAGCCTTAGCCAACTTCTCCTCGTGCTCACCAGTCAGTTCACGAACTTCAGCTTCCTGATGAACTTTGCCGTCAATAACAATACCCGCAGGCAGCTTGATAACTGTGTCGGGGATATCGTCAATGACAGGGGCAGGATTCATTGACTGCAAAACCTTCTTCGTAAGTGAATTAAGGTCTGCTGTCTCTGTGGTTAGTACCTGCCCCTGATCATCGTCAAAGGTCATAGAATACTGAGGCATCTGGTGTTCCATACGTTCTCCAAATATTGTCACGAAAGATTAGTACTCATTCTAGCCTATTAGAAGCTAACGCCTGAAAGACCAATCTTAGAGGCTAGCTTGAAGTCAAAGCCCTCGTGAGCTAGAGAAAGCTGCTGCATAAGAACTGCGTTAGCTCCTGCGTCTAGGTCAGAGAATGCGATGCTTGTTGGCCATGCATTGTAGATGCGATAGATAGCCTTTACCGGAACGGTAGAGGTTGTAACCGGGTGATCAAGCACCATAACATCTACAGTGGCGCGGAAGTCCTTACCGGGAGAACCTGTACCAGTTCCCTGCATAACTGTAAAGAGTTCCTTCATCCACTGCCACATAGGACCTGAACCTACAGCAACCCCCTGAGATAGGGTGATAGGTGCGAAATCGGACTGTCCGGGCATTTTCTGCGTAGTGGTATTCATTCCACCCTCACGGTACGGAATTACCTCAGTGGTAATATTCAGACCGGAAACGGTCATGAATCCCATTGTGGCAAAGCCCTTAATGTTCGGGTGCATAATATTTACATTGAACTTGAAATTACGAAGTGGGTCCGTAGCCAAGTGGGCAATAGATGGAGTTGCCTTAGCTAGGGGCGCGGCGTTAGACGTAGCCATTTAGTTACTCCTTAGGATGAAGTGGTTGAAGAAGAGGCCATCTGGTTAATATCGATAACGATGAACTCAGCAGGACTATTCAGAGCCAATCCAACCTGAATGTGAACTTCTCCAGCAGCGATAGATGTTGGAGTGTTGTTACTTGCGTCGCACTGTACAAAGTAAGCAGCGTCTGCTGTGTCTCCTTGAAGAACACCAGTCTGCCAAATTCCCTGCAAGTACTGAGTAACAATTGCGCTCAAGGTTGCCCACAGAGTGGAGTTGTTGTTTTCGAAGATAGCTACCTGAGTGATCTGCTGTAGCGTCTCTGTGATATTCATCAAGGTACGCTGAATAGATACGTAGCGGTTTGGCTGATTAGGAAGAAGTGTTCTTGCTCCCATTACACAGAACCCATAGCTGGAAACGTTACGAATAATGTTTACTCCGTTAGCGTTTAGCGTATCCAGGTTGCTGTTCTGGAAGGCTAGCTCTACTCCAGCACATCTCTGGACTGGAATGGTTACACCAGCAGGAGACTTCTGTACGCCATACTGCGCGTCTGTCTGAGAGTAAAGACCTAGAACAGCTCCACCAGGTGGAAGCTTTCTAGTAGCGCCTGGTGTAGTAGAAATAGGATCTGGGATTTCTACCCAAGGTGCGTAAACCGCAACAGTTGGGGAAGGAACAATCTCAGCATTTCCTACTACCATTGCCAGGTAGTTATTCACAGTGGCAGACTCAGAAGGAGTTACACCGTCAGAACCAATGATAGCCTGCGGAGCGTCTACAACCACAAAGATGTTTGGCTGTGTATTTGTCCAGGCCAGAATTGGATTCAGGGTTAGTGTGTCGGTAACACCTGGAAGGTTAAGGTCCAAGTTTGTCTCAATGGTTGACAGTCTTTGTGTGGCTGTCAGAAGACTTGGAGTTCCTACACCATCAGATCCACTGGCAAGAGCAGTAGCGCTCTGTAGACGTGGTGTGATGTCTGTTGTCCAAGTTGTGTAAGTACCTAGGTCTGCTGCCTGAACGTACTTTGATCCTAGCAATGTGGAGTTAAGCATAGCCACTGCGTAACGCTGGTCAGTACGATTCATAGTTACGTCAAGGAATCTCTCAACGATATTTGAATCAGCGGTTCCACCGTAGCGAATGATTACGTTAAAGCGACCTGCACCAGTTGTGCTATCAGTAATATCTACGTAAACGCTGTTACCCCATGCACCTACAGATACACAGGAAAGCTTAAGGATAGGAACTGGGGTACCAGTATCGTTGAACGTAGGAATTGGTCCGGCTGGTGTGTAAGAACCGTCGTCAGTAAAGGTAACGGTTGGTGCTGTTACAGAGCTTAGAAGAAGCGGTGTAGAAGTAGGACCATCAAGAGTCAGGTTTCTACGATAAACCTTGTAACCAGTAATTGTTCCTGTGGCAGCAGTCCAGTTAAGAACTACCTTGTTTGTAGCAGTTAGTACTTGGTTAGCTACAGCAGTAACCGGAGTTCCACCATCTGTTTCCCCACCAGCAGTTGTGGTAGTAACGGTGTACTCGTAAGTGTAGGAAGGAGTTACAGTACCGCCAGGAGTGGCTGTAACGCCCGCAGGAGGCTGTACAGCGCCTACACCATCTTCACGGTCATCTAGTGTCTGAGTGGCTGTTACAGCGTCAGAGGCAGCCGCGCGTACGATGTACGCCTGGTTACCATTGTTAGCGAAGTACTGCCATACAGCGAATGGTAGGAAATTGGTTGCATTACCAAATCCACCATAAATGTTTAGGAAGTCATTCCAACTTGTAATAAGGGTTGGGGCTGTAGGTCCCTGAGAGTGAACACCCACGAAGGCAGCCGTAGATTGCCCGGGGGAAGTTGTTCCCGTAGACAACGGAGTTAGTGAGGTATTTACGTATACCCCTGGACGCTGATAAGTCATTAATATCTCCTAGCTAATTGAAAGTAGTGGCTACTATCAGTATATAGATTAGACTTGTGGCGGTAAGATCTCGATAGTGTCCACAACTGTCGTAACCTTAGAGTAGGTGCTGATTTCAACAGGAAGCAATTCTGTTGAAACTCTTACAGTGTAAATCGTATGGAAGATTCTCTTTCCATCCGTGTCATGCGTATTCTGTCTTTCAGGCCCTGACATAAGATCTAGTCTTCGCACAGTGCCATCTTCCTCAATAGCCAGATATCCGTGACGAGTGCTCAAGTAGTCTGGACCCATCAATACAGCGGAGAGGAAAGTAGAGTGTTGATTATTTCTTGAAAGCACTTCTATTTGATAATCAATATTATACGGGATAGGAGTGAAAGCCCAGTATGGCGATTCGGTAACGTCATTATTGTCATCCGTAATCCAGTCTGGGAAATTCTCGGGTGTATACGGGAGCTGTGCCCAACCTGCATGAGCACGCTCCGCGTCAAATGAAATTCCTGTGTTCGCAATAACGATAGACGGGTAAGTCAGGTTGGTTAGCTCTACATCAGAGTCTAGCCAGATAACCTGAACAGGTCTTCCCGTATCTGGTGCGTTCACATCAGTTACTACTAGGTTGGAGAACTTCTGCTTCATAGCTTTGTCCTCATTGAACAGAATCATAAGTTCTCCAATAGATTATGCAATGCGTTCCAAAGTCAAAGTTGACTGAGGCTGAATAGTTACAGAAGCAGATAGCGAAGACGCGAATGTAAAAGTAAGAGTTCCCGCAGTACCTGTTGTAGTTAGGGTACCAAACAAGTTGACCATCTTGTTACCAGTAGGCCATACGGGAGAAACACCAGTAAGGGTAGTAACCACGTCTCCGCCTGTTGTGGTGTCATTCCATACGAATGTCGTACCGGCCGGGCCTGTCCAAGATGTGGTAACGGTAGATGTGCTGGCAGTAGTCCAGTAAACCCATGCCTGTACGAGATAAGTGGCATTAGCCTCTACAGCTAGAGTCAGAGAAGTTGAGGCTGTCTGAGCAGTACCTACAGATGTCTGTGTACCAGTCTGTACGGCTGTCGTCTTTACGAGGCCACGAACCTTGCCCGCAGTATCACGAAGCTTTACAGGAGCGCCTGTAGCTGACGCATAGATAACTGCACCACCTGTTGGATTGGTTGTAGGAACAGTTGTAGCATTTGCAAGCTGGATTTCTCCTACACCGTTATCACCCAAAGCTGTGGCAGAACCAATCAGCATATTCTTATCTGTATAAAGAATACCTGAAGCAGCTCTACCCATTGTGGTATCTCTTGCCGCAGTTCCCGGACCGATGTTATAGGTACCGTTACCTAGAATTCTCAGACGGTCATTGGCATCATTACCGCTGACATTTACAGCAAGAGCGGTATTGCCCGATGCGGATGGCTGAGATTCAATTGGACGAGTTCCATTGTTCGCTGTGATGGTAGTGAGGAAGTCATACTTACCACTGGAACTTTCAATGGCTACAGATGGTATAGCAGTAAACCAGTTGGCAGATGTAGATCCAGTTCCTTGGAAGTCCGCATCAATTACTCGTACGTTCTGGTTAAGCGTTACGTTAATCGTATTCTGTACACCAGCCACACCGATAGATGTAATTGCTGTACCAAATCGGCAATAGGTGATATACCCTGTAGCTGTACCAGACCAGTTGATATCGTAGTTAGTTCCTGTGGCTCCTGCACCATTAAGTGAGAAGAGACACTGGTTCAGATGAATACCAAATCCTGTACTGGTTACGGAAACACCATGAGTGTTGTTATTCAGAATGCGCATGTTGTTAACGCGAATCTGATTAGCGCCCCCAGAGATCAGAAGACCGATGTTTCCTTGCTGGATAACCCCACCAGCAATTTGAGTGTTCTGAGGAGAACCATTAGGTCCATCCTCAATAACTACGTTGGTGCCTGTCTGAGGACCTAGCGCGTCAAGGTTCTGTACGAAGGTAGCGGCACAGTTTCCCTTCACTCTGAAGGCTGCTCCTGTACCTCCTAGAGTTGCTTGCATCCAAGCGATACAGTTCTGAACCAAAACATCCCAAGAGTCTTCGATGTGGATACAGTCAAGATTGGCACTTCCGCCAGAGGCTACACCCATGAATCGAGTAAACACATTAGAGAGCATGAAGTTAGCAGCAGTGTTAGTACTATCAGAGATAATATAAATACCACCAGCAGAACTTTGCATCTTCACGTTATGAACCATTCCACCATGAAGTGTCTGGCTCGCTGTACCAATAGCACGTACACAGTAACCATTAATTCGTGTAAAGGTAGTATTTGATATGCGGAAGTTCTGAGCACCTGTAACAGTTACTGCGTGAGCAACGGGGTTACTTGTTGTAGAAGACTGGTTAGCTCCGTCAATACTGATATCGCGCACAGCACAGTCATTGGCTGTGAAGCTGAGCAAACTTGTACCTGTAAAGCTTCCACCGATTACAAGTGAACTAGCCTCAGCACCAGCACCCATGATCATTACAGCAGCAGTACTAATCGTAAAACCAGTACCGCTATTAATCAAGTAATCACCAGGTGGGAAGAATACAATTCCACCTGTAGGAGTAGCGGCACTAATAGCATTCTGAACGGCAGTAGCATCATTGGCTACTCCGTTACCTACAGCGCCATAGTCCTTTACATTGAACTGGTTAACGCCTTGAGCAGCACCCGCAGTTATACCTAGATTACTTCTGGCCTGTACTACACTCGTAAGATCAGAAAGGTTGCTAGCACGTTGTAGAGCGTTGCCGTTATTTGAAGTGATTGCGTTGTCCAACTGAGACAAGGCAGAGTTAAGCGGCACGTCCCAGTTAGGGGTGCCCTTAGGAATTGGTGTGTATGTCATTTAGTGTTCCTAATCCTATATCCACATTGCGCTGAAGTTAATGGACGAACCGCTTGCAATCGTAGCGGTAGGTGCCAATGTCTTAAGAGTAACCTGTCCGTTAGTAGCAATAGTGGCAGTACCTCCCGCAACACCTGACTTATCGAACGCCACTGTGATAGTGACTGGGGGAGCAGGAGATAAAGTAGCGCATAGAGTGTCACCAATATTACCTGCGGAATCCGCAGTAATGGTAGTTCCCGTGTAGTTGAGGACGATCGAATACAGAACACTTCCGCAGGTCTGGCGTACTGATGACGTGTTCAAAGTAAAGTTGGTGGCAGGCGTAACCGTTCCAGTAGTTGTTACGCCCGCTGAGAAACTATTGTCTGTTCTTAAAACACCGACACCATTACGATATAGAGTTGTGTCTACAGTATTAGTTCCGTCACCCCAGGATACATTTCCTGTTCCTGCGATTAGTAGTCGAGAGTTTGCATCACCGGTTGTACGAACACTGAGTGCATTATCAGTAGTTTGGTTAACAAATAGTCTAGCGGCAACACCACCATTCGTAGTAGCAAATGATACGACTGTTGGTGAAGGTGTGCCCGCATTAGAAAAGATTGTGGCACCTGTGAAAGTCTTATTACCCGCAACGCTTTGTGTGGTTGTACGATCCACGAAAGAAGGCGGAATCTGGAGCCACACGGCTGCACCAGTTGCCACGCTGGTAGCCACAAACATGGAATTAGTGGTTGTGTTGAACCAAGTGGAACCAATTGAATAGCCCTGAGTATTATCACTAGTTACTGCGGGATCTGATGTAGCTGTCATATTAGAAAATGCATTAGCCAAACCAGTCAGACCTAGATTACTTCTGGCCTGTGCAGTATTTGTAAGGTCAGACAGATTGTTTGCAGCCTGAAGTGCTGCACCGGCAGAAGATGTGATGTTTGAATCTAATTGGGCTAGTGCCGCATTAAGCGGAACGTCCCAATTCTGTGTCCCCCTTGGAATGGGATTGTAAGTCATATGAGTTCTCCGTATTAAGCCGTAGTGTTATTGGTGATCATACCAAGAGATGCCAGCGCGGTAAGCAGACTAGCTAACGCTGCATTCCCTCCGCGAGATCCCGTTACACTTGGTGGGCTTACTGGCGTTGTAAACTTCAAAGCAATTTCGCTGTCTAAGTCTATTAGCGCCTGATTAAGAGTTACATCCCAATCGGGCTGTCCCTTAACTGGAATAGTAAGAGCCATGATTTATCCTCCGTAAGGTCCTTCTCCGTATAGTCCGTCCCCGTATCCACCTGGTGATGCAGGAATTATGTAAGCTGGTGAGCGCAATGTTGGTGTTACCTGGTTAACCATCTTAGTAAGATTGCTGGTTCCAGTATCAACCTTGTAGTCCAGAGGAAATACGCTGTGACCATTGTTGTATGGATCGTACGCAGCGTCATTCAGGCTCAATCTCTGGGAGAACTGAAGATCATTCGGTGTGGCGTACTGCGCAAACTGTACGTCATTTACCATCTCGTCAGGCTTTACTTGAGTAGCATCAATGGCAACGATAATGTCTCGTTGCTGAATCTGTCCAAGAATCTGCACGCTAGTTACGCGGAATACCTTAGTGTCATAGACGAATCTATCCTTCAGGTAGTTCTGCGTATTCAAATCCATTTTGTCCAGCCCAGTTCTCTTTAGCTGGTCGAATGAAAGTGTGATGTGTGCTCTGTCATTGTAGTAGAACCCATCCTCAGTATTGTCGTTCTCTCCCTCAATATGGATCACGTGCAATGCTGGAATTAGATTGGGACCGAAGTACACGCGACCCAACGGGCCTGTGGCTTCTCCGTATACGGGATCAACACTTGACTGGTCATAGGCAAAGCGATAGTAGTAAACCTCATCGCCTGTCCATCTCTGCCAATCACGAAGACCCCTATAGATTTCGGATGTCTCGAAATCAACGGAGAATCGGCCGCCTTTCCACCCTATTCTTCCCATTCGAATACATCCTTGTCTATAAGGGTCTTCATTAGTTTATAGTCCCCACATACCACTCATCCATATCTTCACCGCGTTGTATCGCTGAGTGAATTCTGTGGCAGTTGGCGCAAATGATTCGACACTTAGCTACTTCAGCTAGTATCTTTTCCTCAGAGTATAACTCTCTAGTTGCGTCACCACAGATATTGAAATCCTTTTCTGTGGGGTCAAGGTGATCAAAGTCCATACAGGTTGGTGGGAAGATTCCACCACACATCTCGCAGGGGTGATTCACCTTTAACGAACGAATAAAATCGCGTATCTCTCTGCGTCTATTATTCCGTATCTCGTTTAGTTTGTCTTTGTTGTCACGTTGCCACTTAGCTGTAACAGGTTCCAACCCCTGTGCCTTGCGTTCATCGTACTTCTCTTTGCGAGAACTCTTAATGCATTCACGGCACTGGGGGTTGTAACCATTTGGGCTTCGTGACTTCTTATTGAATTCGGATAGGGCCTTGTGCTCTTTGCACTTAGTACATGTTTTCATATACTAAGTATAGCACCCACATTCCATAGGGTGTGGAATTAGAGACCCCACATCCCTCCAAAAATCGGACTCTGTAGATTGCTCTCGTCCTCATCTCTGTGATCAATAGGTGGCAACTGACGACGTGGTAGATCGTAATCGTCGTACTCTCTGTCTTCAAAGATCGGTACCAGACGTTGTGTAGTCTTGGATACTCTTCTGATCTTAGACATTTCAATGGCATTAAGACCGACGTTAAGCATCGCACATAGCTGCTGATACCTTGCGGTCATTCCATCGATCTGTTCGCGTAGCTGTTGGTATCGCTGGCTACGAGGGACTGTAGTCCCGTCAGCGCTCGAAATATCGATGTCGGTACTTGCATCAGTAGCAAGCGCCCAAAGGGCGTCTATGGTGGCTCTGAGGGCCACTAAGGTACCTTCTATGTCTGGGAGGTTAGACAGATCCATCGGCACAGTTACATACTTGATGAAACCGTTGGAGTCTTTGAATCTAGTCTTCACTGTTCTGCCATTGACGTGCTGAAGAACCGCATCGTTAATGAAGTCAGTTAGCTCATCATCCGAGAACATTCCACCAGCATAACCAGATACTACTAGAGTATCACCTTGCGGCAATGGTGCTGGTGCTCCAGTCAGAAAGATTCTACCTTCCTGATAGTTCATTGCGTAGTCTGTTCCCTTTACCAATACAACTGGGGACTGGTTTCTAATCCAGGTCACGGTCTCATTCCAGATGTTGAAGTCTGTGAGATCGTACGTAGAGACCATTCCAGTCCCCAGAAACGTATCAGAAAAAGGTGCTCCTGTATCTCCCAACTCTATACGGACTCTGTTAATGATGTCCTGAGTAGTAAATGGCATGGAGACCTACTGTTGTGTGAAGGTTAGATTTGCAATCGGGATAGTGATGGATTGGTTTTGTGGAGCTGTAATTGGAGTATCCCACTCCCATACACAGATTACTTCTCCGGAAGTACCGGATGCCACGTTAACAAGTGCGCCAAAGGTTGTAGGTGTTCCTGAACCTGAGGCAGAAGTGAACGGACCGAAGGTAATCAGGTTGCTGTTCTGAATCTGACTTGTTCCCTGAGTAGGAGAAGTAGCGGCTGTGAAAGTGGCAATCTGTCGAGTGTAACCTGTTGCTGCCAATTCAGTCAGCTCTGATAGCTGCGGATCTGTTGGAATAGCAGATGTTGTGCTTGGGTCAACCGTAAGCAATGCAACATAAGCTGTTGATGGTGGAGCCCATCCACCTAGAGACGTGCCAGTTATCCAGTTTAGAATCGCACGGTCTGTTGTATCAGTTAGATTACCTGACATAGTTTATTTCTCCCTTAACGGTATCCGCCCTCCCAAAGGAGGCCCTTGCTTGATAGGTGTCGCGCCAATTCTACAGGAACAACATACTTACGTCCCTCTTCAAAGTTGTAGTGCTTTCCGGCACCAAAGGTAACCTGCTCAAGAGTAGTGATAGGGATGATGGTCTTTGTTGGTTCCTCTAGTGCGATCTCGTCACTTACATCTAGGGCATCAACAACAGAAGTAATCGGACCGTTGGAATAGTCAACAGGAATATCGTTGATCTCATTCTCAACTTCCGCCATCATAGAAATCTCTTGAGCGCGTCTCTTTAGCTCAGCCTGGTTTTCCTTTTGAAGACGCTCAGTTTCAATACCGGTAAGATCTCCGGCACGCTTACGTGGTGGCATTCTATTCTCCAGATTTAGTGTCTCGTGTGTTAGTTAGATTATATAAGAAAACCCCTCCCCAGCTTGGGGACTGAGGAGGGGTCCTGTCCTAAACGGACATACAGAGCATATTAGTTGGTAGAGGCGATAACTACTGAAATGTCAGTAATTAGGCCAAGTCCCCAAATAGCGTACCACGCTAGGGCGTGCTCTCTACCGAAGTCAAGAATACCGCCGTCGCGCAATTCAACAGGAAGTGAAATAGCGTGACCGAATGCGTTGTCTCCAATGAAGATGGAGTCATAACGGTTAGCTGCACCATTACCAGTTGTTACACCGTTTGTGGTTGTGTCAGTAGTCCAACCAGTTCCAGCTCCACCTACAACGTTACGAACCTGAGTTGTCTCGATAAATACGACATCGTTCAAACGTCCGATTTCTCCTAGCATAAAGTTACCAGGAGCTGCATACTTAGTCATCTCGATGAACTGAGGATCGTTACGTAGCCAACGGCTCTGGTGAGGGTGGACAAAACAGACATATGTCTCACCTAGACGGGGTACGTTCTTTGTTGCTAGAGTCTCTACCGCGTCGTAAACAACCTGTGAGGTTAGGTTGAAGTCACCAGTCATGGAAGCATTGCTGGTTCCAGGAGTACCGATGTTGTAGAAGACCTGGTTGTTGAGTGCGCCAGTGTCCTTCTGGTATCCGAAGATCTGTGAAGAAGCCTGTAGCAGGGTGTTACGGGCACTTACGTCAAGGTAAGTAGCCATGTTACGGCCTAGAAGACGTGAGGCAGATGCCATTACGTCATCGAAGGATGCGTTAAGTAGCAGCTCAGAAACAGCTACAGCGAATCCCTGCTCAGCAACTGTGATGCTGAACTGAGAAGCTGTAAGTGGAGCAGTCTGCATACGGATACCTTCAACAAGCTGAGAAGCATTGCCTAGGTTGTTGTAACGCATAAAGTTAATGGTAAGACCTGGAGTAACGCCAAGCTCTGTCTTCTTTACGGCAAATTGCTCGAATCTCAAAATCGGCATTGCCTGGAATAGAATTTCCTTGCTCCAAATAGTTTGGATAGCAGGAGATAGAGCAGAGCTACCACCAGGGTAAGCTGTTGGAGCACCGGAGATATTCGGTGTGCCCGTAATTGCTGAACCAGCCATATTTAGTCCTTATCGCTTATATGGGTTCGGGCACTAGCCGTACCCAGGGTGTTTTAATTATCCGAAGAGTCCGCGAGATCTTGCCGCGTCATTTCCGGCTAGTCCCGATTCTTGACGGAACTTAGCGTACTCAGCCATAGACATGTTATTGATGTCCGCTGGTGTGTATGTCTTCTGGCTCATAGAACCCTCAAGAGGACCCAGAGCCGTATAACCTGTAGGTGCAACCCCGCGCATCTGTGCAGTCTGCTGCTGACGTGCAGCCGCTACCTCATCGAAAATTGACTGAGTAGCTGCCTTTGCCTGTGCTATAGCGTTATCGATCTGCTCACGAGATTCACCAACAATAAAGTTGTGGAACTGTGGAGCGATGTCATCAGCATTCGCGTTTAGCTGAGAGTTTCTGTACTCTACAAGTTCATTATATTCTCTTTCCTTGGCAAGTAGTGCGCGCTCCTGCTCTCGCTCCTGCTGGAGCTGTGTGAAGCGGGACTCCCAAGTATCGTTAGTCTCCTGCAACTTCTTCTCAAGAAGAGCCTTTGCAGACATCTCCTCTTCCTTCTTGGCGTTAGCCGCAGCATCCTTTTCACGCTTTGCCTGCTCTACGGCAGCAAGCTCCTGTGCCTTCTGCTCCTCAATCTCCTTAAGAGTCTTTTGGGCCTGCGCCCACTGAGTCTTTAGGCTATCGATTTCAGAGTACAACTTGTCCTTCTCTTCCTTGCGAGCCTTCGCAATGTCCTCTGCTGAGAATGTTCTCTCACCGGAGGCACCATGTGCAAAAGCGGCTGGGGAAGGTGCAGGACTCTGAGCACCATTGTCTGGATTTGGAGACTCAATTGTTGTCGCCAAACCTGGTTGTACTGGAGTTGCCATATCTATTATCTCCTAGAATTTAACTGGATGTTTTCCGAATATGTCCCGAATGAATTTACTTACGTGTATACGAATTAATTGTTGTCGTCGGTAGGTAGTTGACGTGAACCCAACTTAGTACCGTATGCGTTGACAACAGTCTCGCGTAGAGCGTTCATAGAGCCTGCTCCATCAAGCTCCTGTAGATCTATCTTGTTGATAGTTCCGGGGCCGCCAGAAGGCGGTACAGAGTTTCCTAGAGCGTCTTCACCTGGTGGTACTGGCTCTGATGTACCGTCAGGCTGTGGAACCATCCCAGTCAATTCTTGGATTACAGAATCAATCTGAGTTCTCAACATACGTAGAGCACCATCACGGATGGCATCCTCGTGAAGCTCATCAAAAATTTCTTGTAGCTTCTCATCTGGGAACTGTTCACCCAGATCCTTAAGGGCACCTCTACGAGATTCGAGATCCATATTCATCATTGCGCCGATTTCATTCAACTTAACCAGGCGATCAACCGGAAGTGGTGATGGCCAGTCTATATCACTAAAGTAAACCAATGGATCTCTTGGGTCAATCGCAAAAGGCTGACCCTCTTGAATAATTCCCTCTGTCTCAGGATTGTACAGAGTGGCTTCTGGTTCAAAGATAAATAGAGTCTTTAGTGCAAGCTCATTAATCTTTTGTAGTCCCTTACCATATTGTATCTTCTTTAGTTCGAACTTTTGCATTAGTGGTAGGAATTGCATAGCTAGCGCTACACCAGAAGTATTTGAAATAGCCTGGCTCTGACCTAGGGCAGTCTCAGGCACACCTGTCATCTCGTGCATGGCAACCTTGAGCATGTTCAGTGCATCAAGTGGACCCTCTAGTTCCACACCGTTTTCCAGATTGTGGATATCTACGTCCTTGTTTCCAATAGACCATACACGGTTAGTTCCCTTCTCAAGCTGAGAGGGCTTCGCACCAATTACTACAGTAATAGGAGCGGCATGATAATTCACAATGTCAGCAATATCTGTCGCTGTTTCATTGTACTGACGGTTAAGACTGATCAAGTCCTGTACATCGGACATTCCCCATGGAGATCCGGAAGCAGGGTGGTTAGCAATATGAACGATGGGGATAACACCTAGAGCATTAGGACGCTCATCAATCAGCTCGTCATTTACGTACTCACGAATAACGTCAGCGCGAATTAACTCAGTGTAAGTATATACGCTTCTTGTACCTTCTGTGTTTGTTCCCCAGAAACGATACTTAAGCTTGAACTCTAGCAATCTGTCACGGTCGTGTGGATGCCAAGTAGGGAAGCAGTAAGCAGAGTTCAGTGGAAGGATACGTACTCGTCCTGCATGGTTGTTTCCTGCGTCATCAACCCATGGAGATTCGTAAGCCACCTTAACGAAAGCATCTCCAGAGACACCGCCTTGCTGACCCATTTCCCAAGTAACGGCCTTCATGTTGTTGTCCTGCTGCCAAATACGCTTCAGCAATGCAGGAACAATGTGGTCGTATTCCTTGATGGTGTCAAAGGAGATGCCTCTGGAGAAGCAGAAGCTATTGATATAGTCGGCAAATGCCTTCACATAATTAAAGGTCAACTGGGGATCACCGAATTCACGACGAGTTCCCCAGTGGTGACCTAGGTACCATGCCCAATATTCCGCATAGCGGTTGAGACGTGGGCCATGCATTTCAAACTCTTCATCGGAAAGCTCAACTAGACCTAGTGGCGAAATAGCAATCGCTAGGTCTGAGGCTGCTGCTCTCATTGATGGAGAGTAAAACGTCATTGACATTTAGGTACCTTATTCTTCGAATTAGTGTCTCTTGGGGTATAGCTTACCACAATTTTTAATTATGGACGGTCAAACTTGTTAGCCAAAAGTATTGTAGCTGTTGCTGTATCCTGCAAACTTGCGGAAGACTTGGACACGATAACCCAGCCAACTAGCGCACCGCTGGATAATGCTGGATTAATGGTGAATGGTGTATTTCCAATTGAGCTTGCCGCTGCTGCGAGAGTAGGAAATACTTGGTCACCATATTGAATCAAGACCTGATTTCCAGCAGTACCCGTTCCAAAGAGGTATACGCGCATAACAGTGGAAGTATTAACTCCTCCGGGAATAACTGTTAGTACTCCAGCATTATCGTAGTGAGTAACATCTAGAGTAGTTGTATTAGGCAGACCACCACCAGTTCTAAGAATGTGTCTAAAACTTAGCGGAGTTTCAGCAGGAACTGTAATGTTGTGCGGATTCGCTGTGTCATTCTTGTAGTTTCTACCACCTACGAAAATTGATCCCGCAGTTAGGTTGAGACTTAGATTAGCACCATTGGTTGTAATCTGAGCACCTGAAGATACAAATGTTCCTAGAGCGAACAGCAAGTCATAAAGCTGTGCACCTATATCGGCCATGTATGTTGGCGCTGTGTCAGTTACGGCAAGTGCTCCCGCAAGTTGCGCGGTGATACCAATCTGAATAGACGAACGTCGCTGATCTGCATTTGGCTGTGACGCAAGACTAGTTACAACTCCACTAGAATTTGCAACCCACCAGTTAGTCGGTCTTCCTAGTTCTGTGCCATTTAGAGTCACTATTTGATCTGGAATATCAACTAATGTAATAGTTGGGTTCCCAGGGCTAGTGATGTAATCAACAATCTGACCCTTGCCCGCAGATATATGAATAGACGTAGGACTGTTCAAAGTAAGTAATGCGCCGCTAAGAACTCCAGTAGATCTAGCAACACCAGTGGTCCAGCTTGCAGAGGTAGCTGATGTAGCAGTCAGTTGAGTTCCCGCAGTGGGAGCGTTAGCAATAGTTACACCGTTGACCTTGGCAACTGTAGGTGCAGGATACGTACCGCTAAGATCTCCTGTTGCCGGGCCATTAGGCGGAAGCGTAGTAGGAATTTGACTGAAGTTCACTGCATCAGTACCAGCAGTTCCATTTGCTAGAGCTGTCAGCTTCTGACTATTCATGGAAACGTTAGCTATAGGTGCAGCCATTTGATCTAGTCGATTAGCACGAACAACACTATTGACGTTTGCTGTTCCTGTAAGAGTTGGTGCAGGATACGCTCCAGCTAGATCCCCAGAGGCGGGACCGGATGGAGGAAGTGTGGTAGGAATCTGTGCCACAGTTACTGAATCTGTAGCAGCAGTTCCTTGAGCCATACCTGTGAACTTCTGGTTGTTCATAGCTACAGAAGCTTGTGGGGCTGCCATTTGATCCAGTCTATTGGCGCGGACCACAGTGTTTACATTAGCTGTTCCCGTTATTGTGGGATTAGGATACGTACCTGTTAGATCTCCTCCCGCGCTACCAGTAGGTGGCAGAGTGGTTGGAATCTGTCCGAATGCTGCTGCATCGGTAGATACAGTTCCATTTGCCAAGCCCACAATTTTGTGACTGTTCAAATTCACATTGGCTGCTGCGGGTGCTAACTGGTCAAGAGTATTGGCCTCAATAATGCTTTCTACGTTCGCTGTAGCCACTAGCGTAGGGTTTGGGAAGGTTCCCCCCAAGTCACCTCCCGCAGGGCCTGTAGACAGCCCAGCAGGGCCTTGAGGACCCGCTGCCAAATTCTGTCTATTAGTCATTAGACACCCGCCTGCACAGTGAAGTTGGCATTGGCTGCGGTAATCATCTTTACAACCGTATTAGAAGTAGTTCCTAATGCTGGCTCTGGTGGAAGCTTAGGGTTAACTGTATCTAGTGAAGTCAGAGGAGCGATGAAGAAACATTCGTCTCCTGCAATAGTAGGGTCAACGCCATCAAAGCGTACCCACATATCACCAGAGCTGCGATTACTTACTTCAACATTGTGATACCAGTTGGCGAAAGTTACTGTAGTCACTGCTCCACCGACAGTGGTACCACTTGTGATGTGTGTTGCCATAAGAGCACCTTAAATAGAAGGGATGAGAAGTGCTCCGAATAGTTCCCCGTTAAGAAACATATACCGTAAATGGCACAGCAGTATCAGAGATTAGCTGGACACTGGAGCCACTGATTACACGGGTTATAGGTTCTTGAGTCAAAATCCCGTTAGGGAATGTTACAGCCTGCCCAGGAAGGACAGGGAAATTGTCATCGGCTAGGATGACTGGTTCAACACCATCTGTACGTAGCCAAATCGTACCGGTGGTCCCACGGTGAACGACAGTGATGTTTGCGAAGTATTGTGGAAAATTAACCGCAGTAGCTGTATTGATAACTAGCGTAGCGGACTTTGCTCTACTGGCAGCCATTTTATTCCTATCTCATATTAACTACGGAGTCAGTTTGATCCAATGGATACTGCTCTTGAGAGTCAGGGCGGATGGGTAATTTACCGCCACTATACGTTTTGTTAAGCCAACCGGGGACACTTCTATCCCCGGTTAGCTCATGGTATGAGGCGGTACGTCGATCATGAAATACCGTCATCAGTTTTCCTTACGCAAATACAGGGTTTCCACCAGGATTAGGTGATAGCTCAATTGCGTATGGGAAAAGCTGTGTCTGAGAAATAATCTTTACTACAGTTTGAGCTGTGGTAAATGCCTCGGTTGCAGAAGGATCAGTAGGCAGTGGGGTTGTGGTCTGAAGCACGGGGCGTGGAGCCAAGTTCTTCAAAGCTACGGTAACAACACCAGCAGTAGCAGGCATGTTAATAGCTGTCTCGTCTGCTCCACCAACGGTTGGAGTAGTACCATCAACAGTTACATAAGCAGTTCCAGCAGTACCAGTTCCAGTTAGGGTAACTAGTACATATGGCTGCCAAGATGTAAGGGTGTTGGAAGCCACTGTGTTTGCAACAAGGGTTCCACTAACGGCGTGTACGGCCATAATTCACGTCCAATATTGTAAAGGGATAATTACTTAGCGGCTGCCTTGTCCACTGCATCATCAGCAGCGTCAACAACCTTGTCAACGTCATCTACGTTTGTACGTAGCGCGTCTGCTACAGCCTCTACGTGGGAAGCAGCAGCGTGGATGTCAGAGACAATAGCTTGCTTGAATACGCCAGATGCTTCTACCTGATGAACACGGTGGAAGATTTCTTCTAGCTTAAGAACAAGCGCGTGGAGATCTCCCTCTACCTTGCCCTTTACCTCAGAAAGCTTAGCCTCTACTTCAGTAACAAAACTCATTCTAATTCCTTTAGTTTCTAGCGACTGAAGCATTGCTCCAGAAGACAACTTCTTCAAGATGAGTGATGGCTAGAGACTTCTCTCTACCATCAGGCACATTCGCATCAAGCCATAGAGCAAAGTCCAACGCATGTGCTCTTACAGCATCATACGTCTTACCTTGCTCTACGCCTGTAACAGGATGGAATGTGAATCTATTCTTCAAATCTGCGTGGTCCATTTAGTAATCCTGTTTTGTAGTTTTTATTAGTCGGTGATAACAGCACCATGTAGACGCTCGTAACGTCCACCACTGCGGTTAACCTCTTCAAATCTACGAGCAGCATTAGCATCTACGTTGACCCCATGCATAAACTCGCCTGTCATACCGGCAGAGTCAATCCATGCAGCAGATCCTACGTGAGCACGCTCACGCATTGTCTCAGCGGCTGGCTTCTCGAATACATTCATGTTGTGGTTAGGGCGTCCTGGAGCGGTACGGTAACCCTGCATTGCACCTAGCTGGAAGTCATTAGGTACATCAGTGTCAGTCGCAATACCCTCTTCGAAACGAAGTGGTCCACGACGCTCAGGGTTTGCAGCGCCCTTTGCTTCGTAATTGACAGCGCCACGATCTCTTTCAGGGAATCTAGGAGTTGGAGCTAGATTTACAGAGCGTCCTGCCTCCTGGTACATTTCTGCCATATTGGTTCCTTAAGTTAAAACACTAGTGTTGTCTATTATGATATCAGCTAACTACGCTTTCTATCATAAAACGGATTATTGCTGATCTCTACTTCCTCATTCAAATTCTCAGGAATGACACTTAGTGCAATTGCCAAAGAGTCGCAGTAGTCGTCATGCGCGTTTACTTCCTTCGGAGCTTCTGCCAGCATGTACGGTCCTTCAAACTTAACCTGAAGATCTGACATCTGTTGTACGAAGTTACGATAGGTTCTTAGATTTCGTGTCTTAGCATGAGCAGGCCAACCGATCTTGGCTCTATCTAGCATCTCACGAAGGTACTTCCATCTGTCTGACTGTGCTGGTCGCTGTGAGGATACATCTACAATTTCCACATGCGGTAGTAGTACTCGCAATCTAGAGATAAAGATGTCACCCATTCCACCAACATCTACGCCAATAGCCCAGACATTGTACTTGGATACGAATTCAACGATACGGTGATACTGGGATTCCCAGTCCATACCTTGCAGGTCCAGCCAATTTAATACACGACAATTGTAATACCCATACTCATCCTGGTGATCCCAGTCTACAAAGACAGCGGTAACAATCGTACTGTCGATCTTTCTCGCAGGGTCAATACCAATGATAATTGGAGTAGTGTAATAGCTCTTTACGATCTGCATTGTCTTATCTCCAAGCTCATCAAGACGCTCAGAGGTAGTGAACATTCCCTGTTCCAGGAGCCAAAGCAAGCGATATGACAGCTTGAATTCATCAGACTCGTATCCCATACGAAGCATGTCACCAGCGACAGCCTTTTCGTATCGCTTGTTCCACTTGGATACTTCTCGGTAATCGGCCTGGAAGTGGTTGGTACGTGCTCCGCGCTTAGTGGCATTGCGCTTATTGTGCTGGATCTCTCGATAGAAGACTCCCTTTTCATATGTGGGAGTTCCTGTCATACAGAAGGTTCCATTGGTGGACGCAAGCATGGGGCGAATGGACTTGTCCACAACCTTCTGATCAGCTACCTGCGACTCGTCCAGCAGAGCAATGTGATAGGTCTTACCCTCAATGTTAGCGCGAGGGTGAGCAGTCTGACGACGTACCAGAGAGCCACAGCGCTCTAGCTTCATCTCAGCTCCGCGCCCTCTTACTTTCTCATCAATAGATGGGTCGGCAAGGATCTCCTTTGCCCGCTCAGATTCAAACATGGAAATGATACGGGAGTACAGCGTCTTAGCCATGTCATCAACAGGCGCGAAAGCTCCTACCCATACGCCTTCCTTGAAGTCGTCAAGCAGTTCATTGAACGGCTCAACCTTGGCAAGGCGCGGAAGCATAATCATCAGGGTTGCTACAGTAGCCGCCACGGTTTCAGTCTTTCCTGACTGACGAGAGAATAGGGCGGTTACAGTTGCACCATCATTGATGATTACTGATTCCATCAATCTAGCTGCGAATGGACGCTGATATCCATAGAGTGGGTGACCCGATAGTTCATCAGCGAATACTAATAGCTTCTCTACCAGAGCGTCTACAAATGCCTGCGTTCTGGGATCTAGATCGATGGTTGTCTTATTGTGAGCTTCAAGCTCTTCGGCTGTTAATTCATCTAAGTCAATATCGGTGGTCATATCATTCTCCAGATTAGTTTCTCAATAAATATATTGTACCCGAGTTGACAGAAAGCAGTACTACCATTACAGTGCTGCTAACTGACCCTACTACTGAGGAGCCCCGATGAACCCCCTGGGAGACAACGGAATCTTTGACGACCAACCGCATCATTCTAATCTGCATGACTTTGCGCGCACTGCAACAGCCACCATGATTGGCGCTGCTGTTGGTGCGTCTCTGGACAATACTCGCTTTGGACGTTGGTTCAATACGAGTAGAATCATTGGACTGATCTTTGATGTCGTCAAGCTAGGAGTGCTGGCACTTGTTGGTCTTTATATCTACTTTGTCATCAAGGTCTGGTAATACGTTCTTCCATTACCTGAAGAGCTGCCAGAAGAGATACTGCGCCCTGACGAGAGTCATCTATATATGCTAGAGCCTGATCCTTATCACTATGGGTCAGGCTCTTTCGCATTTCTGAAATGTTTCTGCCTAGCCCTGTGTGAATGTTATCTACCCAGCGAATGAGATCAGGATCAGATACCTTGCTAAGTCTATTGAGTAGCTTGACCTTGATTCGATCGTCTATCTTAGTTCTCTTGAATATTCTAAACATTAAATGTCCAATGCTTCTATTAGTAGTTCCTGTTGTTCTGCCGAAAACTGCTGCTTGATCATGGTGCGTCGGATGTGAGCCTTCTCTGCATCAGAGAACTCCTCATCGCCCATCTGACGACCTTCCAGAGCGTCTAGGAGCATCTGCTCCTCCGACCTGTTCGTACTGCGCCAGAAGCCCATCACAAGGCCGTGTACAGACCAAGGGATACGGACTATGAGCGAGTTGGACCAGCGGTATGGTTCCTCAACCTCATGAGACGGATACCGATGGAAGATAGGTGACTTCTTCTGTAGCTGAATGGTGTGCCAGAAAAATGGTCCGAGATCGTGCTTCTTATTGTGAATCAATTTATGTTAGTCCTCTTGAGTATGGGAATCGGTTTAGGGTTGTATTGATAAATCTCCCTGGAGACTGTGCTCTCTGGAACTTCCACCATACAGAAGGTGGAACGTTGTAATAGGTGTAGTATTCTCCATCTCTGAATTTTATACGAAGAGCCTGACTTCTTTCATCATATCCGGCTGCCAACGTACGTGGTCTTCCAGGATTGATAGTTGGTGTTGGCTGATATGGCAATAGCGCTTCATCATCGCCGTTGACTGCCAAGGTGATTTCAGTGATCAGTCGTTGATCAGTGAGTTGCGCAGCTCTCGCACGAGTAGCATTCAGGTCTAAGTAGGATGACGGAGCCACCTGGTTGGCCTGTGGAACGGTGCCTAGGAAGGTTCTATCCCATGCTGAGCCTGCACGTCTGGTGTTCGGTTGGATGGGTGGAACTCTATTGCTGACTTTTCTGCGTGGCATAGGATCTCCTTTTTAAATAGAAAAAGCCCTGACACCTTATCTTACAGGCATCAGGGCTATTCTATCGCTGTTGTACTGTCCACCCAGGAGCGATTTCCTCAGGTGTATCGTGTGGACAATTAGGTCCTGCATAATGTACGCCATCCATATAAGTACAGGCTAGGTGCACTTGTGCAGTCATATCGAATGGGACTTCCTGAGCAGAGTGAGCTGTCCAGCTCTCTTCTCTCCAAACATCCCCTTCATCGTAAACGGGTCTATAGAACTCGATGCTCATGAATGAAACTCAAATCTGGCTTGGTATACGTGGGAGGCTTCAGAACCTTTCCGAAGTCATTACGCTTAACTGTACCATCAGGCCAGACCTTGGACATATTCGACTTGTGCACTGCCTTGAATACCCACTCAATCGGGATACCAAGTTCCTCAGCAGTTCCATATACTACATAGAGAAGATCAGCCAATTCCTTAGCCAGTTCCTCTGTAGCTTCGTCTATGGTGCTAGAAGTCAGATTCAGTCGAGTATCTTCCAGGTGAATAATGGCTTCCGCCACTTCCTCGTACTCCTCAAAGATCAGATTTATTCGACGCTCAGTCTTAGTGAGGAAATCGTCGTCACGCTGATCAGGTGCAAACGTATCGTGGAACTCACGAAGATCATCCATGGGCGTGTGTCGGTACATCAGTAAAGAACTCCATTCACAGAGAAGTGACCATCCTTAATAGATACCAGGTGCTCGAATACTCGCTCACCATATACTTCAAGAATTCCAAAGCCTTGCTGCCAGTTAGCAGTAGCGCCCTTCTTCTTCAAGTAATCAGCCTTGGAGATATCCATGAAGTGGCCTACTTCCATACCCACGATGCTTCTACGATTGTCGTAGTTGTATCCGTAGGACTCGGGAGTAACCCCAGCCCTGTGAGTGTGTCCACAGACCACTGAGACGCCAAACTTGTTCTTGGCCAAGCCCAAGGCAGTCTTACCCGCAATGGGGCTCAGAGAACCCTCATCGCCATGTGCCATAACCCAACCAGGTGCAAGCTCTACAACAGCGTCTCGAATAAACTCTACCTCGTTATCAGTAAAGCCTGCCTGATGCTCAATAGTCAAGTCCTTGAGATTCAGACCGGGCGCACAGCTTTCAATGTAAAGCTCAAGTCGGTCATCGTGATTAGAGCGAACAATACGGAATCGTCCATCAAATACCTCTCGGATATCCTCAAGAATGGCACGAGATGAATCAAAGCCACTCTGAAGGTCTCCAGCGTATTCAGTCTTCTTTCCACGAACCCAACGGCTAATCTCAGTGGAGTCAGTGAAGTCTCCGACCTGAGCAAGCTCATCAGGCTTAAAATCTGCCAGGAACTGAATGAACTTCTCAATCAGCTTCTCGTCGTGCAGCGGAGCCTGAACGTCAGGCATAATCACAATGGTGTACGCCTTTTCAGCACCAACCGTCTTAACGGGAAGGGCTGGAAGATTAGCATAACGCCACGTTCTAATAAGCTTCTCAGATACTACGATCTTCTTGGACTTCAGGGCGACAGCCGCAGCGGATCGTCCTAGTGAGCGGTCACTGAGGATATCGAAGATACTCTGGTCAACCTTGGACAGGATCTCAAGTTCAACGATGCTCGTAACAGGTACCACTGTGCCTCCTTCTGTAAAGTAAAAGATCTGCATAGTGCAGTACATCCTACACTATGCAGATCTTGTTGTCTACTTCTTGGTTACTAGCAAGTCAACGATAGCGATTGCTATAGGTATCATCACCATGGACATCAACCAGCGGAACTGTTCTTGTCTAGCCTTTAGATATCCAGTGTGCTGAGTCTGTCTTTCGTCAGTCTCTCTACCGATTGCTTGCTCATATCTCTCACGCTCAGCCTGAATATCACGTCTTAACGAATCAAACGAGTCTCGTAGTTCTCTTTTTAGATCTTCAATGTCATGCTCTGAGTCTTCTACTTTCTCATTTAGGTTGTTAAGCTGTATATCGTACGCGCGCTTGTCAGCATAATATTCGGTTAGGGTTAGTAGTTTGTCCAGGCGGCTGGAAAAATCCGTAAATCGAGTTTCAACGTTTCGCTGCAAACCGTCTAGTTCTCTCTGTACCGCCCCAGACCACGTCTGTGTCTCTGGTTGTGTCATCAGCAACTCGCTTGGGGCTAGATTTTGAAAAGGACAACAGCAGAAGACCGACGTTATCCGTTCAATTCTCCAAATTTCCTGCCCCAAACGTGCTTGAGCGTACTGGTCTAGTGCTATTTCCCCTTAAGGATAGCACTAGACCAGTGGTTTTTATGCGTACAGAGAGTAATTACTCTGCGCTAGGCTTGATCAGGTCATATACCTTATCAGTAATGTCCTTTCCGTCCAACAGGCTGAACATAAAACCGGGATATTCGGTCCACTCATCGCTGGTTGCGAGTCGTGCGAACTCCTTTCGCGTCCAAGAATCGGAATCCTTGTCCAGAGCCTTGCAGATCTGACGAAAATCGCTCTTGGCAATCGTATCGATCAGCAGAAAATCCTTTCGGATCTCCTTGAAAGTCTCCTTAAGCCAGGCGTGCCACTCGTCCGGAACGATCTCACACAGTTCCTGGAGCGTCTGGCCTTCCTTCATGTTCTCCCAGACCCGACGCTTTGTCAAACCCGTCACGATCTTGTGCAAAGCAATGTAGTCATCCTGCTTGATCTTGATCCGGTAGTTGAGATCCGGGAAGAAGACCACAAGACCTTCCGCGTTGGGGCGCGGAGGAGCCTCCAGTGCCTCTCTAAGCGTCTCGTAGGGGAAGGTCTGAGCGCGGGGACCACGCCACGTCACAACCTCGTTAGGAAGCAATACGTCGCCTTCCTCAATGTCACGCACACCCAGCAGAATCAGCTCATCCATATCTCCATAATCCAGCACAATACGGTTGGACGGATAGACAATCTCAAACATATAGGTCCACATAGGAGCAACCTTGAAACCATACTTCGTCTTCCACAGCTCTGTAGCGTGGATTGCCTGCTCAGAAGTAAAGGAGCCACGAGTAGCAATTCCCTGCTCACCCTCATAAGACCAAAGGATACCGAGCGAACCATCCATCTTATCGGTTGCTACTACACGCTGATCCATAAGCATTGCGTCAGCCTGATTCTGACCATAGTTCAGGAACTTGTCAAAGGGCCGCGCGATAACCGTACCAGCGGAGTTTGCAATCAGACCACGGCACTTGGTAGTGACGTTGTTCCACTCTCCGTCATACTGAGCCTTTTCCGTGTAGTTGTAGATGATCAGGTCAAGAGTAGGGTGAGTGTTCTCACGCACATAGCCCTGATCGTGCATGTACATGTATTCCCGGTAACCAAACAGATCGTAGATGTGCATTGCCTGCCTCCTTCGTTGATGTGATGTGGTACAGCCTAAGGGATTAGAAAACCCCTGTCAAGGGAGCGAATCAACCTTGACAGGGGTTTATTGGGTGGTACGTGGATGGAGAGGGACTTGAACCCCCAGACCCGAAAGACCGGTTTTACAGACCGGCACGCTACCAATTACGTTTTATCCATCCGGGGTGACTGACGGGACTTGAACCCGCATTGGCCACGACCACAACGTGGTGCATTACCGTTATGCTACAGTCACAGTCCGGGCGAGAAGAGTCGAACTTCCGTCTACTCCTTATCAGAGAGTCGTTCTAACCGTTGAACTACGCCCGATCATATTTACTTGTGTTCGTTAATGATACCAAGGATCTTAAACTTTGGCAAGGCTCCTACGTTATACTCGACAACCTTACCCTTCTTAAACAATAGAAGAGTTGGAATTGAAGCAATATCGTAGCGCTTAGCTAGTTCGGCTTGCTCATCTGCATTGATCTTCACTACTTCTAGCCAGTCGTTCTCTTCTGATACAGACTGTAGCACGGGAGCCATCATCTTGCAAGGTCCGCACCAGTCAGCCCAGAAGTCAACTAGAACTGGCTTCTCAGATTCAAGAACCTCATTGAAGTTCTCAATAGTAATGTCACGCATATATTCTCCTAATCGATACGTACTCCCAGCGGGATTTGAACCCACAACCGCCTGTATATAAGACAGGTGCTCTCACCGTTGAGCTATGGGAGCAGGTAAGCACCATATTAGCCGTACCAGAGCGTTTGTGCAATCGATCTCTTCTCTGCACCAGGCTAATACTTTTCCTTCACATCGCAACTCCGATTGCACGGGGAGGGAAGGCAGGCAAGTGCTCTTACCTGTGCTGCGGAGGAAGAGGGATTCGAACCCCCACGGCTTTCACACCGTACGGTTTTCAAGACCGTGCCACGCCACCGATGTTAGTTCCTCCATTGCGCTGAACCTTAAAGGAGTTCAGAGAGATATCACCGTACGGACCTTTTGCCGTACAGCCACCTTTTAAGTGCTGCGGAAGAGACGGGAATCGAACCCGCTCGGCCTTGAGAGCCTTACTACGTTTCCAGCGTAGCCGCTAACCATTTGCTTCTCTTCCATGCGCGGAGACAGAGGGATTCGAACCCTCGGAGGTGTTACCCTCACTTGCTTAGCAGGCAAGCCCAATCGACCGCTCTGGCATGTCTCCAAAGAGCGATAGGGGAGAATCGAACTCCAAACGCTAACGGTTTTGCAGACCGTTCCCAGACCATCTGAGTTAACGCCTACCGCATGGGTGGATCTGCTGGGAATCGAACCCAGGTCCGCTGGTGCTCCGCGTGCGGCTTTCGCCAACGTCGAAACCTTCCAGACCCATTAGTTACGCTCTATAAGGTGGTCTAGGACCACTTGGTGGTTTTGGCATGTTAGGCCCCGGAAAGGGCTTTGGTGTTTTTGGTTTCATGTACCCGATGAGGGAATCGAACCCCCGCATGTAGTGTGTAAAACTACTGGTCTCCCATTAACCTAATCGGGCATAAGCCCCGAAGGGCCGTTAAGCTAAATTCTGTGGTAATCCCTAACAGTCACATTCTTAATTGTGACAGCATCAGGATCTTTTGTGTCGGTGAGAGTTACAGTGCATTTATCACCATACACTTCTCTGATGACCGCAGGACGACCCTTGTAGTGCCCACGATCCATCATGATGTGCTGTCCTACTATCAAGGTGTCTCCCTATTATACCTTACGCCTTGCGAACCTCAGACTCTCGGAAAGAATCCTCATCACCCTTAGAGTGACCAACTCCATCCTCAGTTGCCTTTACAGCAACCAGCTTGCGAGCTGTGTCAGTGAAGGTAACCTTACCAACCCAGCCGTTTGCAGTCTCAACCTTGTCTCCGCGCTTGAATGCCACAAGTGCCTCCTTGTTAGGTTTAGTGCTTGCGTACCCCAGACAGGATTCGAACCTGCATACTCCATTACGCTTTTAATGACCGGTTAGAAGCCGGGGGCGATACTGGGGCAAGTCCGCCCGAAGGCGGGTAGTGGGTTAGTCCCACCAGTGAGAACTATTGTACTTAGAGTCTTCGAAGACGTCAATGTCTTCCCAGTCTCCATCTTCCCAATAGCGGCCGTAGTCTCGTACCGCGCTGTGCAACTTCTGTCTAACCTTAGAGCGTACAGCTCCGTTTGTCAACTGCTTGAAGTCCTTGCTACTACGGATATTGGGGTAGTACTCAAGGTTGTAGTAGCAGTGCTTATCTACCAGGCGCTCTTCATTCGTAGCATTTCTAGGATGATTAATGCGCCAAGTAGATGGTGTCTCTTCGGGTATGTCGATTGTGCAGTCTACAGGCACGTACCAACGCTTGTACAGCTTGCGAACGTACCAGAGCTTGTCTTCCCAGTGCCAACCGTCTTTGGTAGGCACACGGCGGTATACCGGCTCTTCTCCGACCAACTCAGTCTGTAGGACCATGTGATCGTGAGATGGATATCGTGACATAGACGGATCATTCTTCAAAACCCAGTATGGACGATCCTTACGAGTACGAGACATATCAACTCCCAAGGTAGTGCTAAAGAAAATGCCAGATATCAGAGACTCTGGCGGATCTCCCGTTCATTGAGACTTTATAGGGTGTGTTTCAGAACGGCTTAGATATCCCTGTGTCTCCGGAGGGATTCGAACCCCCAACCTTTTGGTTCGTAGCCAAACGCTCTATCCATTGAGCTACGGAGACATAACTAGAAGGCAAGATTTCCTGCGGACTGAATATTGATACTATTCGGACCTGAAATCTGAACCTGCTTAGCAAGTTTGTTGTACCCTCTAAGTGTATTCAAATACTTGTATAGCTTGCCAGGAGTTACCAGGTACGGTGGGTACTCGGTCAACTTAACTCCAGCGTTCTCATAATCCAAGGCTACGAGTTGAGAACAGATCAAATGGTTTGAACTCTCAACGCGCTTTGCTACACCAGGATGCTTGATACCTAGACGATACAGCGCGATAGCCAGGTAGTCAAGGAAGCTGTAAGGCGTTCCTTCCTGCGCCAACGCTGACTGAACAATAAGGTTGCGCTGCTCATCTGTCAAGGGCACATAGCCAGTAGACCAGATGATTGGACGACCATCATATTCAGCCAAGTCAGAAATAAGTGCGCCACCAGGCTCAGCCTCAACGATCTTACCATCACCTACATAAACGAAGGCGTGTTCGTAATCACGGAAACCATCTCCATTGAAAAACTGACCGACTCGGATTAAGAATCCGACTCCGCCCTTAATGGATACTAGACCGAAATCTCCTGGCTGTGGCATTATTTCCTCCTAAAAATTATTTCCCTACACGTCGCTAACCATATCCCATATAGGATATCTCCGACTGCCTACCCTCATCCTACTCCTCGGGAAAAGTGATTCCTGTCGGACTCGAACCGACGCGCTTCGGATTAAAAGTCCGCTGCTCTGCCAACTGAGCTAAGGAACCAAAAGTGGATCGCCAGGGACTTGAACCCTGAACCTTCAGATTAAGAGTCTGCTACTCTGCCAATTGAGTTAGCGATCCATTAGGAAAGACATGACCTGACCTAGAGATAACAGGTAGTAATTGTAGCCTTTGCGCATCGCGGCTTCATAGCATGTCTAACGTGGAGCCACGGGGAGTCGAACCCCGATTGCGGGTATGCAAAACCCGTGTCCTACCATTGAACGATGGCCCCATAAGGCGGTTTTGTACTAGAGGGCAGTCCGCCAACTGCTCTGTATAGCTTAGCAGGTTTTACCCTACTAATCAACTCTTGGGCTTTGGTCGGTTGCAGTCGGGGCAGACAGCCTTCTCAGGAGCCCACCAGCTTCTACACCAGATACAAAACCACTTCATTATGCCTCCCAAGGCCACTTCTGGCTCTGACCCGCCTCAATGAGAGGGATCATCTGGAAACCCTTGTCAGTCAGTCCACCGAAGGTGTGACGCTTCTTAGAACCAGACTGACTCTGACCAACACGGTAACCCTCAAGGTTCCAGGTATACACCGGAGTGCTTACCGGAACGCTTGCAAGAGGATCGCCACCCCAACCGTTGTACTGCTCATCGGTGATGATGATAACACGGTCATGACCCTTGAAGCTACCCTTTACCGCCGCAGCAGTATCGGTGCCACCCATGTCACGGAACTTGTCCATCATCGGAAGTAGCGAGTTACCCTTCTTGAAGCTTACAGCCTCGTAAGGCTTACGTCCACCCCAAGAAGAACCGAACTGAATCAAGTCAGCATTCTCAGCTCGAAGCGCAAGCGCAGAACCGAAGATAGCAGCCTTATCAGCCATAGTCAACTCGGAGTCAGTACGGTGGTGCTGGAACATAGAACCAGAACGGTCAACCAGGATCAGAGTACGCCCAGTCAGAGACGGAACGTTACTCAGAGATGCCTCAAGAGCTTCCTCAAGCGCCGCAGCGATCTTCAGGTTACCCTTGTTGGCCTGGTAAGCCGCAAGGAAACGGAACGGGAACTGCTTGCTCTTAGCAACCTGAGCCGGATCGGACAGCTTAGCAAGAACACGGTTCAGCACAGTAGCACTGATACCGGCATCCTGGAAGTTACGCAGGTTGCGAAGCAACGCCATGTAACCCATGTTCGGGATAACAGCCTCCCACGCAGCCTTGTCCATCGGACCCTGAAGCCATCCGGACAGAGCTTCCCACGTCATGCCAGCACGAGACAGAGTTTGCATACCAGCCTGAGTACCAATGAGAGCCTTACGCTTCTCAACAGGAGCAGACATCAGGTTAGCACGAGTGCTAATCATGTCAAGCTCGTAGTTGTGATCAAGAATGGTGTCGTTGCCGTAGCGACGATCAAGCGCATACTTGAACAGAGCGTTCTGCTGTGCATTCTCAGCCTTGGCGTGAGAAAGCTGAAGAACGTCAGCGAAACGGTATCCCTTGGAATCCGTGTCGTACTTAAGCCAAGAGTACTCGTTGTAGAGACGCTTTGCGCCATCTGCAACACCCTTCTTAAGGTACGCAGGGAAGTTCTTGCCGTACTTGCTCTCGTAGTAAGCCAGCACCTCA